ATAAAAGACATCTTTTATGTGGTTATGTATAGGTTACAACCTAGTTATAGCCTTATTATTACTTTTCATTTTTAAGCTTTAGCAGATGTTCCAAACACTCTTGTTCAGTAATTAATTTAATATCATCAACTTCTTCAGGTAAATAAGGTGAACATTGAAAATTTTCAATCTCGTACAATACATTATCTATTATCATAGGTAATACCCACTTATTAATATATTCCTGTTCATCTGCATCATCTTCTAGTAATCCTTCAATATATTCTTTTGCAAACTCTTCAACTGGTTTATCAACTTCTGTAATTTTGTATAATTCACAAGGAGACTCTAAGAACCAATCTCTACCCTCATAATCATGCCTAGAAAACCAAGTTGCTTCAGTTTTATCATTATAGGTTACTAAAGCATATGTACCAATTTCTAAATTACTATCTATCAAAAACGTTTCTACATTAATCACAATTTTTACCTCCATTAATAAAATCATTTAACTTATTTTTTAATTCATTGTACTTAGTACAATCGTTAGAATTATAAAACACATAAATATCTATTAGTTCAAGAAACAATTCATTATGTTTTTGTTTTACTTCTCTATCACGAACACCTTCTTCACATTTTGAACAGTCATCATTACATTCACTACAATCAGGAGCATCTTGCCAATAACCTAACCTTGGTAAATACCACAATAATAATTCTCTAAATGAAATATTTTTACATTCATCTCTACTATAGAATTCAACCTTACCATTTTCTAAAGTATCTTCATCAAGAAAATTACACTGTTTCCAATACACATCACAATCTAAATAACTAACAATTTCTTTTAATCTTTCTTTCATTAACTTTTCCTCCTTTAATATTTCAATAAAATACATATATTAAAAGTCAAACATTTATAATGTTACTTTGTCTAACATATTAATTTCAATGATTTCATAATCTCTGTAGCCATAATTATTTAATATATACTCTCTAATTGCATCATCATCATCTGCTCCGTTAGGTCTGTCTTTTTGTTCTACTTTAATTCTTATAGTATCTACATCTTCATTTTCATTAAATACTATACAATAATCACGATATACTTTATTTTCGTATGTATTATCACTCATAATTTCCTTAATCAATAAATCCAATTTTTCTTCATCGTCAGTGTTTAATTTATATTTTTGAGTTATATCGTCTAGACTCTTTTGACATTCTTGTTTTATATGTTCAAATAACTCATCTATATTATCAAATTCCATAACATTACACCTCACAATTTAATAAATTAATAATTTCTAATACTTTAGTTCTTGCAGACTTTTCGGTTAGTTTAATATGAAAATCATATTCTCTATCTTCTAAAACACACAAAGCTTCAATCCAACCTAGTCCACCACGTTCTGTTAACCTTTTTAATGTTTGACTATGATTTCTAATTGCTTGTTTTTCATGTAGTTTTATTATATCTAATGGTATATACTCTTTCGGTTTTGAACCGAGTATTGGAAATTTATTATCCATCTTACTTCACCCTTTCTAATATATCTCGTGTACAAGGTATTTAAAGCCACTTGTCATGGCAGTTTATACATAGACTACATATAAACAATGTAGTCTATAACTTTTCATATAATTTCCCTCTAAGAACTTCTAATTGTTCTTTGAGCTTTCTATTTTCTTCTTGCAATTCTTTAATCTTTTTATCCTTAGCCATTATAATAATATTTTTCGATTTATCAGTTTTATCATATTTAAGTCTTTGCTTTATAACTTTTTCAGTTTGTTTATCTCTAAGTTCTTCAATTCTTTTCTTAATTTCAGCATTATTGTACATAAAAGTTTTAGATACACCACTTAGATTACAAACACTATTAAAGTTAATTTTCTGTTCGCCAAGCGACAGCTCTCGGATGGCTTTATCTACTTTTTCTAATGTTATTTTACTTTTATTTTTAGCATACTCATTTAAACCTTTTGTGCTTCCAACCATCTTAAGATTCCTCCCTTGACTTACCATTCTTGTGAACTAATTTATATTGTCTAACTTTTTCTAATGTCTTTTCTAACATATCTAAATATTGTTGATTCTTTTCAGCCCAAAGTTCTCTACCAAACTTATTACTAGTTTCTATTTGGGTTTTAACCTTGTCTATTTCTTCTTCATATTCGGGAATATTTTCAGTTGTAGTACAGAAACTTGCACAAGTTAAGCAATGATTCATTTGTTGCTTACAAGGTAATTTGGAAGGCTTAAAACATACTCCAAAAGGAACTCTAACTGCATCTAAATTCTTTTTAACATATTCATATCTAATCAAATTCTCGCCAGTATCAGAAGTTAAATCTATCTTTTCAAGGTCGTTAGTTTTGGTATCAACTTTGAAAAGTTCTAAGTCCTCAGTATCCTTCCATTTTTCGTAAAGAATATTTTCACTAACAGTCGCATAATGAACTGTCATTTGAAGGCTTCTATGACCTAAAATTTGTTGTATAATACTAATCCCAATACCTTGTTCAACATATTCTTTAGCTCTTGTATGACGTAATGAATGAAGTTTAAAATGATATAACTCTCCATTAGCATTTCTAATATCTTTTTGTTCAATTAGTCTTTTAATACAATCTACAAAAGTTCTTTTATTTATTGGAGTTCCTCTTAATTTTCCTTCATAAATATTAAATAAATACTTATTAGGATTATTTACTTCTGTACTTAATTCCTTAGCTTTATCAATAGACCTTTGAACCATTTCAGCAATTTTGTCTCTTATTGGAATTTTAAGTTGTGCTATTCCTGTCTTAGTTATTTCACCACTTATTTTTATAAATACATGATTAGTTTCAACTTCTTCTGTATGATATTCAGCTATATATTCCATAAACATATCAGCCAAATTTTGATATATATCAATTCTTCTTGGACTTGATACTGTTTTTATTTCAGCATTATTCTCAAGCTCACCACGGTCTTTAAGGTCAATTATCATATTACTAATATCAAAGTCTTCAATCCATAATGACAAGGCTTCGCCGATGCGTATGCCAGTTTCATAAAGCAAGTTTAATAAAAATTTATCTCTAAAATTATTACAAGTGTTTATGAGTATTGTTATTTCTTCCTTAGTTAATGTTTTAGGTTTAGACTTTGGAACTTTAAGCCTTAATATATTGCTTGTAACTTTCTTTTGTTCATGAGCAATTCCATATAAGAATCCTTTAAAATTTCTACTTGGAGTAGATACAAACTTTTTAAGTCTCTCTGAAATATTATTGCTATATTCCTCATGTCTTAAAATATAATCATAGAAAGCTAAAACTGTATTTACCACGATATTTATGGTTCTTGGACTTCTTGCTGAATCTACTTTATTAGTTGGTATTACCTTTAAACTCTTATAAGGATTTTGTAACCAATTAACAAACAAAGCTAAATCATCAATAGTTACCTTTTGAAAGTCTAAATCTCTTTGTTCTAAATACTCAAAGTATAACTTCAAATGTTGACAATACATTCTCAAAGTATTTCTTGCGAAATTAGTATTATCTTTAAATCTTATAAACTTCAATATTGATTCTATGGGTAGCCCATCATCGTCTGCTACAAAATATCTCTCTTTATCATCTTCTGTTCTTACCTTTACTACTTCCATATTTCCATATACACTCCTATACTTCGATTAATATCTACATATAGTTTGCTATAATTACTATAAAATATACAACAATATATCAAGTTATTATAGTTTTATTCTTATAGTAAAGTGTTATATAAAATACTATAAATACTACTTAGTTATCTACACTATATTCTCTAATTTTAATTATTCCATAATTCATATGGAATAGAGTCATCAATATCTATAAAAGCTATTTCTTTTTCTTCTTCATCTATAAACACTGCATATTTATCTACAAGCTTAGTGGACATACCATGTTCTTTATTCCATTCTATTTCTGCTACTTGATTATATGGTTTAATAGTATCTTCATCAATAATAACTTTACTAAATCCTAAATCAGTTGCTCCTCCACAAATACCTCTACTACCATATGTATTTTTAATCAAATAGTAAGTCCATTGATCTTCCATTGTATACCAAGGTTTTTCAACTGCAACATATCCTATTTCTAATTCACCAGTTTCTATATTTCTAGCTATATATTGAAAATCTTGTTGTTTATTTTCTTTGTCAAATATTAATACATTCATTTTTATTTTTCTCCTCTATCATTTTATATAATTTATCAATTTCCAAATAAAATACATTTTTTAATTGGAAATTCAATTGCTACAACCCAGTCATAGACTCATTCTTGTTTTTACTAAAATTTATATTGTTTCAATATATCTACTATAGCATCAGCAGTCCAACCATTGCCAATAGCTTTTATTCTAGCTTTATCACTTAATCCATATGTATATCCATCTGGTAATGTCTGAAGTCGTTCTAACTCGGTAATAGTAAACTTTCTGACTATGCCATCATAATAAACACATATATCACAACTACAATCTAAGGTGTTTGATTTGTCTTTTATAACTCGTCCACGTCTTGTCTTACTTGTTGGGAACTGAAGATTAACTCCATCTCCATTCTCTGCCACAATATACCCTTGCTTAGTAGCTTGCCTTATTCTTACCTCACCATTAACAACATCTATTAAATTATAGCATTTCTCACTTATGTTAGGATCTATTAATAATCCTTTATATTTTATGTAATTGCTTGTATCAACTTTTTCTAATATGTCTAATAATTTAATTCGTTTATCTTTTGGCGGTTCTATATATGTACTTGTCCAATATAAACGTGGTCGGTTTTGTGCTGAAATAAGTTTACTATTAATCAATGTATATTCACATTTTAAATAATCACTTATAACGTCCCTCCATTCTTTTTTCATTTCAACATTTTCAAGTAGAAATTGCACATTAGGATTATTATATTTTCTAATTAAATCTAAAACTCTTACATAATCAAAAAATAATTTACTTCTAATATCTTCAAAATTTAAACATAACCCATTTTTTGAAAACCCCTGACAAGGTGAACCTCCAATAAGTAAATCAATCTTGGGTAAACTTTGTATTAATTCTTTATCTATTTTAGTTATATCACCTAATCTAATTATATCGTCAAAGTTATTTTTACTAATATGTATTGCATTTTCATCAATCTCACTTGCATAATACTTATCCACATCAATTCCTGCTCTTTGGCATACTAATCTTCCTGTACTGTGTCCATCGAATAAACTTACTATATTTATTTCCATATATTTTCTCCTTAGTTGAAATTATTTTCTATGTATTCTTTTAATTTATCTGCAATTGCTTGTACTACGTTTAAACTCATAGCATTACCCATCATTCTATATGCTTGTGTGTCACTAATAACTATTCTATATGTATCAGGTAATCCTTGAAGTTTTAAGCATTCTATAGGAGTTAACCTTCTAACATTAGTTTTGTTTACTGGTTTGTATTCTGTAGATATGTAATTATCAGTATCAGCTCTATGCATCTTGTGCATTGTTGAAGTCAACGTTCTAGCTATAGGTAAATTAATCTCCATCTTGCCACTAATCCAACCTTTTGTTCCGGGACTCATTATACAATCATACATTTTTTGAGTTAAATAATATTTATCATCAACACTAGGTTCTAATAAATCTTGCATTGTTAATTTTAGTTCTACTGGCTTTGGAAATTCAAAATTAAATTCACCTAAGTCTTTTCTTTGACCTATTATATACCATCTTCTTCTTGAATGTGGAATTCCAAATTCTGATGTATTTATTAATTGATATTTTATATTATAATTTTCTTGCATCATTTCTATAACTACCTTAAAATCTTCTCCATTATTACTACTAGATAAATTTCTAACATTTTCAAATATGAACCAGCTAGGTAATTTTTCATTTAATATTCTCATGTAATCAAAGAACAAGCAACTTTCTTCACCTTTTAAACCCTTAACTTTGTTATCTTCCGACCATGTTTTAGACATCATAGAAACTTGAGTACAAGGTGATCCACCAATTAAAATATCAAAATTTGGCAATTCTTTTTCGTTAATTTTTGTAATATCTCCATAATTAATTCTATTAGGGAAATTAGCTTTATAGTTTTTAATTGCAAACTTATCAAATTCAGAATATCCTATATTTTCACAACCTATATTATCTAACGCAATACCTCCAATTCCTGTTCCTGCAAATAATTCAAAATACTTTTTCTTTTCCATTCTTTTAACTTCCTTTCTTTTTATGTATTTAATTTATTTTTAATTCTTTAATAATATGTACAATTGTATCAATATTCCATCCGTTCCCTATGGCTTTATATCTATTACCACATGAAACCCCTTTTACATTTGTGTAATTGTCTGGTAATCCTTGTAGCCTTTCACACTCAATTTCTGTGAATCTTCTTAATCCGTAATCATCTTTAATTATATTTGGTGCTGATCTATCTCTTCTAAAGCAATGAGGAACTACAGTATTTGATTTACCATACTTTATACTCTTATTGTAGAAATCATATATAGGAGTTCCTTTTGACCATTTACATGAGACTTCTCTACAAACATCAGCATGTAATAATTGATGCTCTTTGCAATAATGTCCTTCCTCAACCTTTTGCTTCTCTATAATATCATCTATGTATATTTCTTTATCATTTATATTTTGTATGTATTCTATGTTTGTCCAATAATAACGCTCTCTATTTTGTGCTGAAAATAAATTTGAATTTATAAGCTTACCTTTAATTCCTATGTAGTCATTAATTACCTCAATCCATTCTTGTTTCATTTTCACATTCTCTAATAAAAATTTAACATTGGGATTATTATTTTCTTTTATCCAATTCAAGATATTAATAAATTCAAAAAATAATTTACTTTGTTTATGTTCAAAATTCAATCCATTCCCTATTCTTGAAAATCCTTGACATGGACTTCCTGCTAATATTAAATCAATTTTGGGCAAGTTCCAATTTTTCCACTCAGTAACGTCTCCTAATTTATTTTTAACATCTTGTGGATAATTTTTATCAGCTATTAACATTGCATCTTTATCAATCTCACTTGAATAATAATTATCTACTTCAATCTGTGCTTTTTCTAATACTACTCTTCCACAACTTATTCCATTAAACAAACTTAATACATTCACTTTTTCACTTCCTTTACATTATTCGTTTAATATAATTTATTAATAACCAAATAAAACTAATATTTTACTTGCTTGTCCAAGTCTGTAAAGTGTCTTATAGCCTCATTCTTTATTTATAATAAATATGATTCTTCGAAATATTTCTCTTTAAAATCTTCACTCATCCATCTTTTTAATTTTTCATCGTCAAAAGTATAGCCTATAAACCCTTTTATTTTAGTCCATCTATTTTCTACGTAGTGCATTTTATAATGCCTATCCTTTGTGAAAATTATATCGTCAGTTGGTTCGGCTTCGATTGTTTCTTTACATATCAGCGTAGTCATATTATCTCTTAGCTCCTTTCACTAAATCATAAATATCTATACCATACTCCTCACAAGCATGTTTTAAAAAGTCATTTATATTATCTTTTACATTTTCTTTATAAATACTTCCTGTTCTTTCTAAATGTTCTTCACTTTGTTTTATTAGTTCATCTATGTTCATATAATACTCTTCATTACATTCACAAATAGGGTCATTATATTCTTTTATTAAATCTAATCCTATTTCTACTCTATGTCTAGTTTCATGAGTCATATCCCACTTATAATAATTCTGTAGATAGTATTCTTGGGCAGTTCCACCAAATTTTCTAGACATAGCCTTTAAATCAACGACCATCTGTCTTATATATTTCATAGGCATGTTTAATAATTCCCACTGCTCAGGATGATGAGAGTTAGATTTATAATGATGTTCCCATGCTTTATTAAACTGTTCTTCTACATCTTCTTGTGAAATACACTTATCACTCATTCCAGTTAATTCTAATAATTTTCTTGAAGCTTGTTTTCCACCATAGAACTTCCAAGCATAAGGCTTAAATTCCTTAGAACTAAATTTACTTAAATCATGTGTAAAAGCATGGACAAATAGTTCCCTAGCTATTCTCCTATTATTACTTTTATCATATTTTTCATTCCAGTATCCTTTACTTACAATCATACATTCAATAAATACATTTTTCTTATGTTCTAGTACATATTTTAAATATTCATAATACATTATTTCTCCTCCTCAACTTCTTCTATAACTCTAATATCTTCATTTTCGATTTTAATTTCACTAGGCTTAATCCCCATCTTAAATGCTAAACCTTCAATTAGATCTTCTCTATCTTTATCAGTTACAAAAGGTTCTCTATTCTTAATTGCAGTTAACGCTTCTTCTGTTAAGTCGTTTTCATTAATATCTAATATTGCATCTATTATATAATCTAATTTGTATTTAATTTTCATTTCTTTATTCCTCCTAATTTTTCTCCCATTATATTATTGTCTTATAGGTATATCTAACTTAGTTATAGTTGGCATTACTTCTGCTACTAAATTAACTTTATTAAATTCTTCATTAATAATCTTCTGTATCTTCTCTAGTACATTAAGTAAATTATCTTCATCTGTTTTAATATCAAATTCTAGTTTAAAATGTAACTTTGGGTTTGGTATTCTTTTATTCTCAAACATTAATTATCACTTCTCCTCTTTATTTTTTACTCTATAATATATTTCAAACCATACTATACCACCCATAACAAACCCTATGAACCAAGCTAAGAAATATTCCCACCACATTTAATTCACTTCCCTTATTAATTTAAAATATTATTTTAGATCCACTATTTTATTCTTAATTAATGTAAATAATTTAATACATTCTTCATTATCTGATAATTGTAATGTTAAATTTCCACCATTCTCATAAGAGACTATTCCATCAAAATCATCTCTGAAAAAAGACATATTTACATTATAATCTTGGGTACTTTTTATCTCATTGATTTCATAACCTTGATCTGAAATAGCTTTTGCTAATATAATAAGCTTGTTCATATTTGGCATATCAAGACTATTATCAAAATATAATTTATTCATCATTTTTTATTTCAACTCCCTTTAATTTGTCATCATATTTCATTTATATTATTTTTGTCCCATTCAAGTTCAATATTCTCTAAATGATTTAATAAAATATCTACTCTTTCTTTACTATAAAAATCTTGTTTTGGATACCATTCTAAAAAGTCTCCGTCATGTTTCTTAGAATTACATCTTTTACATGCTGGAACTATATTATCTAAAGTGTATCCTCCACCTTTTATAACTGGAATGAAATGATCGTGTGTTATTGGTAAGTCTTCGCCACAATAACAACATTTATTATCAAATTTATTCTTTATGTATTCCCATTGTTCCTCTGTTAAAGTATATGGCAGATTATCTACTCTATCTTTTCTTCTTTTTACTATCACATCCCATTTATCAGGATTTTCCATGCGATAATTTTTATGATATTCTCTGAAATATTCTGTATGTTCTTCTCTCCATTTAATAGACTCTAATTTATATTCTTCTATATTTTTTTCGTAATATCTTCGCTTATTTTCTTTGAAAAATGGTTTAATTTTTTCTTTATTACTTTTATAATATTCTTTGGTTTGTGCTTTTATTTTATCCTTCTTTTCTTGATATCTTTTAGCATTATATTCTTTTGTACATTTTTTACAGTTTGGGCTTAAACCATCTTTACAATTTTTATTTCTATCAAAATATTCTGCTGTAGCAGGTATCTTCTCGTTACATGTGTAACATACTTTATAAATCATATACTTTATATTTCTCCTTCGTATTTATTAATTTCCTTTTAAAAACATTATTTTAAGTTAATCATTTATCTTCGCTTTCTTTAAATTCAACTATTCTTTTATCTCCGTTTTTATAATAAATAATGCAACTATTTCTAAACATTTCTTTTTCTACTTCATCTACGGGTGTACTATAAATCATTGGTTCTTCTTTTCCTTCACTATCACTTCCATAAATAACATCCCATCTAGCACCACAACATTCACAAAATTCACTATAATCTTCAGTTATATCAAACATTTTACTATTTGCTTCATGAACGTTGTCTGCCTCAATAATTAAATATTCTCTTACATTCTCATTTTCTATAAAATATCCACCACTATTATTTTGGTCATATGTATAAAACATTAAAATTCACCTTCCTTTAATTGTCTTACAACATCAATTAATTCATTTTCAACATATTCTAAAGTTCTAATTATCCCACGCATAGGATATATTGCTTCGATATCTAATATCATTTGTACATCATCATTTTTTCCCAAAAAAGATTTAATTAATTCGAAGTCTTTACCATCACCAGCATGAGCACAATCAAATCCTATCCAATAAACAGGTTCTTCGCATTCTACTGGATAACTATTCTCTGAGTATTCAGCATAAGTTAAACCACCATGTACAGAAATATCAATCTCATCATAATCTTTACCATATAATTTATGTCCTTTTGGAATTGCTATGTAACCACATCTATGCCCCATATAAATACCTAAAATAACGCATCTAAAACCATCTACAATAAAATCTTTTTCTACTTTATAATTTTTCATAATTACATTTCTCCTTCTTCTAATAATTCAAAGTCTACACCTTCAGAATAATATCCATTTGACTCACCATACCATTTAATATCAACATATCCTTTGACAGTAGCTAATTTATAAAATGTCCATGTAAAACTTTCATTCCATTCTTCATCTTTAGGATTATCTAAACTAGTTGATTCTTCAGCCATTTCTATAGGTGTTCCAATTAAATCGTCTAAATTCCCATTTATATCATCTATAGTTACACTTTCACAACAATCTTGCCAATGATACATTTTATATGTAATACCCTCATTAGTATAAAACATCATTTCATCTTTTTCTTTTGAAACTTCAATATTAGTTAATATCTTTCCTATTAAATCTTTAAATTCTGCACATCTACTCATTTTATATATCCCCTTTAAATTATATTATTTATTTTAATTTATTAATAATTTATTTATTGTCTTTTCATCCATTCTATAAATCTTTCAACTATTTCTTCTTCAAATGCATAAGGATTAACATCTTGACTCCAATTTGTAAATAGTTCATCTAATTGCATCTCAGGATATTTAGCTATCATTTGTATATTAGTTGAATAAGCAATGGAAATATCTTTCTTTTGTTCTTCTATAAACTTTTCAACCAAAGGTAATTCTGATTTACTAACCCACTTAATCCATTTACCACAGACATTACAATATAATCCTGTTTGACTTCCATTTGACTTTATAAACAAATCCATACTTCCACATTTTTCACACGCATAATTTTTCATAATTATTTATTCTCCTTTATTTCATTGTTTTTTATATTAATTTATTAGCATTCTTTTAAAATCAAGATTTGAACAACTTTTTTATTCTTGATATTCAATAAACACTTCATCGTTACTATATTCTTCATCTAGTTCTATTTTTGAATATGTTTGATTTATATTCATCATATACATATCAAACTTCTTTAAGTATCTTAATGATTTTAGATCACTTGTCTTTTTCCATTCTAATCTAAATTCTTTATCATACTTCTTCCATCGAGTAATCATGAACTCTACATTTAGTTCTTCATCTTCTTCGCAGGTAAATGTAACAATATAGTTTTCATAGTCACTCCAATCACTATTTACAAGTTCTGCACCTAAGCTTGTATTTATATATCCACCTTCATAGTCATAATTATCAATTTTATCTTTATCTATTTCTTTTTCACAATATTCCTGCCACTTTTTATAAATGTCTGTAACAGCTATTTTGTTCGGAATGTTTTCTGTTGTCATTAACTCTTTAAAATTCTCTAACATATTTTTATTTTCTAATGCTGAGTTCTTTAATACATCTACTAAAACACTATCTAATTTTGATATGTATTTGCTATAATCATAGTTTTCTAAATAAGGTATCATTACTGCTTTTACCTTTGATTCTATAACTTTTTTAACTTCCCCATTCCAGCCAAACATATCTTCAAGTGCCTTAGTTACACTCTCTTCTAATTTTTGAGCTATTACCTTTTCTATTACACCCTTTTCTAATTCTTTTGATATACAATCTTTTAAACTATTTTCTAAATTCATTTCATTCTCTCCTTTATTTATTTATTTCCTTTTAAAATTTCCATTTACTTCCATTTTCACACCAAGTTTGTAGTTCTTTTAACTATATCTGTTAAATTATTGATTATTTCTTTTAATTCTTCTATAGTATATTGCAGTGTATCATTGTTGCTTTTTGATTCTATAAGTTTTATTTCGATGTTAGAAATTTTATTATAGTTATCATTTATTTGACAATTTAAAGCTTGATTATTTATGATATGTTTTTTTATCTCTTCTTTTAAAATTGTGACATTAGTAATTTCCTCATTTAAATTTTTTATATCTGTTTTAAGTTTTTCAATTTCTCCATATTGTTCAAGTATTATACTATTGTTACTAAAATTATGTTGTTTGTCTACTTTTGAGACTAATTTAATATTTTCTAATTCATCTCTTAGTTGTCTACTTTCATTATAATATTTAATTGAATTATTTTGTAAATCTTCATTTTCTCTTTCTGATGCTTCATTGATTTTTCTTAGTTCCTCGGTTTCTTTTTTATAGTGTTTTAATTCTTCTTTTAGTTCATTTATTCTAACAGTTTTTCGATCTATTATTTCTAAGTCGTCAATATGTTGACTTGCATAATCTTTTAATTTTTCTTCTTGTTCAGTATTCATAAAATCCTATCCCCTCATAATTAATTTAATTTATTTGCTTTATTCAAATTCCCAACCATTCTCACAACAATTTTCTAAACCTTTTAATATGTATATAACATTATGTACCAATACCTCTTTAGCAAAAGCTTGACTCATTGGTATGTCGCCTAAGTTATTTTCCTGTTCTTCTTTTTGTTTCTCCCACATGATGTTTCTTCCATAATTTCTTGTATGTATTCTATTAATTACTTGCCATATGTATGCTTGATCTTGACTATACTTATTACAGAACTCTTCAATTCTCTCTTGAAGAAATTCTCCACTACACATTGTCATATTTTCATTTCTCCTTATATATCTTTCTCATTTTCTTTTAATTTATCTTTTGTTCCTCAATTTAATATTATATGTAATGCGATCTTCTTACTAACTAATTACTTTTTGTTCTTAACTTCATAATAGCTTTTCCCGAATTTTTTAACGATTCTTCCTGAGTATTCATACAAACCATCTACTATATTATTTTCTAACTCATGTAAGTTAACATCCAATAATAAAGTCTTTTTACTTTCCTTCACTCTCTTTGTAAAATCAATTACAACCTTTTTCTTATTCTTATTATTTGCCATTTTAACATTCCTTCTTTCATTTATTATTTTATTAATTTGTTTCCTTGGTACTACTTAAGTATATTCCCAATAATTTCATGTGTCAACATTTATTTATATATTAATTTGTTATTTTAAATTATTGTCTTAAAATTAAATTTTTATTTAGACTATAATTCTCTTCCACACATAGGACAGTATTTTATTTGTTTCCCAAACAATGAATAATCAACAGAATTGCCGACAACGCTATCTTCAAGATAGTTACATGAGTTTATCACTACATAATAGTCACCTTTATCATTTATCATTAATGGTTTTTTATCCCATTCCTTAACTTCACAGTATTCACATTTTGATTTAATATTATTATCTAAGTTATCATCAATTATTTCAATAGATATTGTCTTGTTGCTATCCTTTTGGTTTGCTCTTTTTTCTAAATCTAAATATTCCTCATATGATAATGTTATTAATTTTTCCATATACTTTCCTCCAATAATATATAATTTTATTATTTTCATACAAAGCTAAAGGTTTAAATGCTTGTCTCCATTTTAAATATCAAGGGCAGTTTGCCCTAGTTTCAACTATTAAACCATTTCACTAATTCTTTTTGCCTATCGCATCCAAACAAAGGTTTTTGATACATATTTTCTATTCCATATACTGTGAATTTGTTTTTCTCAAACCCACTTTTTATATTGACTTCATATACAATTTCACCACTAGTAATATTTGATATTTTAAATGAATCATATAGTGGGTGAGATATTGGACAGTGATTTCTAAATAGAATACATTGAGTATCTAATCCTATCTTTGGAGAATCTTTGATTTTTCTTATTATATTGCTCATATAATAAGTTTTATTTCTTAATGATGTATCTCTGCAAAACCAATCATACCAACCTGCATAACATTGAGTCGCTTTATCTTTTTCGTTAAATTCTCCATTATTAAAATTTTCAATCCATTGCCTTACATTCATTATATTTCCCATATAATACCTCCTAAATATATATCATTATTATGACCATATCTTTAGTAAGATATACTATTTGTAGAATTGATAAAAGTAATAATTTATTTAGTTCTCATTGATTTGCCAACTTCATCAAATTTCTTTAAAGTTTCTAAATCCATTTTATATATACTTAATCGGATTGAATCTTTTAATTCATCTATTTCACACTTTAAATCTTGGTTATATAAAGAATCTTCTAACCATAGTTTTCCTTCATCTGAATCTAAAAATGCTTGTACTTTTTTAAATCCATCTCCTCTTTTAACGCCAGCTTTTTCTTTAATATCGTACATTCCAATATTATATGTATATCCTCTTTCATTTAAATCACTATCTTGAAACCATACATTTAATTCATAGTAACTGCAATAGTATTTGCAACTTGCACTAACTTTAGCTTTTATTATTTTATAATTGTCTCTCATTTTTATATTTCCTTTCTTATTTTAATTTATTAACTCCTATTAAAAGAAGTATTTTAACATAATTTTACAATTTGCTAACTTCATTAAACAATTTGTTATAGCTTTCTAAATATTTATCTTTAAATTCTGCTTTATAAAATTTATTAATTTCTTCATTCATTCCATCTTTATCACCTTTAAACAATAATTCAAATATACTTTTACGTTCTTCCCAGTTACTAAATAGTATATAGAATTCTCCATTTCTATTAAATGAACTATCAAATCCTATTTTATCAAACAAATATAAAATAGTGCCACTTGATAACCCCTCCTCATAATTATTATTAAAATTATCCTTGATCCATTTTAAATCCGTATTTATTTTATGTAATTTATCAGAAGTTTCTTTGGCTTGTTTCAATAAATGTTCTCCACCTTCTTCTATAAACTCCAATTCACTTTCATGCTTCCAAGCCAATGAACCACCAGTATCTAAAAATATAATAGAATAATCCTTTCTATTATTCCCCCAGTATAAGTCTGCATAAGATCCTTCTATTATTGCCAATCTGCCAGCATTATTATCAATTTCAATTTCTTCATGCTCTCCATTCGTATTCATAGACCATATAGTGTGACCTTTTAGTAACTTTACTAGATTACCTCTTTTAAATTTTTGTTTATTTATATTTTTAGGGATATCTATTGTTTCTAAATTACTAAGTATAATTTCTTCTTCTCCTGTAGTTTTATCAATCATTGTTAGTTTCATAATAATTTCTCCTTTATATTTTTAATTTATTTAACTCCTATTAAAATGACAATCTTACTTACTTTCTAGTTCCATCCAATTAGTGTTTTCTAATATATTATATAATCTTTCTACTTGTGGACTTCTCCAAGCCGTCATTGCATATGTATGTGGTTTATTATAATGATGTTTATTTCTTTCTATATGTTCTCTACATTCCCTAAGAGTTAGAAACATTGTATCTTGTGCTATTTCTTCTCTTTCTCTATAATTACAAATAGAATATCTTTTATAATCATATTTCTCTAGAAAGTCTTTAATTTTTGATATGTCTGTAATATAAAATTCATTATCATCTTCACAAACTATTTCTAAATCACCAAAATTACATTCACATTTTGTTATCATTTCGAAGTTTTCTTTTAACCATACTGATAAATCTTCTAGTTCCCCTTCAAATACATTTTCACATGAATCAGTATCATAAATACATACTCCATCTACACTATCGTCAACCCAGTAATCTCTTACAGTTTGCATTACTACCCAAAATCTTGGATTCGCTTGACAAACTGTATCTTGAGTTAGCATTTCATGTTGTAATTCTTTTAAAAACTCTATATCTTCTTTATTCATTTAATTTATTCCTCCTTAATATCTAATATAACCTACTACACCAGTTTGAATATTCTTAACCTTATAATCATAACAATCTTTACTTATGTATTCATATTTATTACTATCATATCCTTGTACCTGTAAGAATAATTTAAATTGTTCTGACATTATTGATTTCTTCATAATTCCTCACCTTCTTTTAATTTATTTATATACTTCACAACAACGATATATAAAGCTATTTCCACCAATTAATAAATTTAATATATCAATTTTATAATTATCAAATTTATTTTTAATACAATTATCTTCATAATATAATGCATTCCCTATTACTTCTCCATTTATATAATTTACTGGATACTTTATTATACCAATTTCATATTCTTTATCTTTATCAATTAATATTATTGGTACTCCTATAAAGGTATTCAATGAATTTAAAATAAATTCTTTAGTTATAACTAATCCATCATCAGTTTGTATCCCTTCTTTCATTAAAACCATTTTTATTTCTCTCATTTACTTATCTCCTATCTTTTTAGATTCTTCATTTTATTATAATTTAATTTATTTTTAAAAATTCTTTTATTTCATCGACAGTAAAGGTATATTCAAAACAATTATATGAGTTATTTAAATAAAACCCCAATAAAATGTGGTTGTTGCTGTGGATACCCTTTCCTCCATATTTTACTTTATTAAACAATTTAACTCTTAATGGTAATCTACTTTTAATTAAGTTTATACAAATGTTAATAGTTAGTTTTCCATAGATTTCGTGTGTTTCGGCTTCTATTTTTTCTATTCGTTCTTTTCTATTCAATATTTCCTGCTCTAATTCATTTCTTATAGCATAATACATTTTATCAAAATCATTAGATATTAATTTTAAATTATTCTTAAAATCATTTTTCAATTCTTCACTTCTATCCATTATTATTCCTCCTTCCAAGCCTTTAAAATGGCTCTTTTAATTATTCTTCTAATATAAATATTGTTAATTATTTCTAATCTTCCATCTCTAACCTTTCTTCAATCTGAAATAAAATAGCATTTGCACTTGCTTCATAATTGTATGCTTCTTGCTGAAGGTCTTTTATATCGAAATCAGTTATTTTATCTGAATACTTTTCAATTACCTCTTGTAATTGTTCTTTACTTAAACTTTTAGTAATATTTTCAGAATCAGATAAAGCCATAGTTGAATTTGCTATAATTTCTAATGTTTTTAATAATTCTCTTTGATTTTTATTCAATTTATTATCACCTCTTATTTTTAATGATATATATAATATTCTACAATAGTTTTATTTATTAATACAATAATTGCATATACACTCATTATTATCACGATTGTAATTAATATTATTATCAAAACAATTATAACAAATCATTTTACCACATTTATCACATTTTGTTAATTCTTCTAAATAAAATGAATCATTACAAATTGAACAATGTTCTGTTCTTGGTAATTCGTCAATAATAATTTTTAGTTTTAAATTTGTATAATCATAAAGTACTGAATCTAATTTTTCACCATTCACTTTCCAACAATTATCAGACTTACAATACTCTAAATTACCTTTTAATATTCTCATAAAATGATAACCTCCCTTATTTTTTATATTTTATTTTCTTCCTACAAAAGAACTATCCCATTCTTTACAAGTTGAACATGTCTCCTATTTATATTACTTATATAAGTTGATAATTTCTAATACCTTAGTTCTTGCATCAGTTTCAGATAGTTGTATTCTATAATTAAAAGGTTCATCCCTTAAAATATATAACATTTCTGCCCAACTAAGTCCTCCACGTTCTGCTAACCTTTTTAATGTTTGACTATGATTTATAAGTGCTTGGTTTTCATGAGGTTTTATTAAATCCGATTTAATATATTCTTTTGGATTTGAACCTAGTATTGGAAATTTATTATCCATTTATTTCCCTTCTTTCTTCTTAAATATCATATTCTGAAAAATTATCTAAAGTTCTTAATTCATAACCTTTTGTGAAGTCTTCAATTGTTGATTCTACTGCATTTAAATGTAACCCATATAAGTTTTGTGCTAATTTATGATATTCTTTAGGTATGATACAATATCTTTTTTCTTGATGGCTAACTAAATAAAAAGTTATATCTTTCATTCCATTACCATTCGTTAAATAATATATTTGTTGGTCATAATCCATTTATTTTCCCCTCATTTCATTTAAAATATATTTCAAAACCTTTATATTATCCAAATCAATTTTACCAGTAACTCCTTGCATATCGTCATCATCAAAAGTAAATCCTAATTTATCCAATTCCTTTTTATTAAATAATATTTCCCAATTTTCTTCTTGTGTTAATTGTTCTTTATTATCTCCAAAGTAGCCATCATTTATAATATCATGCCAAGCATAAAAATTAGATAATAGCACTTTATCCTCAGATAATTCTATTTCTAATAATACATAATCTTCTTCAAGTGCATCTATAATGTTAATATTATCAAGAGTTAACCATAACCAAATAGGATATTCGCCATTATAATCTTTTAATCTCTTAGACATCTGATTTATCATCCATTGATAGTATTTTTCATCATCCATTATAAAATTTTTATTACCTTCTAAATATCCTTTTTCTTTAGATTCATTCCATGCCTTTAATGTTTGTAATGTATAATACTTCATAATATTAATCCTTTCATCATTGTTTTAACTATTTTTAGATTTTCTCAAATATTCATTTACACTTCTTTGAAAATGCTCAAGATCAACAAAGTCTGCATTTGTTATATTTCCCATAACATCCTCAAATTCTGTGTCAGTTACATCTATATTTCTTTCAATAAACCACTCTAATATACTATCTTCTATTCTTCTTTGTTGTTTTTGTAAATCTCTTATCTTTAGTGTCTTTACATATAAATGTTTAGGTATTTTCATTTCATAAGGCATTTTATTCATTAAATATCTTCTCCTTTCATCTTAAAATTATTGTTTTAATTTAATCTCCTCCACCTACTCTGTCTAACTCGACTAATTCATAATCCTTAGTTTTGTCTTCAATTGTATAGTTTAATAAGGAACAATTTAAATGAAGTCCATATAAATTCTTTGCTAAACCATGATATTCTTTTGGTATAATACACCATCTCTTCTCTCTATGATTTACTAAATAATACCTTGTATTATCAAAATTATTATCATTAGTTGTAACATAGTACATTTCTTGAACACTGTCCATTTTTATCACCTCACTCCAAATGAAAGATAGATTTCATTTAAACCTATAAGGAAGAAATTAATCTTCCTCTTTATTGTCACACTCTTCACAAATACCATTGAAAGCTGAAGCCTCATCCAAACTAATAACTTTTCCACAGTCAGTACAATTAACATCCTTAGTCATATCTATACTATCTATTGATTCAATTATTAAACAAGCATAAACTTCGTCCATAGTTTCGTTGTAATGATCTGCAACTTCTTCTACATCGGATTCACTCAGTTCATCATTTTCTTTTAATTCCATTAATCTTGTAATATCTTCATCCCATATACCTATTATCATATTAGTTCCTCCTATTCAAATATTATTTCTTTTATCTTCTCACTTCCGATATGTGTGATCATATCTACAGTATGCGTTTCATAAAATTCGTCTATTGTCATCATTTCTTTATCAAACTCTTTACAATATTCAGATACTACTTCTAATCCTGTTGTAGCATATATTAAACAATAGTCCTCGATATATCCATTTTTATAAACAACCCATAAATTCTTTTTCATTATTACACTCCTTTTTTTCTTCAATTTCCAACACTCTTGCACAACTCCAATTTCCGTGAACTTTTCCCCAATATTTTATATAATTCTTCCAGTAATCCTTACAATCTTCTTGAGTTTTATCTTCAGTTTCTTGTGTTATTGTTTTACCATCATTTAATTGAATTGTTGTAATATGTTTCATTATTATTTCCCTCACATATTTTGGTAAAATATAGTTTTTACTTGCTTATTTACATTCTCTCTACGTTAAACACATTTTCAGGGAATACTAGCACTTCAGATTCACTTCTGCCTTCTAAATAATCTAATATGTCTTTCACATTAACTTGACCTTTATATATTTTACCATTCTTACTAAATCTATTAGCAAACCATTTAGCAGTTTCTAAATTAGTAGTCCACGAATACGCTTTTTTATATGGAGTAGATTTACTATCTTCACCTCTATATATCGGGATAACGTCAGTATCAAATAGCTCTTTATCTGTTGTGTGATCTTTAAATATTTCTTCAACTAGCGTCCTATCTAAATTCCTAAATCCATATTCACTTGAAGAATAAATATCTATAAACACTTCATATTTTTGGTCATCTGGAATTTTATCAAATAATTTTTTATACCATTCAAATCTAAGGGGTTTATCTATAAGTATAAACAAATAGCTATAATCATTTTCTTCGAAACATTTTTTATGAGCTTGTGTTGTTTGTTCAATTCTTTTCTTAATTTGGAATGCCTCAAATGATTGTTTGCTTATTTCATAAATTTCAATATATACCGTACCACCTACATAGCAGTATGGGTGTAATTTACCTTCGACTTGGTAAAATTTATTAATATCCAAATTATAACTAGATATAACTTTTTCAAACTCTTTATTTTTCAAAACTTTTAAAGGTATTAATTGCAACATATTATTTGAGTGTGCCATTTCATAGATATTATTCTTAGTCATTGTATTCACTCCATTCAATTATTAATATTATATCTAATTTCTATGTATCTGTCACTCTTAACCCTTAAATTAAGTATAAACTTTCCAATCTTGAAAGTCAATACTTCCTACATTAATTTGTTAAATTATGTTTGGTTTATTAATTTTTAATCTTTAGTATTTTATTAACTAATTTTCATCATTAGAATCTTTATTATCTTCAATTTTTTGTATTCTAAGTTCCAGCAAGTCTTCATGTAACCATTCGTCTGCTTTTAATGAAAAATCTTTATCATATTTTACTTTAACGCCTAATAATTTTAATGTTTTTTCAATTTCATGTGCTTTTAAGCTTATAATTTCTTTTAATTGAAGTGATCTTGTTGCTAATCTTTCATGTCTCATTCCTTCATTAACTTCTAAAGCTATTTTTATGTTTTCTTTGAAATCATTCGTAAATTTAATTGTACCTCTTATTCTCTCGTCAATATCTAATTCGAGTTGATAATTGATTTTCGTAAAAGTGCGATATTTAAGGAATATTTCAGAACCTTGAGTACTTTCTTGGGTATAAATTTTAGTTTGCTCCCTATACTCTTTTACCAAATCTTCATAATCGTCTAATAATTTTATTTTTAGTTTTTGCTTATCTGTCTCCCAAAGCTCTATTACCTCGTCCATATCCATAGTTCTAAGTTCAATTGTTAACATTATAAAAACTCCCTTACATTTAATCTTATACTAAAGTATATGCAAAGGAGTTTCAAAAAGTACTATTTATTTTTTGTATATTAATTTATTTCTAGTTATAATTAGAATTTTACTTAAACTAATAATCCTAGCAATTTATCTAATTCATTTTCAGTTATTCCTCCATCATACCATTGTTTATAAGCTTTTATATTTTTCAATGATTCAAATAAAATTTCTTCATAAGTCCAAGAATATTCATCTTTATAAGAAAGAATGTCTTCTTTTCTCTCACCACAATAACTCTTCTTGAACCCATTATGTAACATCCATTCCATTTTAATGTTATGTTGTTTTTCAGCTACTGTAGGTTCACAAAATTCTTGATAGAAAATCCCTGTCATTTCATCTTCATTTATATCAGTCTTAATTTGTTCTTTTACTATTTTAGTTGCACGTTCAGCTAAATCCCATAAATCTTTACTCATAATTATTCCTCCTTTCCTATCCAAGTACATTCATATTCTTGTTTGAACTTATCCTTATTTATTTCTTTAGGATTTATCATATCATTCCATCTATCTAATTTTTCTTTATCACAATGAATTAATTCAGCATCTTCATCATATAAAAGTTCGCCTACATCTATGCTTTCAACAAATCTAATTTTTCTAATAGGTTCTTTCCTGACAGATAAAAATGTTATAGGTTCTATAATATCTTCTAGGATTTCTTTTCTGATTTCTACACCTTGAATCATATATACTATTTCAGGTTTATATCCTCTAGCGTTTTCATTCATGGTATGCTTTATGTAAATGTCATAGCCATTAATAGATATATAATAATAATTGTTGAATTCCTTTCTATAATTGAATTTATAATTGTCTGGTATTTGTGAAATAATATATCCTAAAGCTTCATTAATATTACTTGTAAGAATAAATACTGTTCCTTTTCTAATCATTATTTTCATCTCCTTTTATTCTGAAATTTCATCAGTAACATTTACACTATTCGTTATTCCTGCATCACTTATAATATCATGTATATCTTTAGCAATGTCTCTTGCCTCATCCATATCATTTACAGTTACATTCACTTCTATTAATACTGAAAACATCATTATATCTCCTTTCGACTTCCAATAAAACATTTATTTCATTTACTCTTCATATCCTTTTATATAATTTTCCCATTTAATTGACCTACAATAGAGACTTAAACTTCCTTTAAGATGAAAATTATCTTTGCAATAATCACACCGACTTGTTCCATTATTTAATCAATCTTTATGTTCTGGACAAGAATTATATCTTTATCTTTTCTTTAATTCCACTTTATAATCTCCTTTCTATTTTTCATAAAATAACATTTTTACTTGGTTTATATTACTTAATACAATCTTACTTGATAATATTCTCTTAATTTCTTTATAGCCTTCTTTTCTAATCTTGAAATTAATGCTTGTGATTTCCATAACATATTAGCAACTCCATACTGCGATTCACCTTCAAAGAATCTTAATCTTATAACTTCTTTTTGAATTGGTTCTAGTTGAGATAATGCTCTGCTTAAATCTAATTTTTTGATTAAACTATCTTCATAATTAATTTGTAATTTATCTATGTAATTTTCTATATTTACTTCTTCAAATACTTTGTTCATATATCCTCCTTTTAAACTTACAATTAAATCCATATTTGATTAACTTTTTATGACATCTGTTTTAATATTATATTTTTTGCTATTTCTGCCATGATAGTTATAGATACTGATTTTAAATTACTGGTTTCTTTCTTTACTAATTTCCATATCTTATCATCTTTAATATTTTCTAAATATTGATGTCCTCTAAAGGTAATTTCATGTATAAATTCAATTTCACTATCACTATATTCTCCAACAATTAATTCAACCTCTATCAGTTTGTCCATAGTATATCTTACTTCTTTTTCATTATATTTATTTATATTATTTTGTATATCATTTATATCTACAAAAACATCATAATCTAATGTATTTTCTAAATATAACAAAATATCTCTTACACAATCATTATTTAATTTCATCACAATCACTTCTCCTTTTATAACTATTTATTACTTTCTTATAAAATCAACCTATTATTTCCTTTTTATACAAACATTTTGTCTAATCTTGACTGTTCATCTATCCATTTGCTTCCTTTATTTTTGTTTATATTGTCAATAGCATTTCTAAAAATAAATATATCATTACTAATTTGTTCTAATAGTTTTTTAGGTGAATTATGATTCCATCCACTTTTTACATTTTCAAATAATCCAGAATTACAATTTTCTTTAGCATTATGATATATTACAATATCTTCAACTTTTATATAAACAAATATATGTCTATCTGCTTCTTCTTCAACCCCATATGAAATATTACCCAAATTAATGTTAAATCTTTTTCTACTAATATTATAATTTAATAAATTATAATGATACTCAAGTGTTTCATATGTTGCATATGGGAATTCTATAGTTAGTAGTTCTTTAAAATTTGACTTTTCTTTTATCATTTTCCCCAATGTTGTTAATTCGCTTATTATATTTTCTGGATTTTCTAGCCTTTCTGTTTTGTTGATTTTATTTTTTCTAAAAAACATTTCAATCTCTCCTTTTATTAATTTATTAAAACCCAATCAAATTAACTTTTTATCTGGACTTGTCTTCTATTCCTACAACTTCAACCTCATATTCACTACAAAATTCTTCTATTAAAGTATCAGAATACATACAATTATAATCAAACATATACCATTTGCTTAATTCTTGATTACTCCAATATTCACTCATCAGAATTAAAGTTTGTCGTTCTTTATACCCTTCCACTATAACAGTTTCTATTAACTGTTCGTCTTCATCTTTAAAAGTTATTGTAGTCCCTACTGGGAGAACAGATTTCATTCCTTTTTCAAATCTACTTATTATTAATTTCAATTCATCAATTTCATGCTTTATTTCTATTCCATTTTTAATATTTTGCTTATAGTCCTCTTTCTTTCGATCTAATGCTTTTTGATATTTTTCTAAATCGTTCATCTCTTTCAATTTCTCCTTTAATAATTAATCAATACCTTACCAGTTTATTTATAATCCAATTCCTATACTTCCTAAGATCAACCTCAACACAGAACCTACAATCCCTAATGACAAGCCACACATTTCAATAATGAAAATTATAAGTAACATAAGGCATATCTTATCGAATATGATTTTAATACCATCTATAACAAACTCAAAAATTGCTTTTATTATGTTCATAATTAAATTCTCCTTTGTTTTAATATAGTTCTATGTATGATGCAATCATCTTTTCTCCATCGGCTTCACAAAGTCCAGTAACTTTAACTCCTGTTTGGTTCTGATATTGAAATGAATACCAATCCATATACTCTTGAATATCATTGAAGATTTTCTCTTGGACTTCTCTAATTGACATACTACTTACCCTCCTCAGATTCATTTATTTGGTCAATTTGTCTTTTTACAAAATCAAAAGCACCAATATCTTCATCAGCATCTTCTACATCTAACAATATAATATTTCCCCTGTATGTCGCTAAATTAAATCCCTCACCTTTAAATTTATATCTTTCATAATCAGCTCTCAGCACTTCATTTATTGACTTGAAACTTTGTAATCCTACTATAATTGAACTTTTTAATCCATCTTTTAATTCTTTATTCATCTTACATTTCTCCTTTATCATTTTAATATTTTATACATTAATTTATCATTTAATTTTATTTTCTTCTAAATATATTACACCGAATATTAATACTGTCATTGTTAATGCAAATAGCCCACCTAACACTCTTCTAATTCCTTAATTGTATCAAGTTCTTTTACTATTCTAGCGAGTAGAATATAGTCTTGTTTCAACCATTTATCGTTGTCTTCTTTTCTTTTACCTTCATCTAATACACAATCATATTGAATCCTTAAACCGATGTTAGAATTTATACAGTGCTTCAATTCTTTCAGTTCTTCTTTTGAAAATTCCATTTGTTTATTCCTCCATTAACATTAATTGTATAAATAATCCGACTTGTTTTTTTAAATCTTCTAATGTTCCATTGTTTTGAAAAATACAATCAAATTTGAAATTGTCTAAGTCTATTTCTGACTGATGTTCCAATTGATCTTTATTAAGATCACTTCTTGAATCGTCACTTTCTACTCTCACAGATATAACATCGTCTGGAAACATAGCCTTCATAAAATATATTTCTCTTCTAAATCTACAATCATCTATTATGAAATAATTAATTCCAAAATGGCTTAGTATTTGTATATCTTCAGAAATCCTATTTGGGTGAAATACCTTCATATTTAAATCATATTGGATTAATTCAGTTCCAATTTTTTGTAAGAAATTTCTCCAATATTCATTTTTAGTAACTCCGTCCCATCCTAATTCCATTGCATATTGTTTTATGTATTTTGCAAATAAAGTTTGTACTACTTTATTATCTAGTGACTTTAACTTTTGGTTAAGTATTTTTGAGAATTCACCTTTGCCACTTCTTGCTTTTCCTGATACTAAAATTACTTTAAACTTAGCCATTACATCTCACCTCCAACATAAATGCTATTATAAATTGCAGTCATTTTGTCTTTGACCTGAAACTTTATGCGTCCATTCCTATTTTGACTTGAATTATGTATATCTATTATTAGATTCCTTTTATTATCTTTTATTATTTTAAGGAATCCATAATTTAATATGCTTCTATTTTCATTTACACTATCGGTACTTCCACAATAGTAACTTCTATTTAATTTGAAAGCAATTTCGTCATCTGTTAGGTTCTTATTATCTCTTGTGGTATCCCTATATTTTTGAATTATATCTTTATGTACTGTTATAAATGGAAATCCATTTTCTTTTAACTTTTGTTTAAGTATGAATTTTTTAAATACATTTGTCATTATTATCACTCCTTATATATTAATTTATTCTTATTTATTAACATGGATATCCTTCATATAGATTACCTTGCTTATCAGTATAAAAACTACCACTAACATTATGAGTTGAGCTATCGCAAACTATTTCTTCCCAATCCTCAAATCCATTATCTTTTAAATATTGTCCTAGTTCATCTTCCGTAATTTTTAAATAATTTAATGCTTCTTCGTTGGTTTCAAAACCTTCATGATTAGGACATCTATAAATATCGCCACTTTTACCATTGTTGTTACCATATATTATATAATCTCTATTACCGTAACTATCTTCATATTCTAATTCAGCACCACAATATGTACATTCCATTTTATCAACTCCTCTCTTTATTCCTCTAATAAACTCATATCTACATATTTTCTACTAGCAATATAATCAGCTAAATGAACTAGTTTTTCCAATCTACTGTCAGGAACAGGTAAAACTTCATTACCTTCTTTATCCGTATTCCATTTACCCATATGAGTTTGTATACTAATTTGTATAAGACTAATTATTGATGAATAAAAACTCCATTCTTTAGATTTGTAAATATCAGTTATGAAATCACAAGCTAATAAAGGATGTTCAGTTAATGTCTTACCGCTATCTTCAAAACCATTTTTAATTACATCATGTAATAAACAAGCTGAGACAATTATATCTTTAATTTCTTCCTCATCTTTTACAAACTGTTCACATCTAATTAGATCTATTGCAACTTGTACAACTGCTTTTGTATGCCTAACAAGTCCCCCTTCACCTAAATCTTGTTTAGGATGATATTTACCACTAGAACTTGCAGGAATATGATAAAAATATTCTGGTGCTTTCTCTAAACATTCTATTATAAATTCTTTTAATTTTTCATTTGATATATAATTTAATTCTTTCTCAAATACTTCATACATTATATTTTATATCTCCTCTTATAATTTATTGTTTAATCTTAGAAATTCAATTTTAAACTCTCTCATACTTCCATATACTCACTCATGCTCTGTTTTTCAAGCCTAACTTTCACAATAAAATCAGTATTTTATTTGATAATTATTATCAACTACTCTTCTAAATACCATCTACCATCTTTTATAATCTCTCTTAGTGTTGAAGGTGGATATTTACTTGATAAAAAATGCAATAAACTATCTAAACATTGAAAACCTTCATTTGTTTGCGTATCACAGTTTTCATATTCAACTCTACATAATTTATTTGAATTAATAACGTCCATAAAACTTACTGGTTCTTGGACTTTTATAAACTTCATATGTACATACATTTTTGTTAGTCTTACACTTTGTTTGTCATTTGGCTTAAACCAATTATACAAAACTCCATTTCTAACTTCAAAGTGTGCATCTGCATTTATAAATTCTATTCCTTCAGGTAAATCGAATATTTCTTGTAATGTATATTCTTTCACTTGCTTGTCCTCCTTCACTATTTATTTTATTTAATTATACCAAACAGTATTAATACAAAAATTCAATATATTTAATTCAGTTTGAAGCTTTTTATATACGTCACAATTATTTGTTTCACTAGCTTTTTTCATTAAGTCTTGTCTTTCTAAACTTCCTTTTTTAAGTTTCTTAGCTTCAGCTCTAAGTTCATTGATTACAAAATCATAGTTTTCTAATTGTTCTTCTATAGCTTGTCTTTTAGCTGAAAGTTTATAGAATGCTTTTATTTTTCCCATATTACCCCTCCTTGAATATTATTTTACAACTTTTCTCGTTGCTTGTCTATATTTATTTTAATTTGTTTTTCTATCCATCTATCTATTTCTTTCCAATGTTCATAGTTACACCATTGAAAATTTTCTATCCTCAAATTCTTGCTTAATTCATATTGTATAAAATATTTTTCTAACCATACTATAGTTGTTGAATTTATTTTGGTTGGTAATATAGCAAATCTCTTAGTTGTTTTCTTATCGCCAACTTTATGTTTTTCTTTTTCTTTGATTTTAAATATCATAATTCACCTTCCTATTACTCGTTTATTAGATCTAATATAATTCTTTGACCACAATTCTTACAATATTTATCATCAGTCTCCACATGTTTCTTACATACAGGGCAAATATTTAAATCATTTTCATCAAATTGAATTGCTTTAGGTATTTGTTTTTCACAAGCTTTTTTAATTCCTTTTCTTTTAATTTCTGTAATATCTAAATTATCAATCTCATATAAATACATTCTTGTTAAATTCATAATTAATCCTATCCTTTCTAATTGATAACCATTCCCCTTAAAACACGTCATTTATCTACATCTTAAATTAGGTACTGCCCCACCAGTTCTTTTTCCATCAGTTTTTATTTCGTCCCTTTTTGTATCTATAATTTCAATTCTTCCTTCATCAAACCAAGTAGCATCATTATTCCTACTTTCTTTTGCAAATTCAGGTGATAATCCATAAGAAATATCTCCAGTTATACTAATTGATATTGTTATTATTTTCCCTTGGAAATTTGTTATCTTATCTTTTGCCAACATACCAAATTCATATAGTGCCTGATCAATATCATCATATTTATTACAAGAACTATTTTCTTCTAATTCTTTATATACACCTTCATCTAAAAATTTAAGTGTTGGAGCATCTACCCATTCAGATTCTTTTCCACTTATCAACTCAACTCTATCACATCCAGTAATGAATTTAGCTCTACCTTTTAAAATCCCCTCAAATCCTGTAACAATATCCTTACAATTATAACCAAATTCTAATTTTTTCATTTTAATCATTCTCCTTTTAATTATATATTTTAATCTTATTTAATCATTTAAACTATCACTTTTAAAATGACTTACATTTAATCATGTTTTAAATAAATTTCATAATCTAATACTTTATAAGCCTCAGTTTCTCCACCATCCATATTCATTTTATTAACAATCTCTTCTATTGTATTACTTAAATAGAAATAACCTGTACCATCAAATCTAATCAAAGCAAATTTTGACATATCCTCATTTATGATTCTTGGTAAACATCCTACTATGTAATATTTTTCTGTATAATTACTATAAACTATATTTCCTACTTGTAATTCATTATTGTTGATTTTATTTAATTTCATAATTTTTTCTCCTTTTTTATTTGTTCTTTTAAATTATATTTAATTATTATTTGATTTATATTTAGTCCATTAGATAATTCAGTATAAACTAAATTTAAAACCATAGCATAAGAGTTCGATGTTTTAATATTTATATCTTTACATAGTTTTTTTAAATATGTTTCTCCAACATTGAACTCTTGTGATAATCTTTTAATAATATCATCATACATTATTAACTGTGTTTCAATCTGATATTTTAAATCTAAGAATCCCATTTTAATCTCTCCTTTTTATATTAATTTGTTTGTCTAAACTAATATTAGCATAAACTTCCAATCAATGCAATAGTAATTCTATTAATTTATTTAATTATTTACATTTTGCTAATTGAAAATAAATATCAACTTAAAATGCAAATTTTATTTGGATTTTAGCGAAAATTAAAAGGCTACAACCTAGTCATAGCCACATTCTTGATTTTTGTTAATTTACTAAAAACATTTCTGTCTTCATTAAATTAAGATACTTTATTTTCAACCTCATTTTTAATAGCTTCAATAATCTCTTCATTACTAAATGATACTATTATCACATTTTCATACCACCTTCTAATTATTTATAAACTAATTGTATTCTCACATTCTATTTTAGTTACTCTAAAACCATAATTCCATTGTATTTCTTCTAAAAAATTATCTTTTTCAATTTCATCACCTATTTTGCATTCTTTGATTACAATATCACAGATTTTATTAAATGCATCATTGGTTATGTATTGATCATTTAAAAGATATATAATCTCACTTGTCTTTTCTTTTTGTAAAATTAATTTATATAAATACATATAACCACACCCTTTCAAATCCCATATTACTATTATACCATTAATTTGCAATTAATATACCTATTTATTAATACTGTTTATATTAATTTATTATCATTCTTATAGCATGTGAGTTTTATAAAACTCTTAATATAAGATCAGAGAAGGTATATTGCCTTCTCACCTCTAAGCAGTTTTTACAACTTTAAAATTATTATCCATAAATTCAATAATGTTGTTTAATAACTCATAACCATCTTTAGTTTTACATCCATTAAAACTCTTATATAGACTATAGATATAATCTTCATCTTTCATGAAATCTACACTGATTGAATTTATACATTTGTTATGTTCTTTATTGCTATACACCCCTATATTAAAGCAAAATGATGTAATATATTTCCCGTCATTGCCAGTGCTACCGTATGGCTTAATATAATTTTCTGTTTTACCATCATATTTACTATTTAAAAATTCTTTAAATCTATCATTAATTGAACCTTCGGCGTAGAAAAAATCATGAGTCATTATTCCTATATTATATGTCCTATTTATATTGCACGTATAATCCCTGAATTCCATTTGTGGCTCACTATAATCAACCAAGCTAACTCCGTAACTTAATTCTTCTCCATGACTTCCTTCTTCATCTGGAACATCTAAAAACAATGTCCATTGAACTCTTCCTTGTTTACCACCATTTATATTTTCTATGTTCCACATTCTTATAGTAAATTCACTATCTTCACATTTAAAAAATGTTCTTGAATCATAACATTCTATAATAGTAACATCTTTATCTACTAACCCGTATTTCTTCTTCATTGGCGTTTTGTTTATTACCTTCTTTACTAGTTGTTCTAATTCCTTACTTTCAGTTTTTTTAATTATCATATTCTCTATCTCCTTTTAATTGCATTTACTTTAATTTCGAATCTTATAATATTATTATACCATAATATTGAAATTATATACCTTGTTTTATTATTATTTATTTTAATTTATTTTAATTTATTTATTATGTATTAAATTGCTTGTCCTAAATTTTCATTATGTAATAATTCTTTTTGTTTTATGTATTCATCAGAATATTTCCATTTCAAAGGTGTTCCATCTTCTAATTTACCACAATAAATTCTTGTTCCATTACAACATGAGTTTATATGTCTATAAGATATTATTTTGTAATATTCTCCTGCTTCTTTAATCGTATTAAATTTTTTATTTGTAGTAACGCAAACATATTTTTCTTTACAATATACAATTGTTTTTGAATCATATGTATAATCTTGATTATACAATTCTTTTAATTTGTTTTCTATATCATATTTTATGTATTCTTCAGGAGTTAAATCTTCTATGTATTTCCATTGTAATTTTGTTCCATCAAATAGTTTTCCACTATATTTTTGTTTCCCTTGACAACAATTTCCTATATGAGCATTATCTATATGATAAAATTTCCCAGCTCCTGCGATAGAATTAAAAACAATATTAAATGTTGTACAAATCACTTTTTTCTTAACTTCTTTTTTAATATAATTTTCTATATTCATTTTTTTAATACTATTTATTTTATTTTGAATATCTATATCTGTCATATGTATATAATCTTCATAATAAGCCCAAATCAATCTTGTTCCATCAGGAAATCTACCCGATGTTGATTGTAATCCCCTGCAACATTTTCCTATCGTTCCACTGTCTTTTCTAAAACCACAATAGGTATTGGCATCACCTATACTTAAAAATATTTTTCTATTGTTAAGACAAACTACCTTTTTAAATTGTACATTTAGTTCTATATCTTCCATTCGTTCTTCCGCTTTATGTATTGTATAATCATTTAAGTACATCCATACCATTTTTTCACCTGTAATTGGATTTAATCCTGCATATCTATATTCTCCTTTACATGCTAAACTAATTGTTTTTCTGTCTATATTATATTTTTTACCAGCTTGTTTAAGTGATAAAAAGGTTTCATTTGTGTTAACACATATAACAGGTAAAGATACTTCCAATTTAGATATTCTATTTTTATTTTTAGATTCCTCAGTATGTTGAAATCCACAACCACTTCCACCGCCAATATTTTTATTGTATCCATATTTCCTATTATCAGAATCATAATAAGAAATCCAACATTGCTCTTTGATATTTAATTCTTCTTGGGAAAAAGCAATATCAAATACTTCTACTATTTCAAAAGCTTTAAATCCATGTGTTTTTATAGAACTTAATAAATGTTTATTTGCGTCTAATTTTCTTTTTAATCTACCTTTATGGTAATTATATACTCTTTCAATTCCTGTACCTTTGTAATTATATCTTTTATAAAAACCACCTTCTTGTGCGGTTTGTCCAATATAAACTTTGCCATTAACAATATTTGTTATTCTGTATATAATCCCATACACTTCTAAATTCCCTATTTTCATGTCTGCACCTTCTTCTATTAATTTATTGCCAAACCATATAAAGTTAATTATTTTCAAATTTAAGGGAAGCAATTATACTTCCCACATTACCTATAAATAACCCATTTATTTATAATTTGTACCCTAATTTACTTAAAGCATAAAATACTGCACATATTCTTGTACTTGTAACTTCCATTGATTTTCTTTTAAATCTAAGTCTTCCATCACATGTTACATCAATATCTGTATTATCCAGTTCTCTAGATGTTTTTATAAATTCAATCATATCATCACTTGAACAATTGTTTGGAATTAATTTAAATAATGTGTCTTTATCATTGATAAGTTTTGCATTGTTAACAGCTATATATCTCATATCATCTAAATCTAATTCAACAATATTAGCAAATCCTTTTTCTTGAAGATAATCTACAACTGCTTGACCTATATTTATAGTTGGTATAATAATTTTACAATTATCAATTCCTTTTATTGATTCTATCAATTTATCAGCAATATCTTCTAACTTATTTCCAGTAATTTTAATAAATCTAATTATTTTTAATTCTGAATTGTTGTTCTCTTCGAATAATACTCCATAATTTGTTCCTTCTCTAGATACATCAAAAGATAAATAATAATTCTTACCACTTGGAATATCACTACTATAACTAATTCTTATATCATTATTAAATATAGTTTTAACTCTATTATTTGTAACATTGTCCATTGATGTAATTATTTCCACTTCGATAGTTTCGTCTCCATATTGACTCTTTTTAATTTCTCCTATGTATAGATTATCAATGTCTTTCAACTTTAGCATTTTGCCAAAATCACCTTTTGTAAAAAATACTTTTGCTTTTCCTAATTGTGTACTGTTCATTTAATATCATCCTTTCTTTTACTGCCTTTGCAGTCATCCTTATATTTTTATAATTCACATAGATTTTCACTTGTGAACTAATTCTAAAATACCAATATAGATATACTAGAATTACCTCAAAAGGAGGTTTTATCTTTTGTTTGATTATTTAATTTATTTCTTTTCTTTAAAACTTTCAACTGAATCTTCCTTAATAATATCATCAATTATTTTAATTAATTCTTCTATCTCACTAACAGTTAATTCAATACTATCATCTGCATTAACTTCATCTTTTAACTTTACCAACTCTTCTTTTATTAATAATTTTCTATTTTCTTCATAATCGACATGTACTCTATTCATTACTCTTTTATAAAAATCACTATATCTTTTACCTTCTGATTCATATTCAGACATTTTGCCAGCTTGTTTTAATTTTTCAACTAAATTAAAATCTTTAGGATATCCTATAGTTTGATTTGGATTCGTTTTAAATTCATTAATTTCATCTCTTAGTTTATCAAGTTGATAAGTTCTTATATAATCATACATTGCATCAAATATTTTTATGTCCTCTTTACTTAATATTTTTTCACTCATTTATATATCTCCATTCTTTTTAATTTATTAATTATTCTTAGCTGTTTTTCAAACTTGTACATTAAATTTAGCTACTATTGGCTTAGATTGTTTTGTATTACCTACCGTATAATAGATTTCAACAGTATTTTTATCTATGTATACTGGTTCTTCAAAACTAACGTTAATTGATAATTTACTTGTATCCATATTTCTCACCTACTTATATTTAATATTAATACATTAATTTGTTGTTATCAATATTTTCTTTGGAATATTTTTCTAAATTTATTTATAAGAGAGTTTTGATTATTCAATTTTTAAACTTCCATTTACTCTCTCATACTCCAGTTTACTCCGTTTTTCAAACATAAAAACCCTTTAAAATTTCCCTTTTACTTAAAAATTGTTATATTAATTTATTTATCTCGTATATGTTTTAAATATTTCATTTTCTCTAATCTCGCATTTAGTTTGTAGTCTACAAAGCGATACAACGAATAATACTGTAAAACTTATTATTATTCCTAAAATTATTAACATTATTATTTCCCCCTTATTTGATTATTTTTATCTCATATAGAGTTTCATTATCTATATCATTAACTGTATGTAGCCCTAATAACTTATCTAATACTATTAACCCTATTACTATCAATATTCCTTCTAACATCTTATCTTACACGCTTCCTTTCTTCCTATTTATTAATTTTACAAATTTCTCTTGTTCATTTAATTCATATTCTGCATAAGATTTTGATACTGAATTTATTAAGTGTTGCTTTTGTTGTAATGATTTATATTTAATTTTAACAGTGATTCCTTTTATCTTAGGCAATGTATCAGTTATTCCATAAATATGATCTTCATTAACTTCAATAATATTATCTTTATGTTCATGTGAAGGGCTTCTCATATATTCTACTTTTAATATTTCGTCCACTTCATTCAATATATCACCGTTCATTTGTAATTGTCTTTTGTGATATCCGTTTTCATAATTCAACTGGGTTAAATGATTATCTTGATTACTTATTTTCTTTTCTTGTACTTGAAATCCACCTAGTTGTCTAACTAGCATTTCCATTGTTTTTAGTTCATTCTTTGCCTCTCTCCGAGCTTGTCTAAGTTTTTGTAATGACTTCGCTAGTTGCCACCCTGTATATAAATCGAATTTCCCTAATCCTTCTATCTTATGTAGTAAATCTTGTTGTACATCATTAAAGACTTTTTCTTTTATCTTAAGTTTATTATAATATTCTTTAGCTTCTATGATATTTGTATTAATTTGATTAGCGTAACTTGTAGCTTTACACAATTTAATCATTTCCTTTCTTTATATATTAATTTGTTTTGTATTATATATTAAGTATAAGGTTAAATATGGAAGATGTCAATAGTATTTCTAGTATTTATATTAATTTATTTTATGTATTAGTCCGTTATTTCAACTTTATAGTTAATCATAGCTATGTATAGGTGTTCAGGAATCTGATCTTTATAATCATTTGCTACTTGCTTAATTCGATTTTCCTTAAATTCTTTATAAGATTGAAATGCTTCTATTTTAGTATCAAATGTCCCAAGATATATACTTTTATTATTCTTATCTGTGCCTTTTGCTCTAATTTTCCCATCTTTCTTATTTAAACTAACACCAATAGGAAAATCCCCTCTATAATTCTTTCTATTAATAAACAAATTATTTATCCTTTCTGGAACAAAACAACAAGTATCAGGTGAATATATTTTATTTCCCTTAATTAGAATATCTTTATCAAGACACATTTTCTCTCCTTCTATCTCATAATAATTTTCTTTATACCAGCGTACAAAATTCTCAAAATTGTACCATTCTTCTGCTACAATACAATCTTTATATGTAGGATATTTTTCTTTATACTTTTTACTATAACATCTAGTCATCATACTATTCCACTTATAGTATTCTTTACTTGTACTATTGTTTTCGTTTAAAACACTTACCTTATGGGCAATTCTATTAGTACAATTACTAACTTTTCCTTTTTTAAAATTGTCATATTGCGTTTTAACTCTATATCCACCTTCAAATTCAACTATAATATTTTGTGTATTAATGTACTCTACAATAGTCATTTTAATACCATGATTGTTATATTTTACTTCTCCAGTTCTATCAATAAGACATGCCCTTTTAGAATTTTGTTTTTCATAGTCTGAATTTTTTATTAATCCTCTTTTAAAATTATTATATGTTTTATTATAAGATATGTAACCATCTTCAAACTCAATATCTACATCGTTACATCCTCGATATTCTTTAATCCACATCCTTAGCCCTTGAGTGTTAATATTTTCTTCACCTATTCTATTTAATAATTTTTCTTTCATTATTTTTCTCCTTTTCAATTTACTTTTAAACTAACAAGAGAGTAATTCCAAGATTTCTCCCAGTCTTACTCTCTTATTGATACCGACTTCTAATTAATAATGATTATCCACGGTCAGAAGGACCAGCCCATGCAACTAATGTAGTAACGATCATTGATGTAATTATTATAGCCATCATCATAAAGTATTTAACTCTAGCTTTTGTGTTTTTGCTTATCTTCATTTTTGTTCACCTCTCCTCCATATGTACTATTAGCATAAGATTTACTTATACTAAATTGTAAATATGGAAGAAATTATCTTTTGTTTATTTAATTTAGCTTACTTTATTATTTCTTTTTTCTTCTTCTTTTAATAACAATACATTTTTATATAATGCAACATCTGTTTTTTTAATTTCTTTTTCAAAACATTCAAATTGATCTTGATATTGTTTATTATTGTTATGTAATAATATGTCCATTATTTGTAGGACAATATTATCATTACGCTCTAGCAAACTTATATTAAATTTTGCTGTTAATTTATTAAAATAACCCATTGTATCATTTGGAGTGCATGTTTTAAACGCATCATAATATTCCTCATATGCTTTTATTTTCTCCTCATTGCTCAATTCATCTTTATAACTATCTATATAATTATTAAGGGCTTTACTATACTTGTGTTTATTCTCTTTTTTATAATTAGGAATTGAATTCAATTCATCTAATAGTAATTTCGAATGTAATTTTGCTGATTGTAAGTGTTCAGGCTTTTTGGTTAATAGTTCTGCCACAACTAATCCATTTAATAACAATCTCCTGTTTTCTATTTTTTTTAATTTGTCGTGCATTTGAAGAAATAATTTTTGTAATTCAATTATTGCTTTATCTATATCACCTTTTTTACCATTAACCCCGTCCCAAATATCATATGCCTCATCTAATTTCTTTTTAAATAGTCGTTCAATGGCATCTTCATTTATCATCTTAATGCAACCCCTTTAATCCTCATATATTTTACATGACTACAGATTCATCTCCTGTTTTATATATTTTATAATAATCTCTATAGTCTAATCCATTTTCTTTACAAATGTCTTCTAGTTCCATTAAAAATATTTCTCTTTCTTCTAATAAATGTTTGACTAAACTTTCAGTCTTTCTTCTTGCTATGGCTTTTTCATAAGTGTGTATGTCTTCTAATTTTTCTTCTAATCTAATTCTTATTTCTTTATTTAATTTCTCCAATGGCGTTTTCTCTTTTAAATCTCCTAATTGAATGTTTCGGGCATTATCTATGCGTTTCATGGTCAATTCGTCCACAGTACCAACATAAGTAAGCAAATCATATCTAACGTCTATAGTTGTTATTTGTTCTGTAAGAACTAGAGATTTTTCTTTTAAACCAAAATTCTCAATCTCGACGTGAACAGGAATATTAGCTTTTGACGATACTTTGCTTGTGATTGGGAATCCATTTACGATAGTTGAATATTGATTACTTAAACTATTTGAGGTTATTAAAAATGGACGTATATTACATTGGCAACTACCATTCCTTTTCCCTAAATTAACATACCAAATTTCACATCTTTTTGCTCTTTTAATCTCTCTATATTTTGTTTCGTTATTTAATTTATTATTACTATAACTACTCATTAGTTGATCAATTCTTTTGGTGTCCACAACTCCTCCTTTATTTGGAACATCATTTATAGCTATTTCTTTTTCTGCCAATTTATCTCTTAATTCTTTTAATCTATTATCATTTTCTAATAAAGTTAGCATTACGACCACCTTCCGCTTAATTAATTCCTTCTTAATTTCCAATTAAAATTACTTTTTTATATACTTTAATTTGTTTCATCTCATGTTTAAATTTTACTGCTAATTCCATTTCTTGTCAATACCTTTTTCCAATTATTTATAATTTATTTTTAACTTCTTTATTAATTTGTTTTGTCAATTCCTATATTCTTATATTACTACTTATTTCCAAACCTGTCAATAACCTTTTTAAATATTTTTTGTTTATACAATAATTTGTTTAATATCTTGTCCATGAGTTAATAATACACCTACCTGAATACAATGTCAACAACTATTTAATAAATTAATGTAATAAGTTTTAGACTTTAAAATATAAAAGAAAGACTAGAAATTACTTCTAGTCTACTACTCTATATCAACAGCGTCAAAGCCGATTGATGCACAAATATCTTTAACTGTTTGATATGAGTTTGGATCTATTACTTTAAACTCTGCTGTTTTAGCTTTAAAACTTCCTGTTTGTCGCTTGATAACATTATCTCCAGTCAAACTCTCATATCTCTTTCTCATCATAGCGACTGATGTAGCATTAATTTTAGATTCATTGAAAATCTTAATTATAGCTTCAATATCATATGAACTAATCTTTCTCTCTTTTCTAATTTGTAATAATAATTCAAACTCTCTAGTAAATAATAAATCGTTAAAAGAAATTCTATCTATTTTTTCTGCATCTATTACTTCTTCTTTTCGTTTTTTATTTAATAATTTAAACGCAGTAAACACTCTACTATTTACAGTATTATAATTAGCTATTTCTCTCGTATTAATTACATATGCGTCAGATTGGAATAATTGTTTTATTGATTCTTCTTCTACAATACTATCTACTTCTAATAAAAACTCTATAAATCTATCATCAATCGGCATCAATGTTATAAACTCTTCATTCTCATTATAAACACTGATAAATTTGTTTACTACATCTATATCTTTATATCTCAATCGTCTCATATAAATCACTTCTCTACCTAAAACACCATATCGAGCTAATAATAGTGGCTTTATATTTTCTGAACCAACACACTCTTTCATTTCTCTCATTAAACTATAAAATTCATCCATATTGTATAATTTAGTTTGAAGTAGTTTTTTACTAGATTTTAGAGTCTTCATAGATTCTACTCCGGACAATGGGTTAACAGATATATCCCCTTTTTCAATATAGTATTCAAAATACTTATTAACAAACAGTTTTATAGTTCCCATTGTACTCTCCATAGCATATATGAAGCTATTTAGCATAGATACTACTTCGTTACTCTTAAAGTCTTTTAAATCTTTATTTTTAGCAACTTCATAATCATGGATATTGTTATTATAAACCGACCATAAAGGCTTTTTAGTTATTTCGTCCTCATAAGTATTATTTAACCACACAATCTTATCTATTTGAAATTGGTCATATTCACCTAAGATTCTTTGCTTTTCCTTTTCTGTTGCTTCAGGTGTATCTCTTTCGTATTTTTGACCTATAAATTCTAAATTTTCTTTAAGCAACACGTAGCACCTCCACTGTTAAATTTGCAAAATAATTATACACATCTTTATAATTACACGTATTTGGACTATTCTTTAATTTTAATTTTTTTAGTTCAGATTCTGGAATTGAATATATATTATCAACAATCTCATCTATCCTATTATAATCTCCTAGTACTCTCATTGTATTTGCAATCGCAAGATAACCAACAAACATATTGCAGTCTAAAAGACTACTGTTATTTTTCATTTCTTCTATATCATCATTAAAATATTTAAATTTCAATGTATCAATTAATTCATCAATTGTTGAACCCAATTTTTTTGATATATCTCTAACTAATCCTTTTTTCTCTACAGGAATTTCGGTTAATGTTAAAGCATCTAATAATATAGTTTTATAAGTTAACTTTCTTACCATTTTACGTTCTTCAAAATTTAATGCAATTTCGTCTTTTAATACTGTTGAATTCTCTTCAATTAATTTCAAGAAATCTACATCATCGCCTTGTTTAAATCCTTTAATAAATTCAGGATTTGTATCTGATCTCTCGAATATTTGTCTGATTAATTCTTGAGCATCAGATAAACTTCTCAATACAACCCTAATATCTAGACCACCTTGTAATATAGCACCGTTATTTTGTGCTTTATACTGTTCTACAGCTTGATATACTGCTAACATTCTATGAAAACCATCTAACATATCTATAACTGTGAAAGTCTCACTATCTAAATCATAATTCGGACTTACATATAAAGTTCCTACATTTGGGTATTTTTCTTCATCTATTGATTCATAATGGCGATTAGGTTCAAAATTTTCCTCTCCTTCAGCAAGTCTAATATTCACAATTATTTGAGTATCTTCTAATTTTTTGGTTTTAGACAATAATAAATTTGTCATTGCGTCAACATTTTTCTGATTAATATCAATAATTCTAACTGAATCGTCTTTAGTCCCTAACGATTTTGTCTTGTATGCTCTCTGAGATAATTTGTTATATCTGAATAGTACAAATTTAATATAATTATAGATTTGTTCATATGTGATTCGCCCAACATAGTTATAATTATCTACTTTTTGCATAAAAGGCAATACTACTTGTGTTACCTTCTTCTCTACATTAGTAAAACTATTATAGTCTAAAATATCTGTATCGCTAAAATATTTTCTATAGTTTAATTTTTCTAATGCTAAAACCTCATAGCAAACCTTAGTAATAGCAATTTTTTCTTCTTTAGATAATTTGTTTAATTTAACTGAACCGTCTAAAAACAATCCTGCTGTGATGTTTGTATTCAAATTCTTTTTAGCCAATTCTACATTAATTGATTTAATCAGCCCTTTATTTTTAAATTCTTTATTAACCACATTTTCTAATTCTTTATTTAAATTGTCCTGACTATAAATCATGACTTCTTGTTGTCCTTGTTTAAGTTCCATAAAAATTCACTCCTTCATTAATATATTATTTATATTATTAACATCTATATTAATTATTATACTCGTTCAACAAATTAAATGCAACAAAAAAAGTAATAAAATAATTACTATTTTTATTATTTTATTACTTTTTATTATATAATATTAAATTGTTCTTGTCCATCATTTGGTAATTTTAATTCTTATGACTCTCTTGCCATATTCCAATATTAATATTTCATCTATGTAGTCACATTTTTTAAAGCTATCATTCTCTATTTCTATATCCATTATACTAATTCCTATAGTACCCCAGAAATCTTTAGCCTTACACAGTAGATTTTGTCTATTCTCTTCTATTAATAGATTTTTATTATTTTGTTGAGCCATGAAAATATAACCTAGTATATTATCTACATTTATTCCTCTTTCTTTATTTTGTATTTGTTTAATTTTTTCTACTCTCATTTCCATTCTCGCACCCCTTTAATTATTTTTTGATTTTATATATTAAAACAAATTAATGGTTTAAACTTATTTTCAATTTCATTTTATAACAAATTAATATAGTATGTCAAGTTGTTTTTGGAATTATTTACATTTTGTTCATTGTTATATGAATTAATGATATTTTTCCATTGTAATACTATTTTCGGATATTATTAACGAAAATCGGATTCACTTTTGTAAACATGTTGTAAATATTATCCAACATGTTATAGAATAAGAGCAAAGGAGTTGTAAAAGTAAATATGGTTAGGATGAGGTTACATATTCTGATGGCTGAACGTGGCATCACTCAAAAACAACTATCTCTTATTGTTGGGATCAGGCAAGGAACATTAAGTGGTTATTGTTCAAATAATTATAAACATATTGTAAATACACATATAAATAAGTTATGTACTTACTTTAATTGCAGTATTTCAGATTTAATTGAATATAAACAAGATAATTCTTAAAGATTAGATATTAATATTTTTATCTAGTCTTTTTATTTTCCATATTTTAGTACGAATGTTTGTTCTCTATTGTTATTATATTACAGAACGTGCGTTTGGTCAATGCAAATTTTAACTATTCCGTATTTTGATAAATATTTAACAAATTTATATACATTAAGATAAATTTTTATCAAGGTATTGTCTAAGTATTATTATGTTCATTATGTTCATTGTCTATGTTCATTTTCTATTATACACTAATTATCATGATAATAGTTTGACTCACAGGCAAACTTTAAGCTAAAGATATGTAAATTACCAATATTTATTCATTGATTCGACAATAACTTTCATGATATAATAATGAAAATAATAACTTTTGTCGAAAGGGTCTAGTTAATGTATTACTTACCGATAAAAAAGATAAGGCATCTCAAGGGTATGACATTGAAAGAACTATCAGAAAAAACTGGATTATCTATTTCTTATTTGAGTAGATTAGAAGACGATAATAGCACTAGAAGTCGGACTCCAACTTTAATAACTTTAGAAAAAATTGCAATCGGGCTTTCGGTATGTCCAACAGATTTAATCTTTTACTTATGCACTAATTGTCAAATAAACAACTGTAAAAAGAGAGATAGTATAGATTTAAATAAGTTAATTGAAGAAAATTTAAACTTTTATATTTAATTATATTATATAAGCTAGGATAAATTTAATAATCCTAGCTTATTTTTATATATTAATCATCAATATCTACTTCATATCTATACATTGAATCATAAAGTTTCTTCGGTATTTTATCTTTATAATAATCTGCTACTTCTTTAATGTGTTTTTCCTTATATACTTTATATCTTTGAAATGCTTCATTTTGATCTGAATATGAACCAAGATAAACTTTATTATTTAATAAGGTATTCCTACATGTTGATATAAACTTACCATTATCATCATCAAAATATACCCCTATGGGATATTTTCCTCTTGCTTTATCACATTTAGTAAATAAACTATTAATTTTTTGTGGTACAAATACACATGTTTCTGGAGAGTATATTTTATTTCCTTTACATAGAATATCCTTATCCAATGCCATAATCTCATTATTTATTTCATAATAATTCTTTTCGTACCACGTTGCAAAGTTTTGGAAATTATGCCACGATTTATCTGCTACGCAATATTTATAAGTTGGTGTTTTTAATTTTTGGTTCTCATTGTAGCATCGGGTCAGCATGCTTTTCCATGTCATAAATTGCTTATTATATTTTAATTTAGAATAATCAACATGATATTTACCCTCTCCTAAGTAGCCTATATTAAATACAAATTTGTGATATGGGTTTATAATAGTCCCTAGTTTAAAACTATTATAAGTTTTATGCTTTACAATAATACCATCTTCGAATTTAACATTTATATCGTTTTGATTTATATAGTTGATTATTTCCATTTTTTCATTTACTTTATTATAATTTGTTTCACCCGTTCTATCTTTAAATTTATTTAGTAATGCACATTCTGGGCATCCATGACCACATAACAAGTTTAATGGAATAGATTTCCATTCATGATTACATGACTTGTCCTTTACTAAAATTTTAGTTGTGCTATTAATATACTCTTCGATCACCTCAATATTCGGATTAATAACAAACATTTCTTCTTTAAATTGTTCTGTAGTTTTTCTTTTCCCCATATATTATCTTCTCCTTCATATATATTGTTTTAATTTATTTATATATGTACTAATGTGATATATAATCTATCAAAAGATAAACATTGTATATCACATAAATATTCATAAATATTTATTTCAAAGTAATTTTAAATCATCAATATAGCATTCATGAATATCTAATCTATCACCTTCATTAACCTTTACAATTGCTACAGGAAATACCTTACCTAATTGCTCTATTACGCCCTCAACTTCAACTCCATGCAGACTTATTCCTTGCACATTATCACCAATTTTATAATCCATATAAACCACCTCATAATATTATTTTCTATATTATAGCTATTTTAGCATAATTTAAATGACATTTCTTTATTTTCTTTATTACTACTGCAAAACATTAAATTCCACATACAATCACATAAATCAGACAACGGGATCACTTCTTTACTTTTATATTTTTTCTTAACTCTAAACAATTCTTTAATTTGATCTTCAATCTCACAAGGTTTAATACCAATTATGCTCCCTCTATCTACTTTAACACTTATTCCACTATCCATTTTAAAACTCACTATACTTTCATACATACTTAATCTCACCTTTCTTTTATTTTTAATTTATTAAATTTCATTTAAAAGTAACATTTCATTCTAATTTATCTATATAGTCTTAACTCTTTTATGCTTCCAATCAACTTAGATATTGAATCAATTCCAAACAATGATACCCATACATGCGAACAGGTTTGTGCAAGCAGTCCGGACACGGAATATTTTATAGCTAATCCTATAGTGACAATCGTCAGCCCCGTAGTCACTATTGCTACTACTATAAATGCGTTGTATAGTTCTTTACTATTCATATTTTCAAGCTCCTCATAATTATTAAGCTGATTTAATTTTTATAATCTTCTTGTAACCCTAACTTATATTTTAATTCATATAACTTTTCTTGCTTTAAAATTATTTCTGCTTCTAATTCTATTATATCTTCTTGAATATCATAAATCTCGTCTTTAGTCTCATTAATCATATCTTCTTTATTCATATTTATCCCCTCACCTTATCTTCCTTTTTATTGATATGCAATAAAAATACTCTTTCGATATCTTTCACATCTTTTTCAAATTGTTCATCATCATAAATATCACCACTATTAACTATATTTATAAAAGGAACTATTGCTTCTTCTGTATCATTACAATTAATAAATAAGTCTGGATCTAATCCATATTCATTTTGAATCATATCAATAAATTCTTCACTTAATTCGCTTACTTTCCTAGCAGTATCATTAATTTGTATTAGTTTTCTCTTTAATTTTGATGGCAATTTATTCAATTCTCAACACCTCTTAGTATTAATAATATTACCAATTTACCTAGACTCTAAACCTATAAAATCAGATTTTTATTCATTTGTCATTTTCTATATATTTAATAATTTCTTCTTTAAATTTTCTTAATTTTTGCAACTCTTCATCATCAGTTAATCCTAATAAATAATCGATACTAACATTGAGTAATTCAGCCATTAAAATTAGTTTTTCCGTATCTGGATAATTGACTCCAGTAGTATATTTACTGACTGTAGATTTTGTTATATTTAGTTTTTTTGCTAGTTCAGATTGTGACATATCGTTTTTATATAATACACCAATTAATCTTTTTGCAAAAATTTCTTTATTATTAGGATTATTTAACGCTTCATTTAAATTATTTTCAACTGTAAAATCTTTATTACTTATTTCTGTTACATATAACAAATCATCAATACTAATTTTCAATACCTTTGCTATGTTTGAAAGAATTTCCATTCTTGGAGTCCTATTACCTGTTAGATATCTTGATATTGTGGCTTCCGTTACCCCTACTTTCTCTGAGAACTCTTTTTGAGTTAAATTAACAATTTCTAATTCTGCCGCAAGTCTTTCAGCAAATGTTTTATTAATGTTTCTCACTCCTTAACTTTATAAAATTCCTATCTTATTTAGATTCATCGTCTTTCCATATACAAGCATAAATATCATCCTTACAAACATAAGTTAGTTTATTAGTATTGTTTAATTGTATTTGATATGGACAACAATTATCAGGTTTATGACATTCATATATATTTTTACTCATTACTTCACTTCCTTTATATTTATAATATTATACCATTTTACTAAATTTTAGTCACTTTTGATAAAAGATTTAATTTATAGGGTTTTATAAATCCTCCATAACGTTTTTCATACGCTCTTCGTCCATTGTTATATATACTCTCGAAGTGTTGATATTTTCATGCCCTAAAACTTCTGCTACCATTAAAATATCTTTAGTTTTTCTGTATACATTAGTTCCTACGGTATGCCTTGTAGTATGTGTTACATATTTCTTATCTGTAAGACGTGCTATTTTGTATAATTTTTTCATCATAACTTGCACTGAACTTTTATCAATACCCCTTCTAAAATTTGATATGAATAGAACATTCTTATATTCCTCATCAACACCTTCTACTATTCTATTTTCCATATATTCTTTTATTGCTTCTAAACATTTTTTATTTAAATAAACAGAATCTTCTTTATTTCCTTTTCTTAATATTAGTAATTTATTTTCTTGAATATCATTTAGTTTTATATGAGCAAGTTCTGAAACACGAATACCAGTATTTAATAGTATAGTCACAATACATTTATTTCTATAATAAAACATATCTTCACGATTCAAAGCATCATATATTTTTTCAACTTGTTCATCTGTAAATGCTATTGGAATTTTCTTACCTATTTTGGGGCTATCTAAATCTTCTGCTATATTTGTAGCTACAATATTTTCTTTACGCAAATATTTCCAATAAGATCTTAAACAAGCAACCTTTCTAGCTCTTGCATATTCTGAATTTTCTAGTTTATTTTTTGAATAGTTTATAAATTTATTTAAATCGTATGTTTGTAATGATTTTAATGTTTTATTGGAAATTTCTTTTTTATTTTTGTAATCTTTCAAGAATGTAAAAAATACTCTTAAATCTGATTCATACCCTGATATTGTTGTTTTAGCTTTATTATCTGTATTTAATTGTTCTAAAAAATCCATTGCTGATAATGGTAATTTTATATTATTTTTCTTTTCCATGATTGTCACTCCTTATTTTTTTGTTTACATATGTAATATTACAATTTGTTTTAGTAATTATATTTTTTATATTAATTTTATGCAAGTTATAAGAAAAATATTCCTTATAACCTCTGAAAACTAACACTAATAACTTGGTAAATTGATAGTTTTAGCATCTTATTACATACCCATTTTAACATCTATACCTTGCCATATTATACTCCAAATACAAGCAAATCCACATAAGATTATATCGCCCCACCAAAATATATCATTATGAGTTATAAAATTTAATATCAAACTAAGTATTCCTAACATTACACTTATCCAAAATACCATATTTATAAATTTACTATCTTCTTTATAAACTTTATTACTATGACACATATCATGCCTATAATTTTTATTTTCACAACATGGACAAATAACATAGTCTGATGATGATTTATTATTTCTATCATTCATATAAAAATCATTTTCATGAAAAATGTGACTACATACTTTTTCTTTCCCTTTCTTATTTTTATAGAAACCTCCACAAAAATAAGAACTCTTTGTATAATAATTTTCTTCAATACTTTTCATAACACTATATCCTTCCTTAATTTATTATATTCTATTAAATCAATGTATTTATCAACTTTTATAAAATATGTCCACCTAATTCAATGCTCCACTCATTTAATCTAAATATTCCATATGCACCATTGTATTTAACCTCATATCCAATTAAATCATGGTTTGAATTATATAACTCATTACTTATTATTCCTTTATAAGTAATTGTTGTACCACCTATTTTCTTAACACATTTGATAGACCTCAATTCTCCCACCTCACTTCCAATGAAATTATGATATTATTGCCTTATCTATCAACTTCAACTTCCATTCCTAAATCTTCTAATAAATCTTTAATATTACACGCCAACTCTCTTACACCACATTGCGAATCAAATGACCATCCATTTACCCAAATCATAGTATCTCCTATTTCAATTATAACCTTTTTCTTTTCATCTTCCATTTTCTCTTTCCTCCTAAACTCAATATTTTAATGACTCTTCAATTAGCATCAAAACACAAGCAACCCATATTTTTCAATATATCCTTTTAAATCCATAGGCATGTTATCAAATAATCTAAACAAAAAGTATTGATAACTATTAACTTTCATTAATTCATCTTTGTGTATACCTACTGTCAGGTTACTAAATTGATATTGAAGATTTTTATCTATAAAAGATATTCCTAAAACTAAATAATCTGCATCATTGAATCCTTTAATGTTCATTCCAGAAATTTTTGTATGATTGTAATAGTTCATCCAATCCATAATATTATATTCAATTGTTTGACCAATTTTTATAACTTTAGCATTCTCTTTAAAATTTTTCATATAAATAATCCTCTCTTATATTTTATTTTATTTGCACTAATTCAACTTCATCAGTTTTCAATCTTCTAATTCCTCCATATGTAAATAATTCAATGGTATCACCTTTAACAAATCCTATAAATACTTTATCCTTTAGTTTATCATCATTTAATATTTTAAAAGCTCCCAATGTTATCTTACCTCCTGAATCCCACTATATTTTTTCTTTGTTTATTCTTAGTAACATCTTTATAGCTAATTCATATTCTCCAGCTTCTAATAACCCTTTTATAATACCTTTCATTTCAACTACCTCCTATTTGTTATTTTCTTAATCTCTTTTCTATATTATAGCATTTATATTTCAATATTGCAATACTTTATATATTAATTTATTTTAATAATTATACAATCCCAGATCTTTATGAATTGCCTTGTAAAATAACGCCATAACTTCAGCTTCTTTGAGGTAATGACACCTTACATTTCTTTCACCATCTTGATTACTCATTACAAAATCATACGTTAAGAATCCATCTACTGTTATGCTAATTTTGTAATACTCGTAGCTATCTTCATCTATAATATACTCTAAGCAACCGTTTATATACATATTATCTTTTCTATAAGTAACACACCATTCATCTCCTAAGATTGCATTTAACTTTAACATTAAATTATATAACATTTCAACTTGCTCCTTATTTAATTTGCTTCTTTGATATATTATATTCAGCTATACTTAAAATAGTACCACAAAAATAATAAATTAATATAATAACTTAAAAACTATATATAGATAAACTATCCCAACCAATATGCAAATGCTCCTATACTTAAAATTAATAATATAATCAATATCCTAACTATTATTCCCATATAATTATAACTCAATTTAACATCAAATATTTTATTGTCTATGTGAAATTTTCTACTTTGGTATAGATACTCACTTATTTCTTTTTTAGATTTCATTATATCGCCTACTTTCTATTCATTTCCATTTCTAAAATAATATTTACTGTATGCTTACCCATATCATCAAGACTATTATATTTATCTAACAGTTTCTTTTCACTTTCAGTTAAATAATTATTATTCCAACCCATTAACCAATCAGGAGCGACTTCTAATATATCAGCTAATCTTTCTATCTTATCAAAAGGTATATTTGATATTACACCACTTTCATATCTTTGTAATGTTGGCTTACTTACTCCTAGTTTTCTAGATACTTCGTCTAATGTCATATTTAATTCTAATCTTCTATTTTTAATATTCTCTTTAAAACTCATAATTTTCTTCCTTTATAACTCTTCTTTGCTCTCTTTGAAGAACTAAATTAGCCATATTCATATAAAAATCCTGTTCTTCCTTTGTTTTTGCCTCATTAAATAATTCCTTTAACTCTGAATATGAATACTTTAAAAACTGATTATACAAATTAAAATTCGATTTGTTATCCATAATATAATTCTCCATTCATTTTATATACATATAATTATATCATATATTTATTTTAATATTATACTATATAATTCTCAAAATATTCCAGTTATTTTTAACGTAAAATACCGAATTTAATTGCTTATTTTTCTACAGGTCTTATTATATTACCTACCTTATTACAACCTCGTGGTGAGCCTTGTGACGTTACTATATAAGTAATTTCTCTGCAACAAAAAAGAGTACAAAGATTTTTCTTTATACTCTCAATAATTTAATTTAGAATCCAGTTACTTCTGCTAATTTATACGTTGCAACTGCATCATCTGTATCTATTCCCATTGCTTTAAATTTCCATGTACCGTCTTTGGCTAAATTATTTACATTTGCAATAGCTGTTCCTAATTGATTACCATCTTTGTCAAATAAATTATATGTTACTTGAACATAATTTAATTCTTTTCCTGAGTTGTTTTTAATTATCCCTTCTATATGAATAGCAAATGAATCTTTTGAACTTGTAACTTCTCCAACAAATTCATATTTTTCTTTTGGTTTCTCTTCAACTTTTAGAGTTTCTGTTTTTGTTTCTTGTTTGTCTACACTTGCATTTGTTTGAGTTAAATCTGTTTTAGTCTTACTTCCTCCCGATCCTATTGCTCCCAATAAGAAGAATACTACAATAGTAATAAACCACCATCTTAAATAAATAGGCTTTTTATTTTTAGCACCACAACTAGGACAAGACTTAGCACTTTTTGCAATTTCAATTCCACAAGTTTTACATTTAATCATTTTAGGCATTTTCAGCTCTCCTCATTATTTATTATTATAATTTTAATTTATTTATATAAGCACAACATACAGTTATGTATCTATTTAAAATACCGTATGTTGTGTTAAAGGTCTTGTTTTTAATGAAATAACGCTTTTAAAAGAATTTAAATTTATTGTCATGTAAATCAAACCTAATTTCATAATTAATGCTCTTTGGTTCTACATGATTTTCTTCAGATAGCTCTATTATTGATTTTAAATTTTCAAACACTTCATTAACTACTTCTTTGTCAGTTTTATTATGTTCTTCTATTATTGTTTCTACTATATCTGATATACATATAACTTTAGAAAAATCATTGTTGTTTATAATCTTGTATTGCTTCATTTTTAATCACTCCTTAATTATTAATTGATAATTATTTTCAATAAAACTCTTGATTTATTGTCTTTTATTTTTTTAAATCTTCTAAAGCTTTTAATTCTTTTTCATATGCTGACATTTTAGATTCTATATAATCTTTTCTTCTATTAATTGCTTCAACTAATTCATTTTCATACTCTTCTTTCGTTGCCAACTCATATTCTTTACTATCTTCTAATACATATTCCACTTTTAAACTGCAATTATTCTTAATTTCATATTTCCCATCAAAGTCATAATCTAGCCACAATCCACCATAAAATTCTTTTGTTCTATTTAGTTTTAATATTTCTTTCTTGTCTTTAATATACTCAGGTAAATCATCTACAAACTCATATTCCCAGTCCTTAAGCCATAATTCTTCATCATTATACTGTATACAAATCATTTCTTCATAGTCATAACTATACAAGACATCAAATGTTTTTCCTACTGAATCCTTATATTCACTATTTAATATAGATTCACATTCTAAAACTTTTGCTTTTCTAAATTTAAATGATTCTTTCTCTAAAATATATTCACCATCTTTTATTAATTGTTCTACAAAGCCATTTTCATATTTCTTCATGAATATCAACTCCTCAATATTTAATTATATTATAACTCCGATTAAAAGAACTATTTTAAGCCAACATATTATTTTTATTGTATAAATATCTTAAACCATCAGCTAAGTTCTTTAAAGCTTCTGGTGATGGTTTATTGCATCTTACGGTTATAGTCACTTCTCTACCACCAATAATTCTCTTATCAACCGTTGTAGTCCACTCGCTTTTATTAACAGATTCAACTTCCTCTAAATCAACTGCCTTTATTTCCTTTTCATTTAATGATTGACATACAACATTTATTTCTAATGGAATATTTCTTTTTCTATCTCTATAATTTTTAGAAATGAATCTAGCTATATATTCTATTTTAATATCAACATCTCTATATTCATTGTTATCTTTTACGAAATCATCATATAAGTATTTTATCATAGAATATTCTTTTTGTATTTTTGCTAAATTTAATGACATAAATTTATGTTTATAATCATCATATTGTTTAGATGATTTTTTATTGCTCTTTATTAATACAGGAATTAATTTATCTATTATTGTATTTATATAATCACTAATATTTTTATAATTTTTTGTAACAGCTTTTAATAAACTTGTATTGAAGTCTTTCTCCCAATTATTACATAACTTAATTAACTTGAAAATCTCAAACATTTCATATCCTTCGGTTGGAATATGAACAAATTTCAAAGGTTCGTATTTTTCAAATTCTGATTTTATAAAGTTAGCATTAATATTATATTTTTCTAGTTCTAATTTTAATCCTTCTATAGTTGCGTTTCTGTTCCCGTACATATATTTTTTAACTATAGTCTCATATCTTTTTATTTGTGGCATATCAATATCCTCCTAATTTCATTCTTAATTCTCTTATGATAGTACACGATTTAACATGTACTAAGCTAAAAGAACTCTTATTTATTCATTAATACATTTATTAACATTCTATACTCATTAGGTATTAAACTCAATACTAAGCTATTGTCTGTGTACTTTAAAGCCTTATCAAAATTATTTTCTATACTAAAAGTTATGAATGATTTTATATATCTTTCTTGATTATTTCTAGTAACACCTTCAAAATTATTTAAATAGCTTTCTAACTCGTTAGTATTAATCTCTAAAATATCTTTATCAATTGCATCTATAAATCTTTTAACTGCACTCTTATATTGAGGTAGGCTTGATTTAGTTTTACCACTGTTACTCTCAAAGTTATTCCAGTATTCTTGATTAATCCCTTTGATTGAATAAAGTTCTTTTCTAACTTCTAACCCCTTATAAAATTGCTCCCCTTTATGATAATTTCCTTTAGTTGTACTATTTGATGCTATCAAATTATTTGATCTAGATTTATAACTTTCAAAATTTACAAGTTCCATATAAAACACTCCTCATTAATATTTAATTACTTTTTATGTAGCATTTCCGTAACTCTTATCTTATATTCATTATAAATCTTTTCTTTATAAATTGCAATACTTCTTACATTAATTTATTGAATTATTTTTTATACTAAGCAACTTATATTATTCAAAATCCATTCTAATGAAGTACCACGTTCTAATAATTCCTGTACTTTTCCCACAAAGCTTAAATTTATATTGATATTTTCCTTTGTACAACTTTCTACAATCTTACTGTATATATTTATACTCATATGTATTACCTCCTTTACCAAACTTGTATATATGGTGTTTTTATAATTTTCTTAGTTGGATTACCTAAAGTACCACCCCACTCAACTTTTACATCAACACATTCTTTTACATTACTTAATCTGCAATTACCATTCATCATATCATAAACTTTTATTTCAATATCATCTGGATAATCTTTTATTTTTTCTAAAAATTCACCTTTGGTCATTTTATTTCCCTCCTATATTTTACAATTAAAATTTGATTTTTATCAGCTTATTTTTTATTTATTACATAAATCTTTTCTAATTTTATCCCTTCTTTCTTCTCTACGCTCCTTTAAAGGATGTATAAAGTCATTATTTAAGGAATCTACACAACCATTATTTATACTCCACACATATCCTATTGGAATAATATAATCATTATTAATATCATAAAATAAGCCATCATATGTATATTCTAAAACATTATATAAATCATTGGTATTCCACATATCAACTAATAATCCATTATAATTAATTTTATATCCTCCAAAAGAATTCTTTATAAATTCTAATTTGTGATATTCAGTGAATAATTCAATACAATCTGAATCATTCAGGACTACTATATCTAAATCTTTTGGCTTTCTATCATTTAAAATATCTTTAACTGCTCCACCTATTAAAAATGTAGGACATTTAAATTCCTGTTCTAATATTATAGGAAATTTTTTTTGTAAATAATTTTTAATCTTTTCTTTATTTCTATTTAAATCATTATAATTCATTTTTACTACTCCTTTATATTAAAAAATTATCTTTATCCCAATACTTAGCTATATAACCATTCTTATATCTATTGTCATTTGTAACTTCTCTACCAAACCAATTTGGAATAATAAAACTATTACTTTTTTCTTCAGACTCAAACTCTACTTCAATTACCTTTAATGAATTAGTATCATCAACATATACATTCTCATAAAAATCAACTTCTGCTTTTAGATTATTTTTCAAAGGCACTATAAATCTAAATTTACTAATTAAACTGTTAGGTTGTCTATTTTTATATAAATCTTCATATGTATTTTGGGATATTTCAAGTTCATATTCTTCTCTAACTTTATCACCTTTACTTTTAACAGTTAAATAATATTTATCTTGTTTTTCTCTGATCCTTACTTCTGGTGTATATGACAAATAACTTTGTTTTATTGCTTTTACTGGATATGTCCACATTTTTTCTATATTACCTTTAAATAAAAATTTCCTTTCTATTTCCACATTAGTCTCTCCTTTAATTTATTATTATATAGTATTTTAAACCATTTAAAAGTGGAATTTGATTAAAAACATTAATATGCATCCCAAAGCATATATTCACCATTCATAAGTTCACTTAGTATTAAAGTTCCTTCAATTGAAGCACTCCTTAAATAATTTTCTTTTCCATATTCTTCACGCATAAATTCTTCTTCGTATAGATCTGATATAAGTAAATTTTTATCTTTTTTATATTTTTCAATAACATAGTTTATTGCTTCATCTTCATCATCAAATATATAAAACATATCATATACATCTTCACCTCGTAATTCTATTGGAATTTCAAAATTATCTTTACATGTTTTCATTAAAATCATCTCCTTAAAATTATTTTTATCTGCTTTGCTTTAAAATGCAAGTTTGATTGGAACTCTAAACAACAAAATACTTACTATCCCATCTCTTGAAAATTTTATTTTTATCTCTTTTCTTTACATGAAATAATATATTCTGTCTTCTAAATTGCATATATCCTTTTGTATTTTTATCTTTATATATTAGTAGTTCTCTATTATATATAAGATGCTTCAAATCATATGTATAATAGCTTATAAATAATATTAAACGCTGATACCAGTATAAATTCTTTATATCAATTAAATTTTTCCACATATCGTTAACTTCCTGAAGTTATTTTTTTTTCTCAAAAGAGACTATAAACAACCCTGCAAATAATCCCTCCTTACACCTTAATTCTTTATGTAGTACTTTATATAATATATTAAATTGCTGGTGCTAAATCTTCTATTACTTTTTCTAAAGGTTTTTCTATAACCTTGCCGTCCTTTAATAATTTATTATATATGTATGTAATTCCTATAGGTTTCAAAAGTGTTTTATAGTTAGTTTGTCCTGTCCATTGATTAATTACTGGAATAACTTTAAAATACTTTGTATAAGCTTGATAAGGTACATTATTAGACATTAATATCTTTTTATCTTTTAACCAAGCAAATAGTCTTGTTCTCCCTAATTCTTTAGATTCTAATATTTTAGCATATGTACCAATATCATAACAATTATTTGTATTTACAAACTTGTCTACCAAACTTACAATAGGTTTCATTTCAGCATTCTCATCTTTTAATAATAAATTTTCTTCTTTCAGTCTAGTTACTTTGTTTTGTAAAATAGTCATAGCTTGGAGAATAAATTCATCATCTGACATTTCACCACCAGATACTTTTTCTTCTCCATTTATGTACGCTCCATCTTTTCTAATTGCAGGGATAACTACTCCTGTGATCCATTTTTTAAAATCTTTAGCTATCTTAAATCTTTCAGGATTTCTTTTAGTTATAGATAATACTGAATTATATAATCCACTTTCATTAATTACTAAACATTCTTGCTCCCCTCCAAGGGTAAGCAAAGTTTGCGTATCCTTCTCATCATCATCTAAATTCCTTGTCATATCAGTAGCTTTGTTATATTGTAATACTTTTGCAACATCTGAACCCATAAACCAAATTACATTGTCAATTTCAATTGCTCTTACCTCACCAAACCTTTCATTTAAAAATTCTTGTACTTTATTACCCATAATTCTCTCTTCCTTCATATTTATTAAACATATTTTTTATTTAATATGCCTGTATAAGGATACCCCCGTATAAGATATCCTTAAGCCTACATACTATTCTGCATCAATTACCACATCTTCAACTATTGCCCTAGTAATATCAATACTTAACAACTTACAAATTAAATATGTCACATATCCGTCCAATAATATATTTTCTTTATTAATTGTAATATCTTTATCAAATTTTTTATTAACTTTATAATAATTTAATCTTTCAGAAATTTTATCTATTGATGGCGGAGTTAATTTGAATGAATCTTGAATATTAATATTTTTTACATTAATATAAATTTTTTCTTTATTAAATTCATTGCATTTAGACTGTGCTTCTTCTTTGCTATAGAATAAATTTTCCTCAGCTCTATTTAAATTACTATGTCCACAATATCCTTTATATTTTACAGATGCTTTAAGATTACTATCTAAACTGACTTTATAAGATGTTATTTGGAATGGTTCATCACAAACTACATGAATTTGCTTGTTAGATACAAACTTACCTTGTCCCATACATTCAGGACATCTCATAACTTTATCATTGTATGTAATTGTCTTTTTACCCTCGCATACATGACAAACTTTTTCTTCTTTGATTTGCTTTATTGTATAGAATATCTCACCTTTTTCAAATTTAACTGGTATTATTAATTCTTTCATTTTACATTTCTTCTTCTTACTTTAATTTATTTTTATTAATATTAGTATAAACTTTCCATTTTTAATTGTCAATTGCTTTTTATATTAATTTATCATAACCTATTCAAATGAGTAATTTAATTACTCCATAAACAAGTTAAATTACCCATTGAATTATCAAAACAACCATATAAAAAGTTTAAATCTAAGTAATTATTTTCATTATTTAATCTTTCTTTTAAGAATCCATTATCTTCATTCTCTATATCATCTATAAAGTTATTCCAGCTACTTGATATAAAGTTAATAAATCCTTCATCGTTTCCACGCTCTTTAAATCTTCTTATCCATTCTACTTTTAAATCTTTATTAGGATATACCATAATAACTTTAATATTATTCTCTTTTAGAGCTTTCCTAACATTATCATGGCTTGATACAAATATTACATCAACTTTTCCTATATTCTCTTTGATATGCTTAATATAATTCGTAGGAAACTCAGGATTCCTCTCTTTAGTATTATTACTATTCTCGTCTTTAACCCAACTAAATTCACTACTGTCGCTATCTAACATAGCATATATATCTTGATGATTCCTAAAACAATAACTCTTTCCACATGCAGGAAATGCACTAATTACAAATGTTTGTTTTCTCATATTTTTATACCTCTTTCTTTTTTATTTTTTTTAATTTAGTCTATTTCAATATTAATATTATAATCGTTTTTGATATCCATAAATTCATGATCTTGAATATCAAATATTCTATATAAAATATCCCCAATTATTTCATCTTTATTAATTAATTCAAGTCTAATTTGACAATCTTCTTTTCTGTAACAACCACCCATATTATTTATAGATTTTCTAATATTCATCCTTTCTTGTAATAATGTTTCCATTGCTCTTTCTACATCTCTTTTACTTTGTGTAATTTTTAAAATTCCATTTTCAATTTTCATTTTCTTCCTCCTAATTTTAATTGATAATTATTATTGATAAAATTCATGTTTTATTTACTATTGATTATTATTTTCAATTAGTTCTATGTAAAAGAAAAGGAACTTATTAAAAGCTCCTGAATTATAATTATTACTTATCTACTGCATTTGCTAAAGCTTCAGCAAAATCAAAACTCTCTCTATATTCCTTACAATTAAATTGAATCTTTTCGTCTGTTATGCCGTCTTCAATACATCTGCAACAATCACCAGTTAACCAATCACCACATGCAGTTGCTCCATGTTTATGAATATATTTTTTAAATACTTCTTCATTTACAGAAATTTTATCTTCACCTAGACTAATTGTTTTCTTAAATTCAAATAGTTTATCCATTTTTATATTCCTTTCTTTTTTATATACTTTTTATTACGGTTTATTTTACTAATTTTAACATACTATTTCATATTCTTCTAATATTATTTTATACGCTCTAGACCTTCTTTTGTTAACTATATAAAATCTTTATTAGTTTTTATTAGATTTTAAAAAGGAACTACAAAAAAATAGTAGTTATCTCTTTATTACTATTACCAATCTAACCCAACTAATTTATCGCCCTTTACTTCCCAACATAGATTTTTTAATTGTTCTAACAAACTCATATTATACCATTGGATACTTCTATTTCTAAAACTTGATGCAGAATGAGCATATATTTTTTGTTCCTTTAACCATTTTTCTAACTCTGACATGTTATTATTGAAATCTTTTAAATTTATATTACCTTTATAATTTGCTTTTATATCAAATGTTATATAAACATCTCTATCAACATTTTCTAGACTTAAAACATTTTTTGTAAATTTTTTTTCTATAATGTCTCTATCACTTTCTTTTTGTTTCTTCAATTCTTCTCTCTTTTTATCTAAAATTATTTTTAATAAAGTTTCTCTCTTTTCTATTTCTCTTAACTCTTTTTCCATTTCTTCAACTTCATTATTTAATTTATTACTTAGCATATTAACAACCACCTTTATATTTAATTTATTTCTTTTATGTATCTCTTATCTATGTACTTAGTATATCATGGTTTAATCTAATTGTACATAGATTTTAAACAAATTAATAGAAAACTAATCTACATATTCCCTTAAAATAATCAGTTTATCATAATATTCCTTTACACTATAACTAATATATTATCATTATTATTAAAAATTATATCTTTTACAGTTGCGAAAATTATTGTCTTATTATATTCTTTTGCTAACTGTTTTAACATCTCTTTATCTGCCTTGTTAAGTTGTGCACTTCCTACCATTAAAATATCTTTTTCATTTTCTTGTAGTTCTTTTAATACTTTAGATACATATATATTCATCGTTAATAACTTCCTTTTCTTTTGATTTAATTATTTCACAGTTTTAATTTATTTTAATCCTCCAACTTACCTACTAATCTTTCAAGCTCATCAATTGATAAGTTAAATGTTTCGGGTTTGCCTTTATATCCTATGTATTGATGCACTCTTACTGCTACTTTGCCTAGTACTATTATTTTTATAGCTCCTAATTTTTTAGTTTCATATATATTGCCTTGTTTCATATTCAACAACCCCTTAATCACATTAATTTATTTCCGTGGTATCTCTTATCTATGTATTAATTATAATGCTATATTAAATCAAAGTCAATAACAAATTAATATATAAACAAAAATTATTTTCTGGTGGTTTTGTAGTCAATATAGAAGTTTTAAGCGTGTTTTGTTTTTAATGGTAACTTATACTATATTTTGATTTGTGAGCGTTCTGTGGCTTATATGAGCTTAATTTTATCTATATATAAGGTTGTTAGTATTAACTAGTATTTATATTAACAACCTTATTTTTTATTTTACATTTCATCAATGAACTTTTTAGTTCTTTCAATTCCTGCATTGTAATCTGCTTCTGAATTGTAAACTTCTGCTATGAAATCACCCTCGCAATAAGTCAATATTGTTTTTAATTCATTGTTATATATATTCATTTGGTAATATTCAATATATAAATCCCTATAGCCCTTGTTTTGATAAAGTTCATACAATATACCTTTATCTATTGATCCTCTGTAAATCGTTCTAGTAGCTTCTATTGTTTCATTATCTGCATAGATATTAATTACCTTTTTAAGTTCCTCATTATCTGTATTTATTTTAAATGGTAATATTTCATAGTTATCTAACATCTCATCATATTTGTTATGAGTAACTTTGTTTTTGTTTTCTTGTTTGTCTGCTGATACTTCTAAATTATTTAATGTATAGCCTTTATATAAATTCCATTGGAATAGTTCGCCTGCTCCAATACTATTAATTTCTATATCGTGTTTATGATGTCCACTTATTCCAATTGTTACAACTATTTTATTATCTTTATATATTAATACTTCTTGTAGGTTGATCCAATATTTATCACAACTTAAAACATACTCTTGAATTTCTTGAGGTAGTTCGTTCCAGTTTGTAATATATACAGTTTTTAAAGTTTCAATATTATTAAAATCGTTAGCATTTGGACAAATTTGTTTTTCTATCATTTCATCTAATAAACTATAGTAATATTTTAAATGATTTGCAATTCCTTTTAATTCTATTTCGTTTTGTTCATTTTCAAAATTATATTCTTCAATAGTCTTATATATTTTATCTATAAAAGTGCTAACAACTTCAAATGATTCTTTTTGAGTTTCTAAAGATTCAGTATTGATTGATAAAATTACCTTTGAAGATTCTTTTTTTAATTCTTCTAATACTGAAGGTTCAACTTCTACAATTTCTTGAACTACTTCAACTGGATTAAGTTCTTTTACTGCTATTATAGTGTCGTTTCTTATAGTTCTTGTATCTTCTTGCATTTCAGAAATCCATTTACCATCTTCAAGTCTTGCATGTTCATTGATATATTCACAAGTAACTATTACACTTTTACCAGTTTTATTAGATTCAATTCTTATTATTTTTTCAGTTGATCCAAAATTAAAAACTCTTTCATCTCCAACCTTTAAGTTAATAGCTTTGATTCCTTCAACTATTCCAATTCCTTGTAGTCTTAAAATTCCTTCAAATTCTCTCATTTTGATCTCCTTATATGCTTTTCAGGATTAAGCATAACCATATATTTTTTACTTTTAATATTAATTTGTTTTATTCCTATGTAAGTTACAAGTTGTAACTTGTTTCTGTTCTCTATATATACTATTATACGCTCGTGTTTAGATAATGTCAACAAATTAATGTAGAAACAACTGATATTTTTTAATTATTTTTAGGCAATAAAAAGAAGCTTTTTCAAGCTCCAGTTATTTATATTATAGTCAGATAATATTTTAATAAATTTTATCTCTTAAATACTCTCTTATGCTTCCAAATGCTCTAGTTTTCAAGGGTATAATTAGAATAAAATGGATATTTTAAAGATATATGTAAAGCTCATATGGACGTTTTAAGATTATATATTTTTATATGTGTTATTCGTTGCTGAATTGATTTAATGTTGATCTGGTGGTTTGTATGATGTTTAGTTTATTAATTTTAGACATTAAAAAAGAAGGTCTTTTAACCTCCTTAATTATTAAACCATTCTATTAATTCATTTTCGTTATTACACTCGAACAATAATTCATCAAAATTATTGTCCCACCCATAAACCACAAATTTAAAATTATCTGCATCATCTATATTAATTGAATATATAAGTTGACCATCTGCACCTGAAATATTGAGTTCATCGTAAGCTCTGTGATTTTTAAACCAAATATGCATATCTTGTGAGTCAAATTTTGAATCTTTAATATTTTTAATTATATTCCCCATGTAAATTGTTTTATCCCTTAATTGTCCATCTTTACAGTTCCAATCAAACCAGCCTGCATCAATTTGTGTATCTATTTTCTTTTTATTAAAATCTCCATTGTTAAATTTTTCAATCCATTGATTCATGTTTATTTTTATCATTATTAATTTACTCCTTTATATCTTAGTTGTTTTGCTTCTTTAATATATTATATGATTTATGCACCTAAAAGATTCCTATTTAAATTAAATATATTAATTTATTTCTGACTACTTAAAAGTTGAAATTTATTAGCTGACAAACTAAAAAGAAGCCTTTCAGCTTCTTAATTAATTTATACATATTGTTTTTAATGGTCTTGGTGCTACCATATCATCACTCATAAGTGATAAACTAAAATGTTTTGAAAAACGTTGGCTATTTTTGAAATTGTTATACATCTTTTTAGCTTCTGCAATAGTTGAACATTCAATATTGAATGATTGTACTTGATCAAAATTTCTTCCCCTTCTGCAAGATATTGAGAATGTTGATATTTTATTCATTTTAAAAACTCCTTTGATATATACCTTAACCGCCTTGTAGGTCGGTGGTGTTTTTTGTAAGTGACCACTTTTTCAAGTGGTTTCGTATCAATTTTCAGATACTCTTCAGACTTACTTATTTTACTCTGTTTATATATTCCATTCGTTTGATACTATTTAAACTGCTCCAACTTGGATAAATTCCTAAACTTTCACATTCTGCATAATATAAATCAATTGCTTTTTCTCTTATTTCTAAAGTTATCATTTTAAAATCTCCTTAATATTTGCCTTAACCACTATTTCTAGTTGGTGGTTTTTAATTTGCTTTATCTTTATAATTTATTATATGCTTATTAGATTATAATTACCACAACTTTTTAATAGATTAATGTATAAACCATTCGACAAATTGCGATAAAACTGAGTTTTTATTTGGATATTGATTATTTATTTCAATTAAAATAGGAATAAAAAGAAAAGGATATATAAAAATATACCCTCAATACCTTTTTAACTAACTTGATTTTTAAATGCAAAATATAATGATTTACTTTTAAAATATTTGTGACAATCAAACTTAGTATATACTTTCCAATTCCCCTTAATACATGCTATTTGTTTGTCTGTTGGCTTGTCTTTCTTCCATTTAGCATTCTTATCTATAAAACTACTTCCATATGTATAAGCCATATTATCAACATTATCTACTAACAATATTCCCATACTAAAAGAGTTCCATCTTCTAAACTACCACATGATTTTTGATGACTTAAACAACATTGACTTATACCACTTCTATCACAATTATAAAACTCTGAGGCTTCTCCTATACTGTTAAATTCTTTATTAGTTGTAATACATTTTACTTTCTTTTTTCTTTTTATACTTTGTAATTCAAGTGCCTTTTCTTTTGAATTCGCTTCATATATTTTTAAGTTTATATCAGCTTGTGTCATTTTTATAAAATCACTATATCTCACCCAAATACAAGGTTTATTATTCAGCATTCCTGCATATCTTTGTTTATTATCACAACATTTTAATATTGTACCTATACTTATATTTTTTATATCTTTTTCATTATTAATTATATCTGATGGTCTATCATATATAATTTTTGTTTCAATATTTACAATTCTTTTATCATTAATTGAACATTCCAATTCATATATTTTATCTTTTATCTTTTCAATATCTTCATTAGTTAATTTAGAATATTCTGATTCGTATATAAAATACATTTTTATACCTTTACCTTGTACTATATAAGCATTATTCATTGCCTTATATATACTCTTATAACTAGTATTGTAATATATTTTTGCAGTCTCTATAAGTTCAAAATGCTTATTATCTATCACATTAACTATTTGTTTTGCATTGGGATTTTTATTTCCATCAAATACTCCTTGTTTCAATTCTGACATTCTTTTTCTAGTTTCTTCATTTTGTACACCGTTATGTCCACCATCATCATTATTATAACCATATAATCTATTATTGCTCTTATATAATACTATGTAGGATTTTTCTTTAATATCTAATTCATCTTTACTAAAAGCATAATCAATAATATCTAATTTAAAATTATCTACTCCATATTTTTTAGCAGAATCCTTTAAATGCTTATTCTTTGAATATATCCACCATTCTCCTGCTGGATATCTCCTATTAAACTTATTTTTAGTTTGTCCAATATAAACTTTTTTATTAATTTGGTTTGTAATTCTATATATGATACCATATATTTTTAAATTACCTATTTTCATGATGCATCAACCTTCCTTTTTTAATTTATTATCAACCTATTTAATATATAAGGGAAAACGTAGGTTGAAACGTCTTTCATTCAATTGATCAGATTGAACTATCCCTCTTATATAATACAACATAGCTTTCTATTTTGGGTACTTTTTTATAATTTTTTAATTTATTTTTACTTGAAAACGTCAATCTATTAGATACTAATAAATGAAAGTTTCGCTATTTATTAGTATCTATAAATTTGACTGTTTGTTTTTATAGATACTAATAAATCAAAGTCTTACCATAGCGTCAATACTAATACGCCAGTATAGTGTAGTAATATAACTAAATAACAATATAATCCATCAGTAATAAAATCCATAAGAAGATGAATTTACAGTTTCGCTAAAGCTCAACCCCTGCTACGCCTTTTCGTTTGGTTTCTTTTCTTCTTTTTCTTTTGTTAGTTCTTCATATTGTTCTGTTAGTAGCTTTATATTTTCAATATCAATTATGTTTGCTTGTCCTTCTTCTTGTCTTTTCTTTAGATATTTTAATTTGTTTGTAATTGACCTTTTTAAGTTACTCTTATCTTTGTTTCTTTGATTTACTTTTATAAATCCTTTTTTGATTCTTTCAATATTTAATCTTTGTAATAGTAGATCTTCATTTCCTGTTCTAGTATAAAACATATTGCCATTCTTAATTTGTCCTTTTGAAGTCTCTTTAAATCCTGCATAATCAAATACAAATATGTTTAAATCTCTAAGTATATTTATGTATTTTAAAGCTGTCTTTTCTGTTATTTCAGACATCTCAGCTATTTTAATTATACTTGGAAATCCTAATAAATAATCTTCAGCTTGTACATTGTTATTAAAGGTACTGCATATGTATATGTAAGTTTTGATTAATGAATATGTATCAATTTTGTTTTTATTACTATAATTTATTAATAACTCAATTTCACTATCTAGTATCATTGTAAAACCACTATCACCTATTTCATTAAATAACTCTGCAAAGATTAAGTCATTTTTGTTATAATCAATTATACTTTCTATAGTATCTTTGTCTTTTAAATATATATTATTGTAGTAAACTAATATTTCATCATTATAAAATGTTTGTAATATAGTTCTTATTTCCTTTTTGCCATATGTATTATTAGATTTTATTTGTAAAGATTTATATAACCATTCTAAATTAAAAATGCATGTGTCCTTTGAGTTCCTAGACATATATAATAATGTTAAAACCGTTAATTCTTTAGGATCAAGCTCCTTATCATCTTTAATTAAATTATTAGGTATTCTTGTAAATTTTCCTTGTAGTTGTCTTTCTTCCATATATTTTTATATCTCCTTTTGCTTTTTGATTATTTGATTTATGTAATTATTTTTCTAATCCTTTATATTGACTCATGGCTTCAGTAAGTTCTGGCGTATTTTTGAATAACCATACAACTTTTTTAGGTTCGAATATATTGGGTAAAGTATCAACTATTTCAAAACCCTTATCAGTTAAAAATTTAGTCATTGCTATAGTTCTAATTACATAATTCTCTTTATTGTTATTATTTACTTTATTCATAATACTTCATTCCTTCTTTTATATATTCTTTATCCTCTCTTATTCTGTATTAATTTATCATTCATTCAGCATCTTATCAGCAACCTTTCAATGTTATTTATACTTATCATATATAATACAAAAGTTTTCTGTGATTTGGGTACTTTTTATATATTAATTTATTGAGTTACTATCATTTGTTTATAGATTACTTAAAAAGTAGTCACTTCTCCCTTCAACTTTTATTGTACTACTAAAGGATTATATTGTCAAGCTTGCTTTAATTTGTTATATATTATTATAAAGCTAAATAAAAAGACCAACTATAAAAGCTGATCTTAATTATATAGATTTTGATTTATAGATACATGAGAATGAAGTATACCTTCTTGACCATAATTACTTATAGAACCTTTTGCAATTACTTCAGTTTCAAAAGTATTTGTTCCATCATTATATTCATTACCTTGTTTTGCCATCTCATAATGTACAAGTTCATGAATTAAAACTTTTTCCGCTTTAATTTGATTTAAGTTACCTGATAAATCTGAATCTATAATAATTTGTATTGGTTTATTGTCTATTGTAAAAGTTGTTAATCCATTTATTTTCATATTAGAATCTGAGCTATTATATACCTTATTGAATACAATTGGAATGTTTAAAGTATCATTATAATTATCTTTTAGGAATTGTTGAGCGTATTGTGTTAATTCTGCGTCAGTTTGTAAGCTATTAGTATATGTAGTTCCGTCTGTTCCTAAGTTATATAGTTCTCTAAAATTTATAGCTGATCGCATTTGAATGATTTCATTATCTTTTAGTGTGATTGTAGCTTTATCATTTACTTGCCATCCGTCAGAACCTTCTTCATTTTCCATTAGATAAGTTTTATTATTGTCTGATTGGATTGTTACTGTTGAGTCTGTTACGCTTGTTATAGTTGCATTATGATTCTCTATTGTAGTTGCTTGGACTAATTGAGTTGGTGATATGATTATTAATAGTGTAATAACTCCTGTAAATATAGTTGCTTTTATTAGAGTTGATATTGATTTCATTATGATTACTCCCCTTTATTTATATATTAATTTGTTATATTTATTATTATACTCTCATTATATGCGTTAATCAAATAAATTATAAAATAAATATATACATATATAATGAAGAGATTCTTTAAGTGTTGGTTATTAAGTGATCCAATATAGATTGTTAGCATTGTATTATTTATGTTATTAGTTCCATTACAAGGTAGTATATAAGGATTATATGAGGTTCTATTGATTAAGTTATACAATTGTACTGTTATCTAGTTAATTGTTATATAGCCTTTATATATGTACATCTTATTAATGTTATTAGTACAATTGGATCTGCTTTATAATGTATACTATTGTTATTGGTATAATAGTATTGTTTGTAATAAGTTATAATAAAGTTGTGCTTCATATTGACGTTGTATGAGGTCTTAGAGTTGTTAGTAATGTAATTGGTTGTCTTGATAGCTAAGTGTTGTATAAGGTTGTTAAGTTAGTTATAATAGATTTGTTATATTGTAGTGTTATTGTATCATTTATTACTGGTATTAGTGTATTGAGTTCATATAGTGTTTGATTATAATTATATGTTAGTGTTTGCTTTTATTATGATATACTATATAAATATATGTGTTATACTAATTATGTATTGTGATATACTATATAGAAGAGTATTTATATTGTACTATTGTGTTAATACAATGTGTATAAGTCTATCTATATTGTGGATAACTATTTTAATTTGTTATACTTATATTGTATTGGCATTATCGGTTACCTGTTATTATGCTTAATTATGTGCTATTATAAAGGTTATTTGTATAATGTTAGTTATATTGGTTGTGGATAAGTCTGTTGATAACTTGTTCTTTATATGTTGATAACCTGTGTATAAGTTTAGTTAGTATAATATTGATTATAAGTGTTGCAATCATCGACAACATTTGTCCACGATTATTCAAGTCAACTTCAAAACAATCAATCGTATTTTTAAATTGTATTCAATCAAACTGTCTCTTACTATCTATTCAGCTTATACTGGTCAAGTGATCCAATGTCACCTATTTAAGTTAAGATAAAAGCAACATTTTAACAATAGATGATATAAGTTATCAATTAAATAGTGTTCGTATCTGTTCAAATTATTCAACTAAATATGTATTTAATGGAATTGTTGTTGAAGTGTTGGTATGACTTGTCTGTAGGGTTTTATGTTGTGAATTAGTGGTTATTTAATGTGGTTGATAATGGTTATTAATGTTTGGTTATTTGTTTTAATACATAGTATTCCTATAGGGGCGGTGCATTTACATTGTTATGTTCATTATCTGAACGCAATAGTCGGACATCACATATATCGGCATACCAACTTTGGAGTGTAGCGATTGGTAAAACACGAACGTTAATCAAAATGTGTATCGGTTGTGCTTTCGTTCAGCCTTGTTATACCAATACTTTAACTTATTTTTAAGTCATATATTTTACCATATTTACTACCCAATAACCCTCAAACCCACTAATACCAACCACTCACACGAACTCCACTCTATAACAGTTATATAGCACACATCGTAAAATAAATTCAAACAACCTCAACCTGTTACTATCACTACTCTAACACCAATTATTCACACCCTATTAAAACCCCGTCACGACAACTCCCTATCGTTAATTAAAATTCAAAAGATAATTAAAAAACAATTCAAAATAAAAAAGAGCCTACAGAAAAATATTCTGCAAACTCAATTTGCTAATTATTTAATTATTAATATAAACTCAAAATATCAAAATCAACTACAACCACTCTCTCACAAATTCTAAACCCTATCTACACTTATACCTAAAATAATCTATACCCTACTTACAATCCATCTCTAAGCTTGTCTAAATTACAAATCTATAAAAATAAATATACCAATCAAATAATTAATTCAGCAAACAAAAAAGAGACTGCTCTAAATTAATTAAAATTCAAAACAGTCCCAATTGGAATAGAATGTTTACACAACTACATTATATCATTTTGTCTATATCTTAACAACATCCTATATAGGATAAGGGAGGGGGTATATTTTTAAATCCAGAATCTAAGTACCTAATATATAATACCCTACCCTATATAAAATTGGACATAAAAATAAGACCATACTAATTAAATATGATCTCAACTTAAATACTAAAAGCCAATACATTATTACTCCTACTATATAATCTACCAACCAATAATCAAATCCTAGCAATTTCAATATAACTTTTCATTAACTCCTTAACATCAGTATCACTAAGCCTATTTACAATATCAACTGTAATATCATTGAATTGGTTTACCTCATTACTCATAAAAATTAAAACCAATACTTGTACTAAAAACATTAATTCTAATCCAACTATACCAATTAGATTCTTATTTGTTATTATCTTAATTAAACTATTATTCATTTTATTGCTATGTTCTTTTCTTATTTCCTTTAATGTAATTTCACCTGATTTATATTTATTGTATTGGGCTATTGTCATTGTTGTTGTTTTCATATTAATATTCTCTCCATTACTTTATTATAGTATATACTATGAGTCAAACTTTTAATTTGTGCTATATTGTTAAATTAAATTTCTAGTATCTAAATCTCATAATAATATAGTATTAAATAACTTTTAACTTTCGTTTGTAATAAAGTATTCATTACTACTTTCCTTAACTAATACTATCTTAGATTTAGTTCTTTCTGTTAATAAAAAATATCCTTCTAAAATGCACACCTTATCATAGATTAATATTTGATACCAGTCTATCTTTTCCATAAGTAACCTAATAACTTGAACCTTATCATAATTATTAAAATCTTCTATATTTATGTTCTTTAATGTAAATTTAAAATCTCCAATAGTAAATTCAATATTTGTATAAAAAGATACACCTTCTTGTATCTCTTCATCTGTCATTTCTTTTATTGATTTAGTTTGTCCTTTCGCCATATATAATACAACTCTTTATATAATTAATTACTATATAGTATATGCAATAGTATACTTAAAGTTTCTTAAAATAACCTTAACGCCATATCAAAAACACAAATAACTAATAATACCCATCCAACAATCTCAATTGCTTTATCAAAGATTCCACCTGTTAAGAATAATCTCAATCCATATCTCTTATTTTTTAATGGCATAAATAATGGTATTCCACTTCTAGTCATGCTATCCAATACTAAATGACTTGAATAGGACACAAACCAAATTAAGGCAATTTCTTTGCTAAATATATTTATAATTAATGTTGTAAATAACAAAAATATCAAACTATGTGTAAATGTTCTATGGAATGTCATACCAAGTTTACAATCCAAATCTGGAGCAATTGAACCAAAAATTCCCAATAACCCTAATGGACTTGCCAGCATGGGAATACTTACCAATGTACCTATAACTAAATGTGTTTTCTTTGTCATCGTAAAATCACGCTCCTTTTGTCGCTACGCAAGCCATGCCACTCCTACCCTTCCTATCGCTTAGGCTTTTTATTAGGTTAAATAGGGCTTTATACTTGTACTATTTGTCTAGTTATACTTTATGTCCTATAGTCTATATTTCCGTATCTATCGTATTACTGTACCTTATATCGTAGTTTACTATATAAAGCTTATTGTATTATTTCTTATCTTCTATATAGTATTCTCTATTTTACTTAAAACTATACTATGTATTTAAATTTAAACGCAAAAAATAAGACCATAACTTAATATGATCTTAATAATTTAAGTATTATATAATTTAAAATAGTACCTGACTAAACAACAATGCATAGTATTATAATTAATATTGTAAATAATAAATGTGCTATTGTTTACATATCTAGTTTTCTTTCTATTTTATAGATTACAAGCATCATAAATTACTTTTTTAAGTTTATACGTATAATTTTCCTATCTCTTAAAACTATTAACTTGCAAAACTAGCTAACCATTTTATAAAACTACCAACCCAACCTTCACTTATACTGAAGCTAACACTATTTAACCATGTAAAAAGGTATATTCCTGTTCCAACCCAACCACATAACACCATTAATTCTCCAAATTCTTTTTTACCCATACATTTAAATATTTTAGATGATATAAAACTAGCTGATCCAACTACTATGACATTTGATATCATATTAAACATATTATCACCTATCCTATATGTGAAATTACTTGAATTAATTTTACTACTCCAGCAATTGCACTTATAGCTATTTGACTATACCCTGCAATGCTTACATATTGTCCCATTTCTGTTTTCCCTAAATTGTTTAATATTTTTTCTCCTACTATTGAAGCTACTCCTAAAGATGTTAAACCTGCTATTACTACTGCGTTCATATTATATCTCTCCCTCATTATTATTTATTATTTAATACAATTCTATTATTTTTCTGTCATAATCTACCTCATAAGATTCCACACTATATAAATCATAAATTACTTCTTCCATATCTTGTTCAGTGTTTATTTTAAAATCATTACATTCATTATAATATTCTCTATAGTCTTTTATAAAATTTTTAAAAGCAATTGTTTTCATATTTATTTCACCTCACATGTATATTATCTAAATTTAAGGTAATACTATTTATCATAAGGGATACAAGAATTTGAATATCATCAGTTTTCAAATTCTTGTATATGAACATTATTTTACGTTGGCTTTTGGAAATTGAATCACATTAGATTTAGCCTTGGACTGAGATTGGGACTTTTTAGTTTTAGTCTCAGTTTTTGCTTTAACTTTTTTAGGTTGCTCAATTTCTTTATAATTTGCACACATGTTCTTGACAACTTTCCTAAGTTGAATTGTTACAAAATGAGTAACTTTATATGCAGTTTTAAATGTTCCTATAATTAATCTTCTTACGCTTCTTGGTACAAGTAATAATGCTACATTGACAAGAACCATCATTAATATTAATTGACCTAGTGAGTTTATTATGTATTTCATAAGAAATACCTCCTTCTTAAAGTTTATTTCATATCTCAAAAAGTGAGATAGCTTATCGTAAGTTTACTGAAATTGATTTGCTAATTACCAATAACTTATAATATAAATATCATTACAATGATTCATCTAGTATATAGTCAACTATTTATACTGAATACCAATTAAGATTAAGTATTCAAACTTGACTTTCATTGCATATCTAGTATAAATAATCAAGCCATATACTAGATAAATATTGTAGTGATACCATATCATAAGTCTAGTAATTACATATCAATTCTTAAACTTATGATATATATCTATCTTTTGAAATTAGAATAATCTTATTCAGAATATTCTTTCTTTTGTGATATGTATTCCTCCTTCAAGGAGGGGTATTTTATTAATAGCATAATACTTTTGCTATATCTTCCATATTCACATCTAATTGAGTTATTTTAAATTGAGTATCATTTTCTGCTTCATAATCTTTATTTGTATTTTGGATTATTATAAGTCGTGGCATTGTTAGTTCTTCTTCCCCTGTTTCTTCGTTTATTGCCCTTGTTTTATCCAATATGGCATTTATAGTATCGTTATCTTTAAATCGTTTTAAATCTATATAATCATGTCTAATTTGCATTTCTACAATTTGATAATACATGTTTCCATCAAATTTAAAAGATACATATAGATCTGGTTTAATATTATTAAATACAGGTTCTATCTCTATTTCTTGAATATCACATCCTAAAGTTTTCAATCCACACAAATATTCTAAAACTTTTATATTATGAATAGATACTCTTTTTATTTTAGAATCATATGGTACATAAACGAGTTCGTTGGTTTCTTGATTTTTAAAAACTCTGATATATTCTCCCATTTCAGCAATCTTTTTAAGTCTCTTTCTTGCAACATCATATGCATAACGTTTTTTTGTAAAATACATATCTGCTATATTTTTTATTGTTGCGTAGCCAATAGTCTCTATAAAATCTATTATCAGTTTATCTCTTTCAACTATCATAATTTTCTTTTCCCTTCATTAATTGATTTTTTAGTATTACTAGGTAATTTAGTCTTATCAATAATAGTCATTCCTGTATAATTATCATAAGGAACACAATTAGGTATCTTAGACATGCCTTCTTCTAGCATTTCCTTTTCTGTTTTAATACGAGTGCCTACTTCTACTAACTTTCTCTTTCCTTGTTTAACTCCATCCCTATGTTGTAATTTCTCTAAGTCATCAAACAATGTTCTGTGATTAGGTTTAATAAAAGGTTTTATATATTCATATATTTTTTTATTATCAACTATTGGAACTAATCCGTATTCCCATGAATCCAAATGATAAACTATTTCTCTTCTCTTTAAATCTAACGCCCTTTTGCTATCATCTGTGGCTATTTCACTTGACTTCTGATTTGCCTGTCTATATGATATATTTATATTTGACATTGCTTTTATGAAGCTAGGGATATTATCAACTGTACTTCTTTGTACACTACTATAAAGAAAGACTGAAAGTGAAGCCCCGTATTGTGCAATGGATTCGATATATCCACTTATTTCTTCTTTAAGTTTCTTTTCATCACTACCATTACCTTTTGTTTGAAAAAGTGCCATCATTTCATCAAAAGCAATCAGTATCATAGGTTCTTTTGTAAAAACCTTCTTTAACTCATTATATTCAAAGATATTATCAACTATTGCTTTTTTCCTATAAGGTTTTATTTTTGAAATTCTATCAGGTATAATTACTTCTTTTATATATTTCAATACGTCTCTTGTTTTCTCTAAAGTATCTGCAAAAGCTTTAGTATGAATTACATCCTCATATAGGCAGAGATCATTTTTTGCCACTTGACACAAGTACAATTGTAAATCTTCTGGACTACAATTTACTATTAAATTAGTTATCGTACAATCTTCTCCTTTTGATTTTCCGCTTCTTGTAGTTCCTGATACTAATAGATGTGGATTTTTTCTCAAATCTCCAAATATAGCATTTCCAGCAAAATCATTGCATATAAATAGCTTATAAGGACTTTTCTCTTTAATAATTTCAAATCCCTTTTTGTCATTTTGATTAAATATAAACTTAGCATTTATCCATTTACTAGCCTTTGAATGATTAAATATAATACAACAACCTAAATTCTCTTCTATCATATCTCTTTGAGAGTCTAATTTATCAAATGTTAAAGGTGGAACTATATATATCTGTCCAGATAAACCGTAGGGTGTGAATTTGATTTTATTAAGAGCATAAGTAAAATACATTTTGTTATAAAGCCCTGATAAAGTCATAATATCTAACCATGTATTTTTAAATTTATTTATAACCGAAGATTTTTTAGATTCTTTTATTTCTTCTTTTTCCATTATTGCTATACATATTTTTTTGATTTGTTGTTCTAGTCGCCCTTGGCATTCTTTTTCTTCAGTGTTATCAGGTATTGTTTTAGGTTCTTTTACTTCTTCTTTTATTTCTTGTTTTAATAATTGCATATCGTTTCCTCCTTTCTTTTAATATATACTATGATATTTCTTATTGATGTGTTACAACTTTTTTATTTTAGAATGTGGAATTTTTAGATTCTTTATTTAGTCTATCTATTTTCCTTACTCGTGATCTAACATTCATCATTTCTATTTTATTCTCTTTGCTATTACCTTTAAAACAATAAACTGTATATGCAATGGTCATAGAAGCTAACCATCCACCTGCTAATATTAATATTTGTTGCATTGTCTTTAACTCCTTATTGATTTCTTATAATATATACTATTCGATAATGATTTAAATGATACCCATTTAATGAAAATAATCATTAAATAATTACAAAAATCAGTCAAAAACATCTAAATTTACATAATTTTTAGTAGTTTTAAATGATTATTTTGATTAAAATAGATATAAACTATAATCAAAACAAATTAATATAATAACAATTGACAAGTAATATTCTTTGTGATATACTAATCTTAAGGGATAGTTTAGTCTGATCAACTAAATGATAAAGGAGTATCAATCGCCCTTCCCTACTATATTTAGGATTGATAACAAATTAAAATACATATTGAAAGGATTGATTGTTAATGGAAGAAAAGAAAATTAAACAAGAAAAATTTAAAAAGGTGTTTTTAGATGATTTACCACATGGAGGTAAAGGTGTTAAAAATTCAAGTATAAATTGGTTGGAATCTAAAAATTATAAAGTAAGATTCATTTATAACAATGTTGAAGGTTGGGTAGAAATTACAGAAGTTAAAAGAGAAAATGGAAAAACTATGTTAGGTATAAAATATTTAGATAATGATATATTTTATATATTTACAGGTCACTTTCAACAATGTAAATTAAAAGAATTACTTGGACTAATAAACCATGATTACGTATATAAAGTTAATGAAATAATAAAAGACGAAAAAAGAAATCTATTAATATTAGAACAATTTTATATAAACGGATATAGATATTATAAATATGAATGTTTGAATTGTAGATATATTGGTACTATAGCTGAAAGTCATTTAAAAGAAGGAAAAAATTGTTCAATTTGCTCACATCAAAAAGTTCAAAAAGAAATTAATTCAATATGGGCAACTGATAATGAATTAGTTAAATATTTTGTTAATGAAGAAGAAAGTTATAAATATCCACATTATAGTGAACAATCTATTAAAGTAAAATGTCCTGATTGTGGGTCTATACGAAAAATATCAATAATATCTTTATATATAAATGGATTCACTTGTCCAAAGTGTGGTGATGGAATTTCTATGCCTAATAAAATGATGTTTAACGTATTAGAACAATTATTAGAATTAGACAATTTCAAAAGAGAATATTCACCAGAATGGATAGGCAGAAGATTATATGATTTTTACTTCATATATAATGAAAAAGAATATATAATTGAAATGGATGGTGGTTTAGGTCATGGTAATATGGTATATAATGAAAATAATATGACTTCAGAAGAATCCTTAGAAATTGATGACTACAAAGATAAAATGGCTGTTGAACATGGAATGCAAAAACCTATTCGAATTGATTGTAATCCCAGCAAATTTGATTATATAAAAAATAATATATTAATGGATGATAGACTAAATAAACTATTTGATTTGTCTAAAATTGATTGGAATAATGTTTTTCAATATACTTTAACAAATCAAATGAAAGAAGCTTGTGATTTATGGAATGATGGTAAAAATGTTAAAGAAATAAGTAATGTTTTTAAAATTAGTACAGGTGCGATTCGTAGATATTTGAATGATGGAAATAAGTTAAATTTGTGTCATTATAATGGATCTGAAAATAGTAAGAATAGTAATATAAGAAATGTAATATGTATAGAATATAATTTGATGTTCAATTCCATAACAGAATGTGTAGAACAATTATCAAAAATGTTAAATTTAAAATTCAATATATGTAATATATCAGAGGTATGTAAAGGTAATAGAAAAACTCATAATAAATTACACTTTGAATTTGCATAAATTTTTAAAGCTTAGATTAATTTCTAGGCTTATTTTTTAATTGAAAACAAAAAAGCACCTACAATTAAAAAATGTAAGTGCTTGGACTGTTATTATTTATATTTGTTTAACTCCAAAAATCTGCATTCATCATATCTCGTAATTTTTGTTTTGTTGCAACTGGCTCTTCCTTGTTTGTATCTTTAGATGTGGTATTATTACTTTTATTTTTACTACCATTTTCTCTAAATTCAAATACTTTTTCTTCATCTTCTAATTCTTCGTCTTTCATATTATCATAAGCTTCTTGAAGAGTTTGTATATATTCATCTGGACTTGTTACCCCACCAAGTACCATTAAATTCTTACTGCCATAATCGGTCTTTCCCCACATTTTAGCTTTAAATAATTCTTTCCATTCATCTTTATCATATATACCCTTTTCAAATATACCTCCCATATAAGAACAATCTAAATTATTAGGCATTACAAAAGGAGAATTATCCATACTATAATCTACTGCATCTACTAATGATTTGAATTTATCAGCCAATGGTAATATTACTTTATATTTGTTTGCTGAATTAATCATTTTAGTATCATTAATATCTACTGCCCCTTCTTGTAATTCATATGAATCTAAAATTAATTTCATACATAGTTTGTTAAATTCGTCTTCATTTTGCATTTTGTCATTGTCTATATATTGATAAGAATTGACTACCCCTTGAACTCTTAATTTTGTAATTTTTGAATGTAATTTAAGTGCATTTCCTATTGTTGTCTTTCCTTCTGACAATGCTGGCATAGCAACAACTAAATTAATTGCTAATTTTGAATTTAAATGCCTTAATACGTTAGTTAATGTTGTAAGTGAACCACCTCCAAATCCGCCACCACTAGCTAGATATATTGACGCAACATCATAATTATCTGTTTTATTAGCAAGGAAATTTATAAATTTACTTCTATCTTTTGATATGCTTTCTTGTGCTACATCTTGATTCCTTCCTGTACCACCACCATTTATTGCCAAGCCATTAATAGTTGAATTATAGTGTTTTAATCTCTTCATTTCATTTATGTTAGAGTTCACAAATACACCATCGTATACCGATTGTAATACGTTTTCTGAATTATCTAATAAATCCATGAAAGTATCTAATAGTTTATTACCTGTACCACCTGTCCCAATATTTAGTACGTTCATTTCTTAACACATCCCCTTTAATTCTAATAATTCTTTCATTCCCTTTTCAGTAACAATATAACTTTTTGCATTTTTAACTGATAATCCGTTTTCAATCAATCCTTGGTTGAAAAAATTCAATAATGTATTAGTTACTTTTGTTATACTCATTCCTGTTTTATCCATAATTTCTTTTTTAGTAGTACCATTTGTTTTTATATTACCTTTGGTTTTATCATTTTCACTTAAAATACTTTGAAGTATTTTAAAATCGTTTTGCGTTATCATTATTGTGATTTCACCTCACTTTTAGATAAGTATAACAAATATATAATTATAAATCAATAGTAATTTTAAAAATATCGTATCTGTATAGTATTTTAATTTTGTAACTGTTTTAATATACTATATGTTTAATATACAAATAGTGTTACTATAGTTGTTAAATACTTTATAAATAGTGTAACTATAAAAGTATAGTAGTTTATATATACTATATGGATAGTGTATGATTAGTTTATAAATAGTGTGTAAGTAAATCTAAAGTATCTCATTTAGTAAGTAAAGTAAAGTGAAACTTAAAATATCAAAAACTTAACTAAATATAAATTATCATAAAAACAAATATAATAATAGTGATTACTTTTTATTACTTTATGGTATACTTATAATATAATTAGAATTCATAAAGGAGTGATTTAGATTTGGATAACTTTAATGATAATGACAAACATATTGTAGATACTGACTTTATAGAAGTTGACATAGAAGAGAAATTAGAAAATATGAATATAAATAAAGAACCGTTATATTACACAAGGGTTCAAACAGCTAAAATATTAGGAGAGAATGAAAGTACTATTTCATATTGGAGCAAGCAATTTCAACCATTATTAAATTTAAAAATTATTAATATGACTAGGAAATATACAAAAATAGACATAGAAAACTTAATGTTTATTCAAAAATTACTTAGACAGGATCATTTAACTATCCAACAAGCACTGGAGTACTGCTCAGAAAAAGGTTTTAATTCAGAATCAGGCTTAGTTGATAGTTCAAATCCATTAGCTGTTCAAACATTTATATCAGCTATGACGGTAGAGTTTGATAAAAAGGTATCAGAAATGCAGAATACTATTATTCAGCAACAACGAGAAATGATAGAAAATTTACAGAGTATAATCCTTCAAAATAATGAAGAACTCAAGCAAGAAATTTGTTTAACAGTAGATGAGGTGGTCACAGAAAAAATTAATGATTTTGAAAAGAATCTTATAGAAGATCAGTCACAACAAATCCAAAATAACTTTAATAACATGAGTAATAAAATCATTAATGAAAATACTAAAATGATGAATGAGTTCAAATGTATCAAATTAGAAGAAATTCAAAAACAAGAAGAACCAAAAGGATTCTTTAGCAAAATATTCAATTTTAAGAACTAATAACTCAACATAAACATTAAATATAATATTAATGTCGAATATGGTATTAATTTCTAACCATCAGACAGGTCGTAAGAATGGAGATAGGATTAAAAGAGTATTAGTTGTTGTCTTAAAATTTTAAGTCTCAGATTTGACGAGAAGGGCAATACAAGCGATATCTAATAAACAGGACTAATGTAGGACGAAAAATTCAATATTAACTCTTTACATTGCAATATTGTGATTAAAACTATTAATAATTATAGTTTCGTACTATATCCGTCCTTTTTATCTACCCCAAAAAGCCTTTTTACGTACACCTAGAGTAGCTTTCATGTACTATATCCGTCCTTTTTATAAATATAGAACCGTTGATATCACTTAATTAGAAGTGTATGGTAATATAGAATAATTAAAGTTGTTGTAAAGCAACAACAAATATATTTATTAATAGTGGCTTAAAAAGGATTGATTTAGTAGATAAAAAGGACTAATATAGGACGTGACAACAATAAAAGGGACTGATGTAGGACGAAAATATATTGAGGTGGGCTATTTATGGCATATGAACAAATATCAATGTTAATGGATAATACAAAACAATTAAATAACGTAAACTATACTTATAAATCATCGGCACTTATAGAAAGCTCTTATGAATTAACAATTACAGAACAAAGAATAATCGCATTAGGATGTAAAAAATTACAGCCAATATATATAGAAAACAGACTAACACCGAATGATTTACAAAAAGTTTTAGGAGCAATGAAATTCAGTTTGATTGAAATATCTGTGTCGGAATACAGAGAAGAATATGGAATTGTTGGTAATAAAGTATATGATTCAATACAAAATGCTACTGATGATTTATATGAAAAAGAAATAGTATATTTTGATGATAATGGTAAACTTTGCAAAAGACGATGGATGTCATCGGTTAATTTTGATAGAAAAAATGGCAACGTACAAATAACCTTTAATATAGATCTTATTTTAGATTTATTAGTTTTTAACGGTAAATTTGTTGCTTTGTTTTTTGATATGTCGCAAGATATAAAAAGTAAATATTCATTTCGTATGTATGAAATATTGAAAAATAGTGCTTATTTAGGAAAAATGAAAATTTCAGTCGAAGAATTTAAATTTAAGCTAAAGATAACGGATAAGTATACTGATTTTGCAGATTTAAATAAAAAGATAATAAAGCCCAATTTAGAAGTAATAAATTTATATAGTGATATATCTCTAGAATATAAAACAATTAGGTCTGGAAGGAATGTAAAGTGGTTATGTTTTAATATAACTAAAAAAAGAAATACTACTTTTTCAGTAGATAGCAAGTTTAAAGAAAAGATACCTTCGGCATTTAATGAAATTTCTACTGCATTAGAAAAATATAATTGTGAATTAACTTCTACTGACGCACAAACATTATTCGATACAGCTATTGAAGTGACTAAAGAGAAATATCCAGATACAAATCCTGTTAATTACATTTTAGAAAAAATCAACTATATGGATAGCTATATTACAAAAAAACCTATAGATAATATCATTGGATTCTTAAAAAACGCAATGGAAGAAGATTATGGATTAAAATCAATTGAAGTTCAACAAAAACAAACTAAATTCAATAATTTTGAAGGAAGAGAATATAATTTTGATAAACTTGAAGCTGGGTTATTAGGATATGAAGAAGTTGCAATAGAAGATGTAACTAAATAACCCTTACATTAAATTCATTTACTTAAACGCCAAAATACGCCTCAAATTTAAGACTTGTCCTATCAAAGGTAATAGTTGTTGTCTAAAATTAGAACGTCTTAGAGAGTCGAATAAGGGTAAATAAATCCTATATATAGATATATGAGAATGTAGTAGAAATTATTACATTCTTTTTTTATGTTTTGAATTAAATTGATAATTATATTATTTTAAAACAAATTAATGTATAAATGATTGACAAATAACTTCAACAGGTTTAATATGGTAATTGAGGAAGGAGGGGAAAATATGGACGAAAATCTATTCGCAAAGATACCAACAATTTTATTCTATGAAATAATTGAAGATGAAATAACAGAAAGAAACAAATGCGTAAAAGAGAATAGTATCTTAACTAATATAAGAGATAGTAAGGTTCTACTAATACTATATCAATTATATATAAGAACAAATTATACTAATGAATGTGATACATCTGTCAGCAAGCTAATAAATAAATGCAACTATTTCAGTAATACTAAAACCAAAGATGAATTTAAATCTATATTAAATAATCTGTGCAATTTAAAATATATTAATACAAGTGATGATATAAATAAATTAAAGCATAATGATTTAATAACATTTGGCACAAGTAAGTTAATTGATATGGATAGCTTTGTAATACTAGAACAAAAAGAATTAAATACAATAACTTCAAGTAGTACAAGTAATAAAGAAATATTAAATCTTTTAAAAGTATATTTATATCTCAAGTGCAAATGTAATAAAAGAAAAGATGGAGATAATATTCAAAAGGCTGGTGGAAGGGCACAAGTTGCTTATCCTAGCTATAATAACATAACTGAATATACATATACTAGTGAAAGCCATATAGTTGAATACATAACCAAACTTAAAGAGTTAGGGATGATAGAATATAGAAATCTAGGTAAAAAGTATCTTGAGAATGATCCTAATAAGAAAATAACTGATTGCACTAATTTATATGTTATAACAAATTTAGTGCAGGGAGAATATGTTGATTTAGAATTTAAAGAAGGATTAAAACAACAAAGAAATTTTTATGAGAAAGATGGATATATAATAATTAATGATAATAGCATAAATGATAAATCTATATATGGACGCAAAGGTTATTTAACTAAGAAACTAAATAATAATACTATAACAGAAAAAGAAATAAAAGAACTTGAATTGATAGATACTGATATAGAAGAATATAAAACAAAATACAAACCTAAAAAAGAAAAGAAGAGAGAATAGTCTGGGCGACTTCCAAGGCGAACAGGAGAGTCTTACTAATTCTTATTATATATTTATTAGTTCTTATTACACCTCCATTGTAGTCTTGTCATAAGACTGTTACATTAAGGGTAAGCTTGAACTAATAGTCTTGTAATGAGACTAGAATTGAATTCGGCTTGAGAAGTGTGATTAAATGGTGAATAAAACAAATTAATATATAAAGTGTTGACAAATTAATAGAATTATGGTAAGATAATACTTGTAAGGAGGAAATAAGAAATTTAGTAATTCAACACATTTAAATAAATTAATGTATAAAAAGGTGGTGAAAGATATGAGTAATGTAATAGAGTTTAAATCAAGAAGTAATGATATTATAGAAACGCACTTAATCAGGTTTTATCAATTAAAGGTTAAAAATTTCAGTGGAACTCTTGAAGATAATGAGATAATAGAGTTTGATAAAGAGTGTGAATGGTTAAAAATACATATAGGTTAGTAGTAAATAATAAAATAATACAAACAAAGGAGATTAAAAAGTGAAAATAGTTATTGATATAGATAGTTCAACCATAGATACTTGCAGGAGTATAATAAACTTACATAACAAACTGTATGATAATAAAATTGAATATCAGGAAGATTATTCGTGGAATTTCTACCCCATGATAAAAACTATAGAAGAATTAAAGGAATTATTCAAGTTATTTGACCACAAAGATTTTTATAAAAGTGATACATTGGTTGTTTTTGACAAAGCTATTCAAGTTATAAATGGATTATCTATGCAGAATAAAGTGATTTTTTGTAGTAAACACGATATAGCTAGAAGACCTATAACGAGTAAATGGATATATGAGATATTCCCAACTGCCAATTTAGAATTCACAGACACGTTTAATAAAAGTATAGTTGGAAAAGTTGATATAGTTATCGATGATAAACCTGAAGCACTTTTGAGTGTAGATGCTGATTATAAAATACTGTTTGGAACATATGACTGGAATAAAGACTACAATGGACTAAGAGCAAATAATTGGAAGGAAGTAGATAATATGATTAAAATAATAGAAAATACAACTAGAAATAACAAATTAAATGACAAAGTAATAAATAATAAAAGGATGGTAGGAGACAATGAAAGATAATTACGGTTGTACAAATGAGAAGTTTGCGAATGAATTTAGACAATACATAGATGGTTTTAACGATACATATGATAAGGACGAGCACTATAGCAATAATGATAGAATTACTGAAGCGTTTCTAATTGGGGCTGATATAAGTGATTATAATTTGAGTAGATGGGACAAAGGTAAGTTAGCAAGATATAGAAATGATATGGATAAAAGATAATACATATTACATAAATTAATACATAAAGGAGAGAATAAAATGAATAAATACATAGGTACATATAGAATATCATGTGAGTTTGATAGAAGAAATTTAGAACCAATAAAAGAAGATACATTTATAATTTGTGCTAGTAATGGACAAATATACAGAGTAAGTGATAATTTACTCGCTTATTATAAGCCAAAGCGAGGTAATTCAGAACAGTTTGCAACTAAACTAATAGATAAGGGAGTTAAAAGTGTTAATAATTGTTCTAGCGATGGAGATATGTTGATTTATTTTAGTGAAGATAGTTTAGACATAGTTGCTGAAGAAGTAGGTGCTAGTACAAATGGTGCAGATATAAAACCAAGCAGTATAAAAAACCTTAGAAAATTAGATTGGTTCAAAAAGAATAAACAATATTATATAGATAAAGGATATTATAAAGAAAAAGAAGAATTGACCGAAGAAGAGAAAGAAGTTTATAGACAACGATTTGTAAATAATATTAATAAGAGTGTGGAGTAGTTAAAATTGTTCGATAGAAAGTCGATTACAGGCTTAAGATGAGGTTTTAGAGTAAATAAGGTACAAGTTGTCTAGTTAAGAATCTAAATCGAAATAAGGCATTATTTTTGAGTTTCTTGTAATAAACTTTAGATGCCGATGAAGAGTTAAAAATATGGGTTGGTTTTAATTTTAAAATGTAAGGTGATAAGTTCTTCGTTAAATTGTGTAGAACGTCTTAGAAAGTGGGAAGTCGAGTTTTTGTCGAAGAATGTGGATAAGGTATGATAATAGTAAAAGCATTAAGCATTATTATAAAACAAATTAATGTATAAAATAAAACCCGATATAATGCGTGTTTTATTGGGATTTTGAAATGAGATGGATAATAAAAAAATAAAGGAGAGTAAAATAATGGATAATATAAATATTTGGTTTGCCAGAAATAAAGATGGTGATATAGTTACAATAGACAAAGTTAATGAGGATAATAGATATGAAGAATATAAGTGTCCAATATGTGAAAGTAAACTTATTTCAAAATTAGGTGATATTAATAAACATCATTTTGCACATAAAGATGCTAGTAAATGTGATAGTGAGGCTCAAGTCCATTTCTTTGTTAAGAACGAATTAATAAAACAAGGATATGTTTTTAAAGTTAAATTAGATGATGAAATTAAAGAATTTGTCTGTAAAGAAGTTTTAATAGAACAATCTTATGAAACTGAATTTGGTACGTATAGACCTGATATAACTATAATAACTAAAAATGATGAAACTATTTACTTTGAAATAGCCAACACTAATAAAAAGAAAATAGAAGAGTATTTGGATATTTGGGTGAAACTCAATAATATAGTTGTTGAAGTTGAAACGAAAGAATTGATAGATGGAAATATAACTAATGAATTTAAAGCTTTATTCTATGAGGGGAAATGCTTTAATATCAGCAAAGACGAAAATGAATATTACGAACTAATAGGAAAAGTTAAATTAAACAAATATAAATATCCAATAGAGCAAGTTAATAAACTAAGCTGGTTATGGAAAGATATTAATAGATATTTATTAGGAGAATTAGAAATATCTGAGTTAAGTGATTTGATACAAGCTATAGAAGATGAAGAATTAAGAGAAATAGTAGTTTCCATATTGAGAAAAAATAAATGTACAGGAATTATGGAAGATTATATTAATTATAATGTGAATAATTTAAAAAATATTGAAATAAGTGAAAATTGCAATATTTCAGTAGATATTCCAACAAAATATTGTGATAAAATTTATGGATATTATGATTTGAAATATCTACTAATCGACTATGATAAAACGTTCTACGATAGGGTTAAATTTTATTCTATAAATGAAATAAGTAAGAAAACATTAAAGAATATCGAAAGATATAAGAAATTTATAGCAGTAAGTAATATAATAAAGGAAAAATATATAGAAGACGAAATAAAAATAAGTTTCCATGAAGATTCAAATATATATCTATTTTATTATACAACATTTATATCTAATATAAAAATGGATGATGAAATAGATGATATTGTGACTAATATTAAGAATGAAATAAACAAAGTAGATAAAAAAAAGATTAAAGCACAATTTGAATTCAATACATTATTAAATATGTGTAAGAATGGTGAGATAAGTTTGGAAGCCCTTGCAGATAATATAAAAAATAACAAATATAAAGAATATGTTGAAACAACATTAAAAATTAATAAAAATATTTTAAATGATTATCTAGATTTTAATATAAAAAAACACACAGAAATTTTAAATAATATAAATAGTTCAATATCATTTAAAACAGAATTACCAAGATTAATTCATGATAGAATTTATGAATATTTTATTTTATCAGTGTATTGGGATGATTCTATTATTTTAAGTAATAAAATTATAAATTATGATACAAAAAATATATTATATGTATTAAACTATTTAAATGTATTTAATTACATTAAAGAAAAATATAATGAATATACTATTAAATATACTTCTTGTCGTGATAATTTTGAATTATATAAAGATTCCATAAAGATATTTGATTATAGTTTAAAGGAAGATATTAAAAATATATATAATAAAATAGATAAACAGATATATTCTAGGGATAATTACATTAAAGATATGCAAGTTTTATGTAATTATATAAATAATAACTACAAATGCATATGTGATGCAAATCTAAATGATTATAATACATTATTGTCATTTACTTATTATTTTACAAATGACGTATGTAGGAAATATAGTTTAGGAATAGGAAGATGTGTAGATTATAATTCAAATACAGAATATTATATAGATCATATAAACAGAATGATTAGAAATGACTATGATGAAATTGTATGTGAAGAAATAAATAAAATAGATTCTAATGTAAAAACCATACAATTAAATAATAGAGTATATTTAACATATGATACTGGATCGGTTATTACAGAAGATTATTTTGTATTTAATGAATATATTGAGGAAAATACCTTAAATACAATAATAAATTTTTATTATGAAAATATAAAAATTTCAGAAAAATATAATAATATATTTAAAGATTATTATATAACATGTAAAAATATTAAAAATAATTATTCTATTATATTACTAAATAATGGAATAGAAATTTATTACAAAGAAGATTCAGTTTTTAAATCAGCTTATTTTAATATAGATTCTATAGATAATATCATTAATAATAAAGAATTTAAATTAGCATTAATTGAAAATGTTGAAGATTTTGAAAATTATAATAAAATAAAAGAATTAGTAGATAATTTAAATCATAAATATATTAAAGTTAATAAACAGTGGAGATTTAAATTCAATGTAAGACGTAATACTATAGATATATATGAATCTATATCTAACTTTTTTAACTCTATACAAATTAATGAAATTAAATTTCAAGATATAGAAAAGAAAATAAGTGATAAGATAAGAAATTATGTTTATAAGATGGAGGAGTAATATGGATATTCAAAAAATATTTAGTAAAAGAGTGGCAATCCAATTACTCAATATGGGAAATATAATACTATACACAGAGCAGAATAAAAAGTTCCCAAAACTTAAAGTATTCTGTTTTGTGAATACTAATAAATTAAACAATGATTGGAATTTGCTAAAATAAATATACAAAATTCAAATTATAATTCAAAGGAGACAAAATATATGGCGATGAATAAACAAATTAAACTATATTCTATAAACTTAGGAATGGTTAAAACAGGAGATGAAAAGCAATTATATTCAATGAAGTATGTAAATGATGGCTCTATGTTCAGAATTAAGCAAAATTTATCAAATAGAATAAAGAATAAACTGGATACTACAGAGTGGACAAGCGAATGTAATACTATTTTTAAAAAGGAATTAAAAGAAAATATATTATATAAAATTATTAATCGAGAAAATAAAAAAATAACTAAAATGATACATAACACAATTAATGATTTTAATGAAGTTAGATACGTAGATAGTAAATATTTTAAAGAAACTAATGTAATTGCATTCTTTGATAATGTGCTTACAAGAACATTAAAATTAGAAAGTGAAGAACCTACTTTAGACTTTATAGTAATTGAAGTAGGAAATACTGATATGCTAATAGTAAAACAAGTAATAGAAAAAGGATTAATTATAATAAGTAGAGAAATGGAATATGATAAGGTAATTTCAGTTGATAATAAATATAAATTCTTTACTGCTGGAGCTGGGCAAACTCGTCAAAAGAAATTTATGATGATAAAGGAAGATGTTTGGAAAACTTACGAAGAAACATTAATGTGTGGATTGACTATAGAGCAAGTCAATAAAGTAGGGGGAATGAACATAAATAAGTTTAATGCATATTTAAGTTTGAATAATTCGGCTTCGGAAGTGGTAGAAAATTTTGATATAGATAAATGTATTGTAGTGGACGATTTTACAGAAATAATAAATGATACAGTTGATTATATTACAAGAGATGATGAAGTAGATAACGGGATAACAGAATATACTACAAAAGGAGGCAAGAAAGTCAAACGAAAAAATAAAAAAACTGATTGGAGTATAAAAAGAGAAAAGAAAGATATATCTTTTGATTTTATGGATGGAGCAGGAATTTGTTTAAGTAATGTATTCAATAAAAATACTCAAATAAGATTACCTTGGTTTAAGGGCTTGTTATGTCCCATAAATTATAAAAAATACATAGAAGAAAATAAGGATTGTTCTGTAAAGGTAAAAGACATATATGGAAAAGAGTATGATATTTTAGAAGATGATATTCAAGTTATATTTACAAAAAGTCAGTTCAAAATGTGGAAATTCTATAAAGATTGGAATGAATATAAAACATATTTCAAGAAATATGAATGCACATGTAATAAATGTATGGAAGATGAAGACAAATTAAAGAATATGAGAATAAATTATCAAATGCTTCAAACTCTTACAGAAATGAGTGATGAAGAAATAGAATATTTAACTAAAGATGTTAAATCGTTAGTTAATGAAGTACATAGTAGTAAAGATAAACAACTTGAATTTTTAGGAGCAACCCTTGAAACAAAATATAGGGATTATATGCAAGAAATAATAAGGTTGTACCCCGAGATACTAACAAGCAAGTACATAAAAAAACAACTAAGTGATACAATTACAAGCTTTAAGAAGGAAGCAAATAGTGGAAGAATCAAACTTCATGCAAAAAGAACTTTTATAATACCAGACTTAATACATTTTATGAGTGTATTATTTGGAAATGGACAAGACTATGCACTAGGTGAAAATGAAGTATTCTTCAATACATATAAAGATAGTAAAAGACTAGCATTATTACGTTCTCCTCATTTAAGCCGAGAATGGTGCTTAAGAAACAATATAAGTAATGAAAAAACAAAGTACTTTAAAACTAATGGAATATATGTGAGTGCTAAAGATTTGGCTTATTTGGTATTAATGTTCGATGTAGATGGAGATGAAGCCTTAGTTGTTGAGGATTGTGAGGAACAAAAATGGTTATTAGATTTGGCTGAAAAACAAATGAGTGAGTTAGTTCCTTTATATTACGAAATGGGTGGGGGAGAAGGAAAAGTTATAAATCCTATAAACATATTCAACTCTTTAAAATTTGTATATGAGAAGTCCAATATAGGTAAGGTTAGCAATACATTGACAAATATATTTTCAAAAGATGATTCTGAAAAAAATATGGATAACATAAAAAAGCTATGTGCATATAATAACTGGATAATTGATAGTGCAAAAAAATTAGAGCTTCCTAAACTGCCAAAAGATATAAAACAACTAATGAATAATAAATTATATCCATACTTTTTTCAATTTGCAAAGAACAAAAAAAGAAATGAGTGTAGAGATATAGGAAACGGAGTAATTGATAGAATTTGTAAGAGTATTAGCAATATAAAAAATACAGATTTTGATTATTCAAAAGGGTTTGGAAGATTTAATTTAAAGAAATTATTACATAATAACAAAATAGAAATAGATTATAATGTTATTGATTTTTATTTGAAGTTAGAAAATAGTACAAGAATACTTATTAATCAATATGCAACTAAATATAAGGAGGAAGATGCAGAATTTAATTATAAAGAATTAGCTTATAATCAAGCTAAAGAAGATACCTTAAAATATTCAAAAGAGATGAATATTGATTATTTAGATTTAATAGATATGATAATTAAATATGCATTTAATGAGGACGAAATGAAACTAGCTTTTATATTTAATGTATTTGGAGCAGTAATAATCAATAATCTAAATAACAATTTAGAATTATCATTAAATGATGAGACTGTTGAAATGTGTGATTGTTGTGGCAAAAGATTTGAAAAGAAGTCAAATAATGCAAAATATTGTTATAAGTGTGCTAAAGACATAGAAAAAGAACTAACAAAGGAAAGAGTAAGAAAATTTAGAAATAAAGAATAATCATGTAACGGAATAGAAAGTATACTCTAACACGCATGGTTATCACGTTTATAAGTGGTCAACATAAAAAATATATTTTATAAAAATGGGTTATAAGCTAGTGATACCAACGTTTGTAGCGTTTTGGTCAAATTCTGTAAATGGAAAAGAAAAGACTGAGAAGTCGTAAATTATCAGCACAATGTCTAAGTGTGCAAAGGAGTTGTATTGATATTAAAGTACAATCCAGTAGGGTAGATTATGCCTAGCATATTTGCCCTACATAAAAAATAAAACAAATTAAATAAAATAAAAAGATAGTATTGCTCAATTTTGAGTTTATTATACCAACGCCCTTAAGTGGGCGAAATACCTTTCATTAATTCATTTTTCATAACTCCCTTTATTAATATTTTAATCTCTCTCCTGACATTGGCAAGGTACAAACAGGTATTCTTGCCTTGTTGGAGAAAGAAATAAGTAGGAGTAATATGAGTTTGTAATAAATTAATGTATAAAGAAATACAGATTTAATAAGATTAATTCAACTTAATTGTTGTTTTAAATAAATTATAGGGTTGCGAACTGATTACGCAAGGAGGAATAGAAATGGATAATAAAACAATTGAACAAAATAGAGATTCTTTAATTGAATCACTGATAACCGAAGAAAATGAATTACTACAAAAGATCAAACATTCAAGAGATAATAAGGATTTTGGTACTTATAAGAATCTAATTAGAGCTTTAGCAGATGTAACTTCTTTGAAACAAAAGGAATTAGCTAATATACCTAGAGAAACTTGGATAGAAAAGAGTTCTCATTATTACGAGGGTAGAGAAATAGAAAAAGGCGATAATGAATATATTGCCACTTGGGAACAAAAAGGTGATGAAATAAGAAATCATAGAACATTTAAAGTAGAAAAAGAAGTACCTACTATAAAAATTGAGCTGAGTAATGATTATATTATAGAAGAAGATAGATTAACTATTCCTATGAAGATTGGGAAGTATAATTATGAAATTCATGCTAGAAAAATTGATAATAAGTGGGTTACTGAAAGCAAAAGTATATAAAATATAACTTTTAAATGACAAATTAATGTATAAACAAATAGTAAATATCCCTAATTAAAGGGTTATAAATAAATTAAATTAAAACAGAGAGAAAGAGGAGAAATATTATGTTATTAAATAAAGATAGAAAAGAAGAGTTGTTCGCACAAGGAGAATTTAAGTCAAAAGCTGAAAGATCAAGAGTCGCTAAAGCCAATGAAGAAGCTCGAGGTGCAGAATTAAATGCAGTTATAAAAGAATATACAGATTTCTTAAAAGTTGGTGAAAAATTAGTAATTGGTAATTTACATATAGAAAAGAAGCTAAAAGATGAAGAAGTAATTATTAAAGTTAAATATGTAGAACCAAAGGTTAAGTAATTAAATAAATTGGATATATCAAAAGAGATTTAATTGAGTTTTACTTATATTAAGTCTCTCTTTGACTATTATTCACTTTGTCAATAGACATAATATATAATAGAGGGAGACTTACTTATGAGCAAAAAGAATAAGGATAATGATATAATTTTAAGTTTTGTCGGTGGAAGTAGGGACGATATTTGTGGATCTGCTTTATTAATTAGCTATCCTATAGGAAATGACAAACATAAATGCGTTTGTCTAGAATGTGGCATGATACAAGGAGAATCAAAACCAGAGATAGAATATTCAATGAATAAAAAAATGGTTGAAAATATTCCAGTAGGAGGTATTTCGGGAGTGTTTTTAATGCACTCCCACGTCTGAGTAGACCATATTGGGAACACACCTATATTTGGACAAGATATATTCAAAGGTGAAATAATTACAACAGAAGAATGTTTAATGATATCTAAAGAATTATTAAAAGATAGTGTGTATTTACATGATTGTTTAATAAAAGGTTTAAAAGCAAAAGGGAAAAGACCTAAAAACTTATATACTGAATTAGATATGTATAAGATGTTAGAGAAGGTAAAAACAGTTGAAACACATCAAGTATATAAATTTGATGATTGGTTAAGTTATGAATTTTATAATTCTGGACATGTATTAGGTGGTACTCAATTGAAACTTACTTTTAGACTACCTAACAATAATATAAAATCCTTAGTTTACACAAGCGATTTGGGATCAGATTACAATTTAAAATATAAACCATTTGTAAAGAAAAGAGATATAATTCCTAAGGCTTCAATGTACGTTTTTGAGGCAACTTATTCAAACTCTGAAAAGTGCTTTGATAAAAATTTAGTAGAAAAAGAAAGAAATGAACTAAAAGAAACTTTAACTAAATATTTAAAAAGTGGACACCGAGTATTTTTTCCTTCCTTTTCTTTCGGGCGTACCCAAGAGTTACAATTTTTAATAAATTCGTTTTTTAAAGATGAAGAATGGTTTAATGAAATACCAGTAACAATTGATGGAAGATTAACTAATTCTATATGTGATACTTATAGCAAGATATTAAAATATGATGAATTTGAGGACTGGGAGAGAATAAAAAACTGGAAGAATTTTCGTTATAATAAAGAATATAAAGGTACTTTGGGAATATTATCTAAAAGAGAATGTGGAATTTACATAAGTTCTAGTGGATTTGTTCAACCTAAAACACGTAGTTGTGACTATGTTAAAAATTTTATGGGAGTTACAGGAGATCTAATTTGTTTCGTAGGATATTACGGAGCTGAAGGTTCAATTTCTCATGAATTAGTTACTAGACCAATAGGCACTCCTATTAAAATTGATGGAAGTACATTAATAAAAAGTTGTGATGTTCTTACTCAGAAAACATTTTCGAGCCACATTCAACAAGAAGAAATTTTTAGCTACTGGAGTCAAATAAACACAAATAAGATTCTAATACACCATTGTACTGAAGAAGGAAAAATTGAAATGAAAGAAAAGGGAACTGAATATCTACAAAGTAAAAATAAAACAACTAAAATTGTAGGAGTAAGTAAATTTGCTTCACAATTCATTTTATAAACAAATTAATGTAGAAATAAGGAGAGAAATAGAATGAAAAATTCAACTAAGCGTACATTATCAGGATTTAACTATCAGTCCTTAAATAATTTACAAAACCAACCAATTAAAATGTTAAATGAAAAGAAAAAGAATAACGAAAAGGTGGAGAAATAATTATGAAAGAAACTAAAAATGTAAGTTTTTCAAAAGCAGTAATAACTGAGGAAGATGGAGAATTTAAGATTACAGAAGTTGGAAAAGATGATTCTAAAACATACAATCTAACAAATCAAATTAGAAAATGGATTGGAGAAGACGGACTAACTGTAACAATTAAAAAGGATAATGATATACCATCTGAAGAATAAAATGTGAACAAAGGCATGTACTAGAAATAGACGTGACCTTTCATTAAAAGAACTGTTTTATAAGGAGTAAAAGAATAACGATCCTTTCCCTAGTGGGGGAATAATAATACCATGATTTGCTTGGCTATTGGGTAATACATAGTCTGTTATTCAAAGATTATAAAGAACGAGGTATAGATTCCCAACAAATATTGAAGTGAGTTAGAAACTCAGACAAAGAAGAATTTTGCCCAAGTGGGAATAAGGAAATCAATACTAAAAATTTACTAATAACATACTAAATACTACAAACAGTGAATTTTATTAGTTGGTAATATACTTACCTCATACTCAATACTTTAAGTTGAGAGAACGACAATGAAGTATTTGCCTTGTTACGGGTAAATATGGAGTCTTATTTAGAGTTTTAGGTAAACTTAGGTGTAACTAGAGATTTGATCTTGAAAAATAAAAACCTATGATACAAATACGCTTCACAATGTGCGACAAAAATACATTGTATTGATAGATGGAGGCATTCTAGCTGTACCATCGTGACTAATTGTTCATTCTAGAATGATTAGATATTGGGTTGGAATATATCCACACAAATAATGAATTGAGTTATGATGGCTCTAACAAAAAAGATGTATTCCCTTTTGTGATATATGGGAGGTTAAATAATAATATCACATTACACGGAGAGTTGGCAGAGTGTCCGAATGCACTGGTTTGCTAAATCAGCATACGTTTATTCGTATCGAGGGTTAGAATCCCTCACTCTCCTCCAAATAAAGCCTTCAACAGGATTAATGAATTACGATAGTTCTTTGTTAACTGGAAAAGCTTCCGATTATATGAAACTCGAAGTACAAGAGTTTTACCCTATGGGATTAGATGAATAGAACATTACGGATAGGGATTAAATATTGTTCCAGATAAGTTTATTGTATAATATACCAATTTATATTATAAACTTAAATGTGCAATATGTAAATAGTAAAATGAATAGGAAATAAATTAAATATATGATAAAACTCATTGCATGTGATGTTATGAGCTTTTAATGTATTTAAAATTAATTAAAAATTAAAGAGTAAAGGGAAGATATGAGATGTTAAAAGAAGATGGAAGAATGAGTAATAAAGATAAAAAGAAACAACACAAAAAGTATAAAGATGTTAAATGTAAGAATTGCAAAAGTAATATAGATATTGATGAAAAAGTGTCTTTGCAGGATTTTGAAAAGATAGGCACAAATGAAGAATATATTTTTTATTGCAATAAATGTGGAGAAAGTACAGATATTATAAAGCTTTAGAAAACAAATTATGAAAGTAAAATAATAATGAGGGAGAATTATTATGGAAGATGAAAGATATTTAAAATCGGAAATCGAGTCAAGAGAAAAATATATACATAGAATGTATTCTAACAAAACACAATTTAATATGATTAATAGAGAAATTGCAGAAGTAATTAATCAAGAACTTGGAACTGACTTCCAAGAGAGTTATTTCCGTGGTATATATAAAATTTATGAAATTGCGTGTGCTGAATGTTTGGAATCTTTAAAAGGTGATAAAGCAGTAAAAAATAAAATAGACGAAGTCACTGAATTGATTGGTGAGTTAGATGTTAAAAAGCAATTAATTCGTAATGATACTAATAAACTTAACAGAATAAAGAAAGACTTTATAAAGAATATTGAAATTGCAAATTACATAAATGAGTATATTGATAGAGAATGTGAAAACTTTCTACCTTTATCTTATAAAAGAATTGAAGATGAATCAGAAAAAACACTAATTTGTTGCATTTCAGATTGGCATATAGGATACATTATTAAGGATTATAGAGGAAATAGTTATAATTATGAAATAGCTAAAAAGAGATTATCTAGATTCTTATCTGAAATAGAAAAAGAAATACATAAAAATGATATATCTAAAGTTATAGTAGTGCAAGCTGGAGATTTAACTGAAGGAATTTATATGCGTGGACAAGATCAATCATATAGTTGTGAATTTAATAGTAATGAACAGATTGTTATGGCTGAGGAATTGCTATATGGATTTATTACAAGTATATCAGAAATGAAGGTAAATGTAGACTTATATTCAGTAGGTGGAAACCATCAGCGTGGAAACCAAGCTTATAAAGATGGAAATATTGAAGGAGATAACAACAATTATACCATAGTTAAGAATTTAAAGAAGTGGTTTACTTTAGCTAAGAATGATAGAGTCAACGTTTGTGATATTGATTTTAAAGAAGATTGTGGAGAGTTTGACTTAGGTTTTGGAGTTATAAAAGTTAAACATGGTGATAAAAGTCCTAAAGAAGATAAGAAATTCTATGACACAGAAACAAGTATGAATAATATAAAGTATGCTATGTTAATAAGAGGACATTATCATAATTTTGGTGTAAGTTCACAAAATAATGGTGGGTACGTAACAACTATAGGTTCATTATTTGGTATGAATCCATATAGTGTGGACAAACTTCAATGTACAACACATGCAAGTCAAACTCTAATTTTAGTTAACTATGATGGAGTTGAATATATAAGAGATATAAATTTACAAATCAATTAAAATAAAATAAAGGATTAATGGTGAAAAGTTATGGGAGAAGTATATCAACAACGGAATTTATTGCTAGAAGAAATCAAATTAGTAGATTACAAAGATAATAATACACTATATATTGATGATGAAATTACAACTGAATTTATAATAATGTTATCAAGACAATTAAAGAAACTTGCCACTAAACAACTATCATTGAGCAAGGAAGATAGAACACCAATAAAATTAATCATAGCTTCTCCAGGAGGAAGTTTAGTTGATGGAATGCATTTTTGTGACCTAATGGAATATTACATTAATAAAGGGATAGAAATTCATACATATTGTACAAGCTATGCTTATTCAATGGCATTCAAAATATTTATATGTGGATCTAAAAGATTTGTATATAAGAGAAGTGATTTAATGTGACACCAATGGAATAGATTTAGATACGGTACTGAGACATATCAAGATACTGTAAATGATAGAGAGCAATGCGATAGATGGTACAAGTTAATAGTTGATTTAATAACTGAGAAAACAGGTATAACTAAAGAACAATTTGATAGCTATACAAAGAGTAATAAAGACTTTTATATGGATGGTGCTACTGCTTTAAAATTAAATGTTGCTGATGAAATAATTATATAAAGGATATAGGTGAGAATTATGTGTAAAGAAGAGTTAAATAAAGTTGAAGAAATAGAACCAAATCAGCCTATGGAAGAACAAGAATATTATAGTAAAGATGAAGTTTTAGATATTATAGAAGAAATAACACCTAGGATTGAAATCAATACTGATGAGTTAAATGGATTTGAATTAGACGAAGATATATTTAAAAAAGGTTTGAAAGATATTAGTTTTGCTTGTGGGCAATTTATCGGATTAGTATCTGTAGGAGTAAATAATGCTGATGCTTTTCAATATATTCTTAATGAAAGTACAGGTAGAATGAATTTAGAAGCCACAAAAATTAAACAAGATATTCAAGATGATAGTCAAGTATAAAATAAATTAAATATTATAAGTGAGGGAGATAATAAAAAATGCAAGAATTAATTAAAGAAATGATACTAAATTCAGAAGAATCAGGTACAGTATTTATTGGTGATGGCATAGAAATTGGTGAAACAGTTTTAGAATTAATGGAAGATGGAGTTCAATTCTGTGAAGCTGATTTTGATTATGTTGAAAATCTAATAGAAGAAAATGATATATTAGCAATTGCTAAAAACATTTATGAAGATGGAGAAATAGAATATTTTATAGAAAAAGTCTTCAGTAAAGATGGAGAAACATTAGAAGATGATAGTGATATTGTTTTTATAGACTCCGATTTAGCTGATTGCATTGATATAAAGAAGTTTTCTGGAATGGTAATGTTAGTTGAATGTACATATGAAAATGATTCAGAAGAAGAATGTAATTATGACTGCGATAATTGTGAATATAGTGACGACGAAGATTACGAAAAAGAAATTGAAGAAGAAGATACAACAGAGATTTTATTTGAAGAACTTTTATCAAGCATTGACGAACTGGATTTAGACAAATACTTAGTTGGAAATATCTATAATTTAATTAAAGATACAATTTCTGATGCTATTGAGATGGGCTACGAAGAAGGATTCGATGATTGTTTAAAGGACGTTAGAGAAAGTATTGATCATATTTAAGTTAATAAATTAATATAAAAAGCAGTTAAAAGTAAAATTTTATGTCCTTATTAGGATTAGGTTGAAATATATCTAGTCCTTTTTATATGTAATTTTAGTTATGCTTATCAAGATGGATAGGTAAATAAAGATTATATAAGAAGGAGTTTGATAAAAATGAGTGAGATGAGAGTTTATCAAGACAAAATGTTAAATAGTAAAAAGGAAATTGTAGTATGTAATTGGGAACGAGGAGAAGGAAAAACTTATTCTGTGTTTAGGAAGATCATAGAGAATAAGAACGGGAAGTATTTATATATTTCACCATTTTCAAGTAGAATACTACAAGATTATTTTAAAGAATACACATATAAAGAAAGTAATTCTATAAAATTATATAAATCATCTAGAGAAAGGGATTCTATAGAATTTAATGATGGTAACAAATTAGAAGTGTTTTATATTAATCCTAATACTCAATTTAAAGCGTGTAGAAATATTGAAATTGCTTTCTTTGACGAATGTTATTTAAATAAAGAATATATTGATAGTATATTAAAACCTATGGACGTTAAACAAATATATTGCATGATTACTAATGATAATATTGAATATATAGATAGTAGACAGTCTAAAATTACTCGTAGTAGTTTTTGTGATACTCAAATAGAAGAATTAATGATTGAATACGCTGAAACACCTAAGAATAAAAATACAACGTTATCAAGGGAAAATATATTAAAGCAAATTAAAGTATTACAAGATATGAAGCAAGGTAATTAATAGATTATTATACTCTACGGGGTTGTCATGCTAAAGCATGATTTGTTGTGGCGTAATCAAAGATTACTTACAACATATAATTAATTTAATATGGTTTTAAGGTGTCTAGATGAGTTGTTGTCTAGATGAGTTGTTGTCTAGTCTATTTTTAACGTATAATGCTTATTGTTTTTATGATATTTGCCTATTAGGTGGATAGCTAGAAATAATAAATTAATGTAATAAAGTATTGTAAATTAGTATTCTATATGGTAAAATTATCTTGTAGAATACCTAAAATAAATTATATAGGAGGAATTTGAATATGGAAAAAGTTAATTACAAATATAGTCAATCTGAAATGGTAGCTTACTTACTTCTTAATGGTTATACATATAATAATATTGAGGTGAAAGAAAATAAAAGATATAAAAGTGATTACAAAGTATTTTTTTATATTGAAGGCTATAAAGAAGATTTGATTAAATTGGAACAAGATTTTAAAAATAAAACTAATATATGTCTACAAGATTATATCAACAAATTATTACAGATAAAAAGGGTAATAGCTGACGCTATTAGAACTCAAAATAATATGAAGAACAAAGAAGAGTAAGTTTGTAAAGTGCTGATACAACTAATGTTAAATAAATTAAATATGAGTATTAAGTATGAAAGACTGAACTACATGCAGTATTAACTGTTGTGATATTCAGTCTTTTGTTGTGCGTAAAAATAAATTTAAGGAGGCATTATGAAGATGCAAAACAATAATATAGGTGAATTAATAAGATATTTTATAATTGAAGAAGATAGTAAATTTTTAGAAATACAAGGTGGTAGTTTTATTCAGTCTGAAACTGGTGAATTTATAACAAAATCAGAGCATGACAAAATAATACAAACTAAATTAGAAAAGTATAAAACAGAAATGTTTGCTACTGCTAATTATGTGTCTAATACTGAATTTGGCATAGAGAATGAACAAAGTTTAACTAAGAAGAAAGTTAAAAGGAAAAAGAGTGGTAAAGCAAGGGAGAATTTTGATAACGGTGAGTTCAATATAGTTTATAGGAATAAAATTGAGGGAGTGATGAATATGAAATTAAATACAAATGAAAAGCTAGTATTTTATATAATGAGAGATTTCATTCAGTATCCTACTAATTGTATTGTAATTAATGATCATATTCCTACTATTAAAGAACTAGAACCAATTATAGGATTAACTGAAAGAAGTATAATTACTGCTTTAAAATCTTTGGAAGATAAAAATATGTTAAAAAGAGTTCAATATGGTCATAAAAAAGCTATTTACATAAATCCAGAATATTATGCTTCAGGGAAAGAACTAGATTTAGATAGTTTGAAGTTATTTGGTTTAGTAAAAATTGATGATGAAAAAGTTAAAAGTTATTTATAGAAATAAATTATAAAATAATGAGCTATGTGATATTAGCAATTTAGGAGGAATTTGATTATGGAAATAAGAAAATGTAAAAAATGTGGACAAGAAAAAGAATTAAACGAGGAAAATTTTTATAAAAACAAAAATGGAAGTTTTGAAAATACATGTAAAGCTTGTAGGAATAAAGCAAAAACAGAACAAGAAATTAAATATAGAGAAAAGTTCTATGCTAAAGATGGATATAAAGTTTGCAAATGTTGTAATATTAAAAAAGAGGTATCAGAATTTGGATTATATGCTAAAGCTAAAGATGGATATTTGTCTAAGTGTTTAAATTGTTCTAATGAGAAAGATACATGGAGTCAAAGGGATAAAGATATTATTATAGCTAATTATAATAAATTAATAATCAAAGAGATAATTCCATTGCTTAGCGTTAATCGTACTGAAAAATCTGTATTACATATGAGTAAAAAACTAGGATTATATAAAATAAATAATGTAGTAGAAGATTATGACAAAATAAAATATAAAGACATTAAAGGCAAAAGATACAAATTATGCAAGTGCTGTAATGAATATTTACCATTAGAATTTTTATATTTTCCAAAAGATAATACTTGTAGTGATGGTTTTAGAAACGTATGCAAAAAATGTAAAGGTGAGAACTATGCAATATCTGATTCATACATATGGAAAGATGAAGAAGTAATAATTATTCAAAATAATTATTCAGATATGACCAATAATGAAATGAAGAATGAATTTTTCCCACATTTAACAATTAATCAAATTATGGATAAAGCTCATAGTTTAAATTTACATAAAAGTGATGAAAGTAAATTAAGAGCAACAAATGACGCACAAACTGAGGAATGGAGAAATAAAATAAGTGAGACTCGACTTAAAAATGGAAAATCAAAAGGCGAAAATAATCCAATGTTTGGTTCTGCAAGATTTGGTAGTTTAAATCCTAATTATAAAGGTGGAATTAGTAATATAGAAAATGAATTAAGAAGAAATATTAACCAATGGAAATTAGATAGTATGAAAGAATGCAATTTCAAATGTATTATTACAGGGGAAAGGTTTGATCATATTCATCACTTATATAGTTTTGATAATATAGTTAGAGATACTTTAGAAGAATTAAAATTACCTATATATGAAACTATAAGTAATTATACAGATATGGAAATAAAACAAATTATATGTAAATGTACAGAAATTCATTACAGGTATCCATTAGGGAAATGTATGAAAGAAGAATATCATAAAATATTTCATCAAAATTATGGATATGGAAGAAATACACATAGTCAGTTTGATGAGTTCTTAATTAGATTTTTTGAAGGAGCATTTGACGAACAGTTAGAAGAACAATATAGAAGTAATAAAATATTAAAAAAATTAGAAGTTGCTAATTAATTTTGGTGACTTTTTATTATGTAAAAAATTAAGTAGGTGAAAATATAATGGCAGATTTTAAGACAAAAGATTTAGATGAGCAGATGAAAGGGAAAACTAGATGTACTAAGTGTGGAACAATACTTAGTAATACAAATAATTTTTACACATCGAGTTCAAAATTACATACTTATACTGGAAGAGTATCTTTATGTAAAGATTGTTTAACTAATTTTTATGTATCACTTTTAGAAGAAACTAATGATATAAAAATATCAATATATAAAATATGTGAGTTATTGGATTTTGTATATCTCGAAGGAATATACAATAGTTCATTAACAGAAGCAGGATGGAATAAAGATTTCACTATAGTACAAAATGGATTAGAAGTATGGAAAAAATACATAAAAACAATAAATTCTCTTAAAAATTATAAAGGTTATGCTTTTGAACATGGAGATAAAATTGATTTAGGAATGAGTATTGTTGAGGATGATACTACCAAAGAAAAAGAAAATAGCTTAATTATATCTAAGCCTAAAGAGTTTACTGACGAAGAAATTGAACAACGAGTAAGAGATAAACAAAATAAAGAAGATATTATTAGAATAATCGGATATGATCCTTTTCAGAATGAAATAGAAGAAGATAAATCAAAAATGTATGCCAAGTTGATAAATATGCTAGATGAAGATAGTCAAAATGATGAGCTTAAAAATAGTGCAATAATAAGTATTATAAAAGGTCAAAATCAAGAAAATAAAATAAATGATGTTATAACAAATTTAAGTTCTGATATAAAAAGTATAAAAGACAATATTGGAACTATTAAAAGCTTAACCGACACTAAAGAAAAACTAAATAAAAGTTTATTGGCTTTAGCGAAAGACAATAAGATTAGTGATTTATATAGTGGTCATAAAACAATCGGTGCAAATACATTAACGGGCATGGTTAAAAAGTTAAAAGAAATAGATTTAAAAGAAGCACAAGTTAATTTATTTGATATTCAGACTTCTAATGGTATGTTACAAACAGCAAGATTATCCGCAAAAGCAATTGTAGAAAATCTTAATTTTGGCGATGATGATTTAATAGATATGGTAAAATTCCAAAACGAAAAAATAAATTTTTATGAACAAGAATACAGTAAATTAAGAGAAGAAAATAGAAAATTAAAGGCGATTTGCTCTTTCAATGATGTAGATTATAAACAAGATGTTTTAGAAACAGATTATTATGATGTTTTGGACTACGGAGACATAAAGGATGGACAAGACTCTATTCAAAAGCAGAATTATAAAGAAGACCAAATAAGTTTTAATAATATGGTTGAGGAAATAGTACCTATTGACACTATGGAGCATATTGATAAGGTTATTAAAAATAAAAAAGAAATTGAAAAACAAAAAATATTGAATAGTGTTATAAGTGAATAAGCGAAGCTTCAAAATTAGTGGGTATTAGTAGAGATAAATTAAGATTGTTATTAAATGATAATAATAATAATAATAGTGAATAGGCATTTAAATAAAAAAATATGTTTCAATAACTGAAGGCATGGTAACATGTCTTTTGTTGCGTTTAAGCAAACTTTATTGATATAAGAAGGAGGTGAATTAAATTCATTATGGGTATCACAATTATAAATAAAGGTAATTTGACTCAAAAAAAGTTAGAAGGTTATTTAAAATACAATGAAATACTTGTATGGGGAAGAAGAAATCCTGTAAAGTTCGCAGAATTAGTGTTGGGACTTGAACTTATGGATTATCAAAAATATACATTTCAAGAATCATGGAGCAAACAATTTGCATTATGGTTGATGTCTCGTAATGGAGGCTGAGTAAATCAACTTTAAGTTCTCCATTTATAATGACAAAAATGATGTTATTTCCAAACTTTCAAAGCTTTATACTTTCATTAACCGCAAGTCAAAGCCAAGATACCTTTCTTTGACAACTTAAAATGGAGTCAATAGCAAAAAAACAAATAGAATCTTTTTGTGGATTAACAGATATATTTTTAGGAGAAGTTTCTGCAAGTGCTAACCATGATGGATTTGTTCACTCTCCTCAAGGATTTAGATGTAAGCTATTTAACAACAGTCAAGTTACTACTGTTTCTGGGGAAGAAGATAATATTAGAGGGAAAAGATCAAATTTAAATTTGTATGATGAAAGTGGTTTCATAAGTGAAAACTATATTTCAGTTACAAAATCATTTTGTACACAGGATTCGTCGTTTAAGTTAGGTGGTGGTATAAACACCGAAACTATACCGATGAATATTCCTAATCAATTATTGTTTTGTTCATCTGCTAGTAGTACGGATTCTGCATTTTATACATTATATAAAGAGTGGGCAAAGTTAATGTTTGCAGGAAGTAAAGACCATTTTGTAGCTGACTTAAATTGTGAGGTTATAATAGGAGCTACATTAAAAGGTAAAAAATTAAATATACCATTGTTATCACAATCTAAAGTTGATGATGAAATAAGGTCAAACTCAGAGAAAGCAAATCGAGAATATTTTAATCGTTTTGATGCTGATGGTGGAAATAAACAACCTATAAAACGTGCAGTAATTATGAAAAATTCATCAGTTAGAAAACCATTATTAATTAATGAAGGAAATATAAAAAGACACATTGCAATTTCATATGATCCAGCACATGATTATGATAATTCAGCGACATCAGTAGGAGAATATATATATGATGAACAAGTTGGATGGAAATTAATAATTCAAAACTGTGTAAGTCTTGTGGATTTAGGGAAAAAGAAAAAAACTCCAATGAGAACGCCAGAACAAATTAAAGAGATAAAACAAATGCTAATAAATTATAACGGAAAAGGCAAGGCTGATTATGAGAATATAGATTGTTTACTAGTTGATGCTGGTTCAGGAGGTGGTGGTCCGATAATCGCAGATTATTTTATGGACGACTGGGAAGATGAACAAGGAAATAAACATAGGGGATTAATTGATAAAGAAGCCTGTGCTGAACATGTAAATTCTTATCCGAATGCAGTAGGAAAATTAAAATTAGTATCACCTAAAAAATATAAAACAGAAATGTATGATGATTTTGTAGAATTATTAAATTTAGGACTAATTGAATTTACAGATAATTATGATATGAAAGGGTACTTAAGTCTACCACAGGAAGGAAAAGAGATTGAAGAAATTGATGAGGATACGAATGAAAAGAAAAAGGTAAAATCAATAGATTATAAACAATACAATCTATCTTGGGACGAAGAATTGGCATTAAAGCAAATTGATAACGCAAAAGAAGAATTAATTGCAATAAGAAGACAAGGTGATGATATAAATTATAAATATGAACTGCCTCCTGATAAAAAGAGTAAAATGCATGATGATAGAGCTTACACAATGGTAATGTTAGCTTGGCATTTAAAAAACCTTAGACGTGACGGAATAGTTAATAAGCAAGCACCACAAGTTGATTGGTCAACAGCACCAACATTTGTTTCATCAGTAAATTTCAATTCTATATAATTAAAGCAAGAAAGGAGGAATCCGATTGACAAAAAAACAATCTACAGAAATCCCAATCCCTCAACTACAAAAGATAGATTTAACTATACCAGTTCTATCAGAAGGCGAAACAAAACAAGTGTCTAATATCGGTGGGAATTACATCTTATCAGATATAGAAACATCTACTACTAAAGATTATTTTGATCCAAACTACATACAACAAGCTACATATGATGCACAAAGATTAAGTAATATTTATAGTACTGTATTAGATAAAAATACATCATCTTATGTTACAACTATGGACGAATTATCCTCATTAGCACAGAACACTCAAACTAGTATAGATAAAATAAAGAAAATAAACGGAATAGTTAAATATTACATAAACAAAGAAGATTTAATTGGTAGAGTGGTTGAAACTATAGAAAATAATATAAACATAAATTACAAAATTGATTATCCATCTCCTAGCAGTAAAAAAGGTACTAAACTAAAAAAAGAACAAAAAATGGAAGACGAATTAAAAGTAGTAATAGAAAAGTTTAATAAACAAATTAATATACCTAAGTTAATAGCCGATAATGCAGTTATTACATATACAGAAGGTAATTTTATATTCTATTTAATGGGTGATAGTGAAAATGGTTATTCTATAGTAAATTATCCAATGGATATTACTGAAATCACACCAATGAGAATTGATGACGACCCAGTAGTGTCTTTTAATGTTACTGAATTATCATCAAGGTTACAAGAGAGTAGAACAAAATATGGAAGATTAAAAACAAATAAACTTATTGATATTGAAAAAACAATAGAAGACGAAGTTAAAAAATGTTATCCTACTGAAATATATGACGCTTATAAAGGGAAAGACCAATATGCTTTATTAAATCCACAAAAAATAGGATTAAATAGGATAAATAATTTAAAAGGGCTATATGGATTAACACCTATATTTAAAGCACTACAACCTCAATTAATGTTGGAAACGGTTGATAAAAGTGACCAAAAAGTATTAATTCAAAAGACTAAAAAGATTTATTTGCAATTAACTGAAAAAGAATTAATGGAAAAGCCAAATGCCATTAATATGATAGGTCATGCACATGTGAGTTTACTTGAAGCTATGTCAAAAGATACTATTATATATACTGCTGACCCACAAGTACAAGATTTAAAATTGATTGAACCTAAAACTGAGTTGACTGATGAAAAAACTAAATCAGGTTATAAGTTAAGAATATTAGAAGCATTAGGAATATCATTTATTAGTTCAGAAGGTTCTAAATCTATAACAACTACTAAAATAAACTATGACGAACTATTAAAAATGGTTAATAGAATAACTAAGAGTTTAGAACCAATCCTTAATAAATACTATCAGTTGGTATGTGAAGAAAATGGTTTTCCTTTGGAATATTCACCTACTATAACTATTGAATCTACTAAGTTGCTGGATTTAGAAACATTATTAAGGTTAGTAGAAACTATGTACTCAAAAATTGGATTAAGCTACGATACTATTTTGACAATGCTAGGATTAAATCCTGAAATTGAAATTAATAAACGTGTAAAAGAAAATAAAGTAACAATAGATGGCGTAGAAATGACTACTGATGATATTATGAGTCCTCATATAACATCTTTCACAACATCGGGAAAAGACGGAGACACGGTAACACATAATAATCTAGATTCTAATACCAATAAGAATAATAGTAAAAAAAATGAAAATATAGATAAGCAAGAATCAGATCAATCACGAAAAGAAGCATTAAAAGTATGATTTGAAAGGTGGTGATATAGATTGGACGAAGATAAAATAATTTTATATAGTAATAACAAAATAGAAATATCAGAATCTCAAGATGATTCATATATGAATGTAAAATTCATTATATGTAATTTTGATCCCAATAGAAATAATGTAATGTTAAATAGAGATACTATAGAAAATTGGTTAAATACTTTAGTAATGAAGCCACTAGTTGGATTAATAAAACCAAATAAGGATGATGAGTTGGATTTTACTTCACATCAAGCAAAAAAAGTTTATGAGTTAATTAATGGACAACTTCAAGAAAAATTAAAGTTTGGAACTGATGCCTTTGGAGTATTTGATACTGTTCAAATTGAAACTATTGATGAGGTAGAATATATTACAGCTAATTGTAGAGTTTGGCGTAGGTTTGAAAATTGTTGCAAAATAATACAAGATAGATTTGATAGTGATGAACCATTAAATACATCTTGGGAAATATCAATTGTAAATAGTAATATAAATGCAATAGGTGGAAAACAAGTTAAAGTTATTAACGATGGTATTTTTATAGGACATGCGTTGCTTTCTAAATATACAAGTCCTGCATATGATTGTAGTGGTATGTTAGAAGTTGCCGAAGAAACACAACAAGAAGACGAATTTGCAGAAGCATTTATAAACGATTTAAGTGAAATCAATAGTTTTGAACAAATATCAGAGAACCAAGAAAACATAGAAACAAGCATTCAGTCTGATGAAAAATCAGTTGAAAATAAATTAAACGAAAACATAGAAGAAAAAGGAGGAATTGTCGATATGGCAGAAAATAAAAACAAAACAGAAGTGTCATCTATAACAACAAATGATTTATATGATAAATTAAGAGTTGCTATTAATTCAATAGACACAAACAAATGGATTTGCATATCAAGAGTATATCCGTATGAATTTAGAGCAGTAGGGTATGATTGGAATGCAGAGAGCGAAGATGACTTTATAGAATATGCTTACACTGTTAATTCAGATGAAAGTATATCTATTACAAGCCAAACACCAGTTAAAATGACTTTTGTTCCATCAGTTCAAATTGATGAACAAATTCAAGAAATTCAAGCACAATTAAATGGTGTTAATGATGAATTATCAACTAAGAACGAGGAACTTTCTACAAAAATAGATGAAATTGTGAAACTTGGTGAGACAATTACAAGTCAACAAGAAACTATTGCAGAAAAAGAAAAGGCTATAGCTGAATTAGAACCACTTAGAATTGAAAAGGCTGAAGCTGATGCAAAGAAATTAGAAGCCGAAATTGCAGAAAAAAAAGAAAACTTAAAGAAAATGGCTTTATCTAGTAAATATTTTACAGAAGAAGATATTGAGAATTCAGAAGCAATTAAAGAAGCAATTTCAAATTTAGACGAAAAACAAATTAAATGTCTAATAGCTGAAAGAGTTGTTGAACAAGCTTCAAAAGTAGAAATAACTACTAAAGAAGAAAAAGCAGAAGTTGAAACAAGTGAAAAAGAAGTAGAAGTTTCTACTGATTTAAACGCAAATACAAACTATAAGTATGAAAATTCAAGTTCTGCATTATTAAATTATGCTAGAAGAAATATTAAAAGATAATTAATTTAAATTAATTAAATAATAAATTAAAATAATAAAAGAAAGAAGGAATATTAATATGTATAGAAGATTACAAGTAAACTCAGGAAAAGTATTTAATGCTCAAAACACAGTAAAGGTTGATATGAAAAGGGGGACATTCGTAAACGAGAGTTATGATGCCACTAATAAAATCACAACATTGATAAAAGCAGTTGCAGACGCAAATGTTGTAGGAATTTTAACAAGAGATGTAGTTGTTGATGTAGATGTAGCAATGGGTATGCCAGTTTCAGATTATTCTACTTCTCAAGATCTTGTTTTAACAGGTGCATACGCTGGAGTTGAAACAATTCAAAAAGGAGAAAGATATGCAACAGAATTATTTGCTTCTGCATTAGTTGATGCTGATGTGGTTGAAGGTTCTTTATTAACTGTTGTAAATGGAGAATTAGCAAAAGGAACTACTGGTTCTGCTTTTTATAGCCTTGGTTGGATTTATGACAATGGACACAAATTATTAGGATTTAGATTAGTTTAATAAAAAAATAATAAAAGAAAGAAGGAATATTAATTATGATAAACAGAAACATAGAATTAAGCGAAGAAGAAGTAGTAAAAAGATTTAAAAGTGGAGAAGCATATCAATGGGCTAAAAATGTATATTCTAAAAATGTATTAAGAGAAAAGGATATAGTATTATCAGAAGACGAAGAAGCATTTTCACAAGTAGTTAATACAATGGTAAATGATGCTTGGAAATATGGTAAAACAGAAGCTAGAGAAAGTATTGCACAAATAGTTGTAGATATAATTGAACCAATTATATTTGAAGTACCAAATGAAGTATTAACTCAATTCTTAACAGATAAGGGTTCTTATGGCGAATTTGATATGGTTAGAATTAGAAAATCACCAAAGAATACATTAGTTGCAAGACAAGTTGCTAACAGAACAGGTAACGTAGATAAATCTTACCTAGATGTAGCAGAAGGAAACACAATGGAAACAGTTTTACAAATCGAAACTGAAATCCCAATGTCTAATTTAAGAAGAGACGGTGCAGTTGGAGTAGCAACTTTAGCTATGTATGCTATTGAAGAATTTGACAAACAAAAATTTAAAGCAATATTAAGCTATGTAGATAAATTAATCACTGGTGGAACTCAAGTATTTGGTGTTACTGGTGCATGGACTGCTGGTGCTACTCAAAGCTTAACTGATTATACATATGATAATGCAGTTACAGGTAAAGAACCATTAATTGTTGGATTATCTAACAGAATAAGAGAAATGTGCAGAGCCATCGGTGCTGATTTCTATTCTGAAACAATGAAAGGAACATTAAATGATTTATCATTACTACAAGTATTAAATGGTTGTAAGTTAGTTCCAGTATTAAAAGGTAAGAAAACAGGAGACGATCAAACATTATTACCAGAAAATAGAGTATTTGGTTTTTCAGGAACAATTGGAGAAATGTATACAAAAGGACAAATGTTTACTAGAACTACTGAAGAAAACAATGGTGAAAAGATTTCATTCAAATTCTCTGGAGTTGAATTTGGAATTTGTGTAACTGATACTCAATACATTTCAAAAATAACTATTTCTTAGTTATAACATTAGGGTGTGTATTAATTTACATGCCCTTTCTTAATAAAATAAATAATATAAAATTCAAGGAGAGATAATTATGGAAATGATAAAAGAAATAGACTATGTGGATGTATACCACGATTATGATTATAAAACATTTATAGCAAGTGAAAATCCTTTAGACGCAGGATATGAATTACCTCCTAAGATTGATGGAGAACCATATTATGTATCTGTACTATGGAAAGATATTATGAAAGCTAATATGAAATCAGAAAACTTCAAGAATCAAGCTATTAGATTCTCACCAAATATTGAAGACCAAGCCTATAAACAATTAAGAATAGACGTTAATAAAGACAAAAACTCTTATTCAAGAGATGAAATAGAAAGAATGATCCTACAACCTAATGACACAATATTAACAAAGATAACTCAAATAGATAAAATGTCAACAATAGACTCTTTCTTATCATTATTAGTTTATTTGAAAAATACTAACAAATATCTTATTGCCGAAAAAGTGGAATTATATATAAGAGCAAGAAAAGAAGAAATTGCTGAAGGTATAAGAAAATCAGAATTAGAAGTTGACGCAACTGAAAATATCGAATTAGCAGTAGCTCCAAATGAAGAAAATGTTGAAGATATTCAAGAACCTATTGTAACAAAAACAACAACTAAGAAAACTACTACAACTAAGAAATAATAAGGGAGATATATAAATCTTCCTTTAATGAATTATAGAAAGGAATGATTAATATTGACGCCTTATTCAGAAGTAATAGATAGATTTGAACGTAAAATAAAAGAATACAAAGATTTCTTTTGTTATGAAAATGTTACAGAAGAAGAATTTATAGAAATTACAAATAGAAGAGAAATGGGTTTATTAGAAGATGCAGTAAGTGACTTGCAATTAGTTGTTTCCATCTCTCAAAATGTAGATTTTTTAGATAAAAATGATGATTTAGAAACATTTAATTTTGAGTTAGTTCCATTGGAAAAGGATTTAATTAGTGATTGTATGGTTATTAAAATGTTTGATGAAGGAATAGTCAGGTTGAAAAAATATCAAGAATACTTTGGAGATGATATTAAAATGCCCAATTCTAATACAGAAAGGACTACCTATTTAAAAGTTGCTGAATATAGACAAATACAATTTGATAAAAAAGTTGTTAGCTATAACAGTAAGAATAGAAAAACTGGTGGTCATTTATTGGCATATTGATATGAATAAAGAAGATTTAAAATATTATAGAACTATAAACAAAGTTTCTAATAATCAAACAAGCAAAGAATCACTCATTTCTGGAATTACACAAGACTATAATAACGCTAGAGAACATGCAATATATAGATTTGATGTATTAATAAATTCAATCGATGCAAAAGATGTATTTATAAATAACTTAGAAGCTCCAATCAAAGGAGTAATTGACATATCAAGAAAACAAACTGCTGATACTGAAATGGAAGAAAAATTGCAAGTATATCCTAATCAGATTAAACGTGGAGACTATGTTAAATTCAAAGTCAATGAAACTGATACACTAAGAACTTATCTTATTAAATCCAAGATAGATAAAAAACATGGATATGATGAAGGTATCTTTGAAGAGTGTAATTATGATTTGAAATTCATAGTTGATAACACTTTATATACTATTCCCACAATTGTGACGAATAATACGAAATATACATTGGGAATAAAAAGTATTGGTGGAAGTTCAATAATTGAGGGAGATGGAATGTTTGGATTAGTACTCTCAAATAATGATATATCAAAACTGATAAAAATAGATCAAAGATTCATAGTAAATGGTCAGGCTTGGAAAGCAACACAAACGGATAGGGTTACTACTAAAGGCGTATTAGCTGTATTACTTGGAGAAACAGCCATAAATTATGAAATAGATGATATGGTTTTAGGTATAGCGGACTATAAAACTGTAATTCCACATACATATACATATAATGTCCCCACTACATTTGAAGTAACTAAGGGAACATCGGCAAATTTAGTATATTCTATTAAAGATGAATTAGGTTCTGAGATTGATTATAGTGGAGTTATGGTTACAAGTAATAGTCCCTTAGCAACTATTACTAATACAAATGGAGTTATTTCAATAAGTGGAGTAAATATAGGTTTAGGTAGTATGAAACTACAAGTTACATTAGATAGAGTTTTAAAAGAATTTGATATTGCATTTGAAGTTAAAACAGATGTAATTGTTCCTGTAATATCATATTCGTGTGAATGGTCAACAGGAAAAGTATCTAATGGCGTTAGCTTGAAAACTTATATGTCAAGTACTGCAAATTGCAAAGAAACCATTAATGGTGTCGCTGATTCAACATTGATAGTAAATTATTCATTAGATTCTATTGGAAGTTCTTTAGTAGCGACAGGGTCAGTAACAATCACTAGAAAATCTAATGTTGACTTCTTAGTTAAAAATGTTAGTGTAAGCACATCAAAAAGTTTCATAATAACATTTACTAATAGTGTAGATAATTCAATAATTTCTACTCAAACTGTTAGTCTTAGTGGCATGTAATAAAATAAATTAATGCATAAATAATGAGTTGATAAAACAGAACTTTTATTGGGTTTTTAAGTTTTGAGAATGTGGCTATAGGCTAGGTGTAGAAAATTAAAATTAATTAAAATGATGGAGGTGATAGTAAATAATTATG